CGCCATTCATCCAACGGTCTAAAGACCATGGGTTTTCTGGCTGAAAAAATATAAATTCTTACATCTCTTGATTTCTGCATCAAGCTCAATAATATATTATCTTACTTTTTCTGTCTGGAATATTCTCACCTTATTTAAAAACTATATAAAGTTAAATTTGCTTTAATCAAACATCTTCAATTCAGGCATATACTTCTGAACGTAATAAAATGCCTGACTCCAATCAATCACATTATTTCTATCTGCAAGTAAAATACTTCTCAATACCTGTGCAGCTCCTTGATCTGGCATTTTCTCAAAAATTTCTTTTGATAAGATTTCCTTTACTTGTAATTCTTTTGAATATGGGTCTGTATTGTATACCAATTCTCTTAAATGATTCACTATTAAATCCTTATATTCTTCTACTTTATCAACATTATTATGATGTGAATAATAATCCAATCTATCTAAATCAATTTTTAAATTATGCAATCCATTCGTACCTTCCATATTATTCTCCCTTCTATCTCATGAAGACATTATTTAATTAATCTTTTTGTTTTTTATCACGAAATTCTATTTTAGTTACTCTTACTTCTATTTCACTTTCGTTTTCATAAATAACCTCCTTTCCTTTCATTTTTGGGGTCAGATGTTTAATTTCCCCGTAGTAATTGTATGTAGCTGTATTATGAACAGCTTCATAACAAATTTGAAGTTGTTCGGTTTCTGTATCCAAGAATACAACAGAACCCACGCCTTCTTCATTAAGATAATACTGGATATCAATATCATCTATAAGTTGCCCCAATTCGATGATATCTCCAATATCAATATCTGCTAGGTCAGTAACCCAGAGATAATTTTCGAGATGACTATCGTCACCAACCTTTTCAATTGCTTCTTCAATTGCTTTATTCATAATTATTCCTTTCTGGTCTGTCATCATCAGTGTTATGGCGACCAATCCATAGCAGACACCCCTTAAATGGGGTGTTTCGACTATATATTATTTTTTAGTAAATATATCTGAAACTTTTCTTTGGTATTCTGTTTTATTTTGTAAATACTCTTCTATCTTATGAGCCTGTTCGTTTGTAATTGATTTTTTTGTGCCATTTAAGTACACAGAATAATTTTCAGTTTTTCCATATATTTGTTTATTCCATACACACCCTTTTAGTAATTCAGGAACTTTTTTCATCGTTCATAAAATCTTCAACTAATTTATCAAACGTTTCGTTTCGATTATTTATCCAAAACCTTGTATGAATTTTGTTCTTTATAATTTTTTGAAAAGTTTGTTTTTTAATTTTATCTTGTTTTTTTGTTGAAGTTAAAAGATTGTTATAACAATCTATAAATTTAATTCTGATTGTGTTTGCCCATGCAATTTGTTTCTCACTTCCTTCAAGTTTTGGTAATTGAAGTTCCTCTGTTAGCTCTTGAGCTTTCTGATTTTCATATTTAATCTTTGCTTTAAATGTACAGTCTGGGCATTCTTCAATATTCTTGACAGCCCATTCTTCTGCTTTATTAGCTTCTTCTCTGTTGCTGCAGTCTTTCGACCATGTAAACTTTTCTCCACATTTTTTACACACTATTATTACTCTTGCTTTTGCCATATCACATATCCTCCATTCTATTTTTATTTTAATTAATAAATTATTCATTTTCAACTATATTTATATTAACGGTATTAGGTGTACCGTTTACAAATGTAGGAGCAATCCATTTTAAAATCAATCGTCTTTCTTCCGAATCTTTCTTTCCAACCCAATAGTGATGCCAATGTCCTCTCCTACTGTGTGGAGCTTTGGATTTACCTGTAACAAACTCTTTTTCTATTTGTGCCTCTGTGCTACTATCATGATTATTACGAATTGAAAAAGTTCTAATTGATATTTTATTACCACAATCCCAAATTTGAACTTCAGTAAATTTATCTTTAATAAATTGCTTATTTTTAGGTTTATCAAAAATTTTGCTTTGCTCATCATTTTTGATAATTTCCTTATTATCAGCACAAATATAAAAAACAAGTTGCATCATTTTAGGCAATAATTGAAGCTCACCATTTTCAAATTGATATTTAATATTTTTAATTGCTATTTCTTTTAATTCTTTTTTACTTAATTTTCTTCCAGTTTTAGTATCATATAAAAAATTTTCCTTCATAACAGTATTAAGAATTGCGTCATAAATACTTGTATCTTCGGATGCCATACTATATCGAAATGAACAGCATTGAGTACTTAAATCTTCATAAACTGCACAAAAATGATAATTTATACATCCTCTTAAATCAGTTCTATTATCTATTTTTGAAACAAAAAATCCTAGAATGGTTTTATTATTATATGATAAAGAATTAGTTTCTATATAAATTGAATCATATGGGAGATTATTTAAAATTTTAATAGGAGTGTCTAAGCCATCATCTTGCTCATATAACAGGTATTCTAATTCTTTTGAAAATCGATATATTTGCTTATGAATCCTCCAAGCACCTAAATACTGTGTAAGATAAAACATATTTGAATCTACTAATATATTATAAGCTTGACTTGCGTTCCCCCAATTCCAGAAATCAGCGACATGTTCATAATTTTTATTATACATTTTTATTATATCTATAAGTCTATCATTGGTTTTCCTTTTATTAAAAGGTCTTTTCTTTTCCATTTCGTAGATATTTTCTAATTTATCCCATATTCCAGGATATTTATTTCCATATTGATTTGTTAAGATTAAAGGTATACAATTATTTACCATATTAAATACTCCTTTATTTATTATTGTTAAAATAAAATAGACAGGTATTTAATTTACCTGTCTATTTCTACTTAATTTTCTGATTAGAATTTGATCATTTCTCCACGTTCAGCTAGATCATTGATATAATTTTTGTTATTATTTAAGATATCTTGCATTATTTCGGTTGCATCTGCTAATACTTTACATTTTTGCACCCATTGTTGCAAAATGTTTTGATCTTGAGTTTTTTCAAATTTTAATAATAAATCCGTAAGCTCGTTTTGAGTCGGGATTATTTGTATGTATTTAATAGGTAGTTTCTTTCTAATGTGAATATGTTTATAATCTAATGTATCCACATCGGCAAATTCCTTATTATTGGCATAACCAACAAATACTCCAAGTAGTTTTTCATCTTCATGTTGATAGTAAATTGTTTGCCCTTGTTTAATATTTTCCATGGTTTCCCTCCTAATTAATTTTGCAATAATCTTTACTTAATTTTGCTAGTTTATTGGTAGAATAACTGGCGTAAATTCTACTAACTCCCATCCTATATTCTTCGATGTTAAATGGTTTTATTTTTTGTTCCATTATAGCACAAAATAAGTTTTTTGTAAAATGTTCAGACAAACCTAGCAGCCTTAAATTTTTAATTTCTCCTGTTAAAGTGTCTATGAGAACTAAAATTAGTGTCAATCCTTGATTTTCATTTGGTAATTGAAATTTATTTAATTCATTACTGAGATGAGATGAATAAGGGGCATCCATCCAATTAAGACTACCTATTTTAGCAGTTATCATTATTACGTTATATATTTCTATAAAACGTATTTCAAATCTATTTCTAGAAGCAAACTGCTCTATTTCATTTTCCGTAGGATTCTGTATAAAAACTTGCAAAACTGCTCCATCATCGGATAATTCAAATCGCATTCCTTCTTGATAATTTTTAAATTTTTCTATAATCTGCCCTACTTCATATTTATTCATATTTTTGCACCTTTCTTATGGGATTTTTAAATATTATAACATACTATTATTGATTATTCATTATGTAGTTTTCTGACCAATTTGGATATTGATCATATAATTCACCTAATCTACTAAGTTGATAAAGATGATTGCGTTTTTTCCCTCTTTCGCTTATAGTTTTATAGGCAAGAGTACAATCTTGCCTATAAAAATTATTATATTTTGCACTTAAAATATCAAACTCTAATCTATCAGTAATATTTTCATTAAATGTTATATCTTCATCTGTTTCATTTTCTGCTTCAAACATTTTTGTTCGTCCAACATAAATTTTAATATTTCCTTTTGTTTTATATAAGTTCCTAATTATTTTTACTATTTTTTTAGCAATCTTATTTTTAGTAATTATATTAGCTTTGTACCATAATAAACTTTTTTCTTGCATGGTTATATTAGGTAAGTCTGCATCTTCATCATCAACATTATAATCTGGAAAATTGTTGATGAGGTATTCTTGTTCTAAATCATAGTATTCAGTTCGTTCCATACGTTCATAATCTTTAGAGTTTAAATAAAAATAATTATATTCTTCATAAATATTTATCTCGTTTCTATCTTTTAACAAAAGTTCATATTCATTGTCAGGATGACACTCATCTTTAGGAATAATATACCATATCATCTGTCGATAATTTAATAAATTTAATTTTATAATATTTTCTACTTCATATATAAATTCTGTGTTTATTTTTAACATAAAGCATACCTTCTTTCTTATTATTTAATATTGATTATATCATATTTTTGTACTTTTCTGTTACAATTTGAATGAGTTTATTAAATTCTTTATTTATTTTATCTTTGCTTAAACTCCAATTTCTAGGACTACCAGCTATACCAGCTCGTCCTCCTGCTTCGTTACCCCACAATTGTTGCACAATTTCTTGAGCATTAAATCTTTTGCCGCCATCTTCAAATGCAAGCGTAATTGCATTGAAATGGGTATTTAATGCTATTGTACAATCTTTTATCTTATTAGTTTTAGGTGAGTAATAACTTGCATTACAAAAAATGCCATCTGTTTGAAATACTCTTATATGTTCATTTTCAAACAGAAGTCTATCTTCGACTTCTTTTGTTCTATTTTTAGCCCATTCTTTACCTTGTTTTATAAATTCTATATTTTGTGGATTGTCTTTATTTAGAATGATGTCAAAAATGGATTTATATAATAGTATATCTTTTGTTACATCGGCTATACTAAGAGTCTTTTCTTTTTTATTTTGGCTCGCATTCCAAGCATAAATTGCATTTAATTTATCTTGATTTTCTTGTGATAAGTCTTGAATATGATGTGCGCCATTTACATCTATATACTCTACAGCTTGCCAAAAAGATTTGGCAACTTGTTTTAATCCCATTAATGCTAGACAACCGCCAATAGTGTCTAAATCTATATGAGATACAAGAACTGTTCCTTTTTTAATAGGAATTACTGAGGTGTTACAGGGTGCTGGATTAGCACTTCTACTTCCATGATGTGCTAATGTATAAATTTTTCCATTAACACATTTATCTCCATATTCAGCTTCGACCGTAGCCTCTACATTATTATCAAATTTTAAAGCTAATTCATAGGTAGGTGCAAGCAGAATTTTTATATCATTCATATTTTTATTTCCTTTCATTTAAAATAACCTACTAAAACATTATAGCAGATTTGTTTTAGTAGGTTAAATAATTAATATATTATGTCATTTAATAAGTCAATTGTTTCTTCGAGGTTTTCAATGGCTTCTTCAAGATTCTCTATTGATTCTTCAGATTTCATGCCATTTTCAGAACTTTGCAAACCTTCTGGCATATTGTCGAAGGCTTCTTGTTCGCTATCTAAAATAACCTCTAATTCGTTTTTGGTATTTTTGAGTTTTTCTAAAATAACCTCTAATTCGTTTTTAAATTTCTCAATTTTATTTCTTCTTTGCTTATTCATTTTATTTTTCACCACCTTTCCAATATGGGTCTTTTTCTGTCCCAATATTAAACATTACATAGGGATCTAGTCCACAACCATTTCTATGACTACCTGAAGGTATGTCTAGTTTTTTATATTCTTCTTTAGTAATAGGCGTGCCAAAGTCACCTGGTATTGTTTTCCAATAAGGTGTTTCATACCTATCAATAAGATTATCAGTCAAATAAAATTTTCTATAATACTCCTTTCCATCTTTTTTAAAAGTATATAGTTTTGCAATTGCCTTTCCTGTACTGATTTCAGTTGTCAGTCTCATCTTTAGTGCATCATTGTATTTTTCATATGTAAGATATCCATTGGCTCTTGCTTTTTCCAACCTTTGTTGGTCTTCAATTCTCATTCTATTCAAAATCAAATCATGGCTATCGGCGTATATTTTTCCAGTTCTATTTCCAACTGTATACATATGAGAATGACCATATTGGTCGTGTTTTAACACTTCATGGGTCTTTTCCCCATTTACAAATGTCTCGCCTTTTCCGTTATTCCATACCGTATTCCCATATATATCATTGCGATATGTATGTTTTTTAACATACGAATTATCGCTTGCTTGTTTTATACCACTTCCTATTAATCCACCTAAAGTTATCAATCCTATTAATCCACCTAACATAAAATATTCCTCTCTTTCAATTAAAAATAATTTATACCTACACTATTTTAAAAGATTAAAAAATGTAAGTATTTTATAAGATAATCTGTTCTCTTTTTCTTGTTGTTCTCTTTCCTTTTTCTTTTGTTCTAAATATAAAGCAAATAAAGAATTTTCAACAAAATCGTACTCTATTTGCTTTGATGGAAGTAGTGAGCTTATAGGTGTTTTTAAATTATCATCTATAAACTCACTACCATCTTTTTGTCTGATTAATCTGAAATTATAAATATAATCGTCATCTTTAACCATATTCATTCCTTTCTAAATAAAGGTCACTGGACAAAGTAAATTATCCAATGACCTTTAATTTAAAATTCTATTTCTTGCAAACCATTTGGGAGTATAAATTCTCTTATAATTGCAATTTCTAAATGGCTATTCTGCCTTATTTCTATATCGCCAATTTCTTCACCCATACGAATAAATTTATATCCGTAATCTTTCTTGTTACACATCTCATTATCCAAGTATTTCATAACTTGGATAATCGAATTATCGTTAGAGTCCCATTTAAGCCAATCCCAACAAATTAAATATTCATTTTCTTTGTCTTTATATACTTTATCAGGGATTAGATTTATTTCTTTGCAAGCGTTTTTAAACACCTCATACGCTTTGCATTCACACTTAATTGTAACTTTACTTAAACTCATATTAACATTACTCCTTTTTATTATTTTTCTTTATAATTGTCTAAATGATATGCTTTTTTCATCTTCGTATTTTATATAATAAATATCATTTTTATATTTAATGATTTTTATTTTTATTTCTCCTTGATACGTATCGAATGTATCAATGGCAAGTCTTTCTCCGTCTTTTAAAACTTCATCTAGTATAGGAGACTCATCAATTTGATTTAATATTTCATCAATTTTTAATGATGGTTTCCCTAAATAATCAAAAAGGCTTGCCTCTGAATGGTTTTCTAAAATATCAAACACCAGTTCTCTTACTTGTGTTTCAAGGGCTTCAATCTTATCCGCTACGATGCCATCAAGCCCTGAAATTTTTTGTAACTCCTCGTTTATTCTAAAAATTCCTGCTGTTGTTCTACTCATTTACATGTCCTCTTTTCTACTTTTATAAATTTTCATTGTGTTATCATATTCCTCTTCTGTAAGATAACTGTAACTCAGAAGGAATTCCTCCTTTGTCAACCTTACAAAATCATACATTTTTTCTTCATCTTCAATAAAATCATCATTTTTGTATAAATCTCTTTCATTAATTATTCTTGTATTCATATTTTCCATTCCTTTCATAAAAAATAAGAGACTAAATTAAATCTAGTCCCTTAGATATTCTCTTATTTATTTAACAACTCTTGTATTTATATGATATTCTTCAAGCTTTTCCTTATTTAACATTAAAACACCAAGCTCTATCATTTTATTAATTTCGCTTAGTTTTACAAAAATGCCATTATCATAATCAGATACAGACATATTAAAGTCGCTTAAATTTAAATATTGTTTATTCATAGAACACCTCCATTCTTGAAATACGATTTTCATAATTTTATAACCCTAAAATCATCAATAAAATTGCTCCTAATAGTGTGATAAATCCTGCAATTACTAAAATTGTGTGTATTATCATATATTCTTTACCTTTATTCATATTAAATCCTATGTACCAACATAAGCCACTAATTAATACACATGTAATACTTCTCATAATATTACCTTCTTTCTCCAATCAAATGTGCTTTTCATCTGTTTTTACTCGATTCCATCTAAAGTGCATCCATTATCTTTCATTTCACTTACAATAATCTCTTCTGGATATGCCCCAATAGTAACTCCATCAGCAAATTTAATATTCCACATAGGTAATGATGATAAGTCAGAATCTTTTGTTGAGCATCTTTCAACTACTTCAAAATTCTGCCCAATTCGTTCTCTATAATCGCTAAACGGACTCCAAAACCTTTTTGCAAAACCTTCTTGTTCATAGCAATCAAAGCAATCATTGACAAATTCCTTTTCTCTTTCCTCTGACATTTGATCTCTATATTCAGGATATTTAGCTTTCATTTTGTTCCATGTGATACTCATAGTATTTACCTCCAATTTAGACTTGAATTTCCGTTTTATTCATTCATCAACAAATCATCAATCTTTTCATATAATTCATCACACAGGTTTAATATTCCACCCGTACCATTTGATTCACCATCATCGTAAATTTCATCAGAAACTTGAGAGCATAGCTCTCCAAGTTTTTCTAATAATTCTTTTTCAATCTCTCTCATAATTAAACCTCCTAATTTCAATTTTTAAAGCTAATGCCAATCTTTTGCATTTGCTTTTACAAAGGATTGGCATCGGTTTACTATTATTCTTCCGTTGGTTCTTTCATGATGTATTTCTCCTCATCGTAGTAATAAACATCACCATATTGGGCATCTTTTGCCCAGTTGTTAAAATTATCTATAACTTCTATTTGTTCTTGCCTTGTGATATAATCGTTAATCACAAGTCCTTGAAGATATTCCTCTAACTCCTCTCGGATATCTTCAACTGCCTTTTCACGTAATTCATTTTTGTTCATACTTATGTTCCTTTCATTTATCTTCATTTATCATTGTGTCTTTTACAACTTAACTCCATCTGTAGGAAGTCCAAATTCTTTCACCAGCTCATCAAATACATCATCTGGCATCTGTCTCAGATTATCTTCGATTTCTTCTTCTTCTCTACTAAATCCATGTGGTGCATATCCGAAAAATTCTTCAATCTGTTCATCGTTCGCTTTATGTAATAAAAACTCAATCATTATTTCTTCGATATCCATAGTAATCGCTCCTTTCAAATCGCCGATTCGTTAGATTTCCGTTTCATGTTAATCAAGTATGAATCGGTTTTCTTTTACGTTACTTACTCTATAAATTCCATTTATCTCTTGCAAAGAATAATAAGTAGTATTATTCCTTATATACTTATTGGTGATTTTACAAGGAACTAATCTACCCCATTTTTCTGTTACATAAACAGATATTTTTACTGTATCACCTATTTTATAATCCATTCCAATCACTCCTATCTAAATCACAATCCCAATACTTACTCATAGTCTCTACATATATCCATTACTGTATCTATCACATTTAGTTTAGAATCAATTCCATAACCACTCATTAAGTCAAAAGAACTGTTATCTTTGGTGTAAACTAAATCGCAATAATGATGCCATCCATCTTCTTCGTCATAAGCAAAAGTAATTTCAAGATTTATACCATCAACTATTTTGCATTGCCAAGATCGTTCATCAAAGCTTTCGGGTTTATTACCTTCTCCATTCCATAAAGTAGGATTCATATCATTAAAAAATCCATTTACAATTCTCGTGGCTTTTTCTCTTGTCATATTCTAAGCCTCCATTCTGTCAAGAAATCATCACTCCATTACCATTTATAATTATCTTCTTTTCCATATAAAGCACCACCAGGAAGAAACATTCCTAATGCCTCTATTTCGTATCTTTCTAATAACTCTCCTTTTCTATTGCCTTTAAGCCATATAAATCTTCTCATAATAACTTCTTCAGGTAACAACATAAATTTCTTAGTTGTGAGTTGTATTCCAACACCAAGTTTTAGCATTATATCACCTGCACCACCATTTATAAGATATTGTCTTAAAACCTCCGTATATTGATTTAGATGTGCGTCCGTTTGTGCAATACCATAAAACATCTGATCTGTTAGTCTATGATACTCAATATAGTTACATTTCATATAATCATTCCTTTCTAAGTCACCACTTTAATATCACCTTTCATCAACAAGTTCTCTGGTTGAAAATGGAATAATTGTATTTCTTCTAAATCTTTCCTTATATTTAGTATTTACAAGTTCCTCTGCTTCTTCTCTTGTGTTTGCATGGATGATATCTAAAATTGAACTATCATATTTCCCAACAGCTTCGAAGAAATACATTGTGTTTCCATTTCCGTACTCTTCATATCCTTGTGATAATGGTATTCTCTGAAATCCAGTCTGTTTTGTGTCTGAATTTACTAAATAACATTTTGATTCATGGTCATTTCTAAATTCTATACACTCCTTACTTCTATTTGTCATATAACTTCCTCCAATCTTATTTGTTTAAATCAAATAATTTATCAGCTACATAATTTACTTCTTCGTAAATATCTTCTACTAATGCATCTTCATTAATAGTATCAATATTATCTTCACACCACATTCTGAAATCTGTATATCCGTTTGTTTTACAGTATTCTAAATAACTTTCCAATAAACCATATATCTTTTCTTGCGTTTCGTTCATATAACTAACCTCCAATCTTCTCAGCAAATCATAGATTAATTATTTCAATCTGGTTGTGGACACCATATTGTTTCTTCAAATATTTTTCTTGCTTTTTGTACAACTCTTGTTATAGAAATTCGTTTTGGAAATTTTATCTGAATTGGTGCAAAGCATCCGTCTACATGAAAATCAATATTATATATCCATTCACCACTTTCATCTTCAAAATAGTTATAACCATGAAGTGTTCCATTCGGTTGTTTGCTCCAAACATCTGTAAATGTTTTTGTTACAATTACACCATCTTTTTTCCACATAATATTATTTATCCTTTCTTATTAAGAAATCATCGTTTCCTATGCTTTCTGCTTAGAATAATATTTAACAATCTTTTTAAAATCCTTACTACTTGCATAAGCAACTCTAGGTTTACTTCCATCAATGTTAAATTCCGTTACGCTTAAAATCGCATAGCCTTGCACCGTTAATGTGGCAAGATATACAAGTAAATTTAATTTGTATCCAAGACTGTCAAGCTGAATTTCTTTTCTTAACTTCTGTACTTCTTCATCATAGTTGTCATCTATTTCAATAATGTGTGCAGAAGCATATGTATTGATTTTATATAATCTATTGTTAGTTTTTCTTACCATATTATTTGTCTCTCTTTCCGAGTAAATCCTCATTTCATATTATCCAAAATATTTAAGTTCTAAATAATCAGGTTCATCAATTAAACCAATTTCATCCATATATGTCTTGCAAATTTCTTTTAATTTCTCTTCTGTTAAATTCTTTTCAGTCTCATTAAGCTGCCAAGGATAACCAGTTTCAAATACGACAGAAGCCAAAGTATTACAATCTCCATCTGGCATACAATAATCAAATCGAATTCCTGTTTCTCTTGACATGATGTTAGCAATAACAGCACCAATTCCTTCAAGTCCATTACTATCACATTCATAATTTTCAAAGAAATCTTCTAAATCATATTCCTTTTCAGTATAATCAAGCATTTCTTCATACAGTTCTTTTTCTCCATCTGTCTTACAAAATGATTCTTTATGATTTTTGATAAAATCAATTAATTTTCCCTCATCACAATCACAATTGAATCCAAATCCATATACAAAACTACTTCTCATACTCATAATATTCACCATTTCCTTTCCAATCTTCCAAAGAAACTCTTGTTTACTTACCTAATCAAAAATATAAGCGTAGCCTTCTGAAATTCCTTTTCCAGACTGTCCCCACTTAAATTGATATTTAGAATCATCGCCATTTAAGTTCCAATTTAATGTTTCTTTTACATCATCCATATTAAGGAAATACTGAATGCCACGTTCATTAATTCTTTTTTCATCCCAAAAAGTTTTTGTTCTATTATCATATACAGACTCTGTTGTAATTTTATTTGTAATTTTATTACTTACAATTTTTACAATGAGTTTTGCGTTATGCAAAGTTTTCGTTCTCATATCATCACTCTCCAATCTCAAATAATTCATCACCTGAAAAATCAGTCATATCTTGCAATACTGCACGAGCAAATTCTTCTGCGTATTCTGACCATATTTTATCTTGCAATTCTTCCGCACTTAATCCTTCAAGTTCATAATCCTTGACAAATTTTTGCATTATATTTTCCATTCTGTATTCATAATCCTCTTCTACTGTGTGAATGTGCATATCTTATACCTCCATTTCTGCAAAATGTTTCATATCTTCAATCATCTTTTCGGGTGTATCTGCAAATTTATCTTTCCAACTTATAAAACAATTTTCAAGATAGCTTTCAAAATTATTAATGTTCTGTGGTTTCTCTGCAAATTTTCTTAATGCATCAGCCATTTGTTTTGCATAATACCTATTATATGTATTATCATATTCATCTTCCGTAAGATAACTGTAACTGCTTAAAAATTCTTCCTTTGTAAGATATGTGAAATCTTTCATTTTCTCTTCATTATCAAGAAAATCTGCGTTTTTAAATTCATTACTCATATGTCATTCCTCCATTCTTTACTTTGAAATCCACTCAAAATTTTCTTCCAAGAAGTTTTGAGCTTCGCACAATGTTTCATACATATCCGCTTCATTTGCGTTTAATTCTTCATTGTCTTCTTTGCTTTCAAAATCTGTAAGCACTCTAACAATTTTATTGTACAATTCGTTTCCTTTTGTAAAATCATAATCTTCTCTGTTAATCATAATTATCAACCGTCCTTTCTATATTGTATATGTTAATTTAATTTCATCACTATTTTGTCTTCCATAATAGTCTTTACTCCATTCATAAGATACTGTCTTTATTCCAAGTGCTTCACATATTTTTATACAAGCTGGAATTTCATCTTCGTTATAATTTTCCACAGAACACTTAACACGAAAATATCGTGCTTCATACATATGTAATGACAATGGAGGTATGATTTCTTCCTTAATATTTTCAAGATATGCTTGATAACAATTTGACAGTTCAACATCCCTTGTTATAAAAACTATTTTTGCATTTGCCTCATGAAGAATTTTATTTAAAGTTTCAATTCCTATATAGGCTATTCTATGTGCTTTTTGATCATATTTTTTAAATTCTTTATTCATATATATAATTACTCCAATCTTCGCTTGAAATTGCTATTTCTTTAATATTCTCTAAACAAAAAAGGAACTGTACTTAATCTGTACAATTCCTTTTTCATACACTTATTTAATTTTATTATATTACATAAAACTTATAATTAAATCTTTTACATCATTCCATATGTCTTGAGGACATTTTTCTTTAAATTGAGCATTTCTTGCTGTAACATCTAGCATTTTTGCTTGGTCACATAATATAACTCCTGTTGTTTGAGTCCTTTCGTCCAATTCTATGTGAAATGGATGATGTTTATTTGTGTTAGTTATTGGGCATACCATAGCTAATGAACTATGTTTATTTAAAATATCATTGCTCACTATTAATGCAGGTCTTCTACCGCTTTGTTCATGTCCTTGTTGTGGATTAAAATCCATTATTATAATATCGCCTTGATGATATTCTACCAAATTTCTTTACCTTTTGGAGTACCTATATCTACCTCTTGAGTGCTTTCTACATAAATCTCATCAATCGGTTTACCATAAAACTTCTCCAACCTTTCTTGCAAATTGAGATATTTAGGTTTATTGATTTTTTCAATAATTATTTTTCCACTGTCTATAGTTATATTTATTTCATCGTTTTCCTTTAAGTTTACTTTATCCATTAATTCTTTCGATAATCTAATTCCTTGACTATTTCCCCACCTCCTTATTGCTGTCTGTATTATAAATGTATTTTGTTCATCCCTTTTTAACATTGCGCTCATACATAATCCCTCCTGATAAGTATATACAGTGGATATACCTTGATATTAGTATATACAAAGTATATACCAGTGTCAACAATTTTATTCATAATTTTTAAAAACATATCTTTCTGTTGCGTTATGACATTTGGTAGTTTCTAACTTTGTCATTTTCATCTCTCCAATCTCTACAATATTTTAATTACAACAATCTTACAGACATATCTGGATATTTATTAGAAAATGTCTTTTTGATTAATGATGGGTTTTCAAAGGTGTATATATATGTTTCGTGTTTCCATATGTTTTTTCTACCCTTATTTTTATTTTCAGTTTTTGTTAAAATTTCATATACTTTCAATTCTTTCATTCTTTGTCCAGAAAAATCTTCTGTACCAGTACATTTAATACTTCCATCTTCACGATATTCTATGTATGGAACTTCATGGTATCCGTTCCAATTGTTTTCTTTTGTGGATTTTATAATCGTTATCATTTTATTTAAATTGTAAACTTTCATTTTTACCCGACCTCCATTTTACTTAAAACACATCCAAACCCACCAGTTGCAAGCACAATTTGATATTTTGCATCTTTAAACTCTGGTTTGAAAAAGTCTGGTTTAATAACAACTAACTTACCTTCAATATTGTTACTTAATGGCTTGCATTCGCTTTTGTCAATTATTGTTTTCATGATTAAAAATCCCCACTTTCTATTCTATCTAACATCTTTAGGCTGCGTTCCCATACTTACAGGACGCAATGTGGAATAATATCTTTTCCATTCATATTTATTTGCACTCTGTCTTACATAATCTTCGTTAATCATTTTTCTCTTCCTCTCTTTTGCAATAATCCTTAAACATTTCCCGAAATTGTTTTCCCATTGCTTTAATAAATCCATCCATAAGCTCATTTGACTTGTGCAACTGCTCATTTTCGATTGCAAACTTCCGTAAATCTGTTTTCATTTCTTTGTCAATACGTTCTCTCATTGAATTTACTACATGTCCTTTTGGCTCAATCCATTCTTCAAATACCATTTCACCATTTACATAAATTTGTTGCCACATTTTAATCCAATATTTAAAGCCATAATCAACAAATATAGTCATATAAAATGTGAGTGCATCTTTAACATTATTAAACTCCTTTGTCGTGCAAAAGTCTTCCCATTCTCTTTGACCATCAGGCATTGAACGATAATTTTCAATTGCAGTACAAAATTTATTCCATGTTTTGTTATCTGCAATATATTCAACAACATATTTTGTTTCTGTTTTTTCTGGCTCTTTTGCATAGCCAATAAATCCTTTATACATTCCGCTTACCTCCTATTTCAAAATTCCAAGATGCTGTTTCATATATAATGCACCACTCAGGAACATAAATAAATTCCGTTTATACTCTTCATTGTCACTATCATATGTCCATTTTGGTATTCCCTCATCGTCAAGTATTTCTTTTCCACCAAATGAAACATTATCACGTTCTTCAAAATGTAAAGCTTCAAGTAACTCTTTCCAATTCTGTTCGCTATCACTCATTTCGCATTCTCCTTCCTAATAAATAAGACAGACACATTTGCTTGCGTCTGCCTTATTATTCTCTGTATTACTGTTCGTTATTTTCCTTTGGTGTAATAAGTTTTGTAATCTTCTCTCTGAAAAATTCACAATATCCGTTAACACTTCCGTCATTGTAAACCCAGAACCAATCCTCATCATAATTCCAGAAAATCATTACTTCATGACCTGCTGTAACACCATCAAATACATGTTTATCTCTCGTTCCATCTTTTGACTTAAAACAATCATTTACCGTATCATCACTTGCTCCATTTTTCTTTAAAACAAGGTATAAATATCTTCTAAGGTTTTCCAAATCCCTTTCTGTTTGTATATCAAAAATTTCAACTTTCTCATCACAGCTACAATCATCGTTTATGTCGCAATGTGATAAATAATTTTTGTTACCCATTCTCTTTAACTCTTTACTAATTGCAAACAGTGCTGACTCCTCATATTTCTTACACTCTTCTTCGCTTCTAAATATAGTTCCATCCTCTGCAATGTACTCTGTTCTTACCAGTTTCTCGATTGTTTCTGTTTTTCTAATTTCGTTTACTTTCATGATATTTACCTAACCTTTCTTATTTTATATGCTTTTCAAATTTCTTTTTTATTAATTTCCAAAACCCCTTGTCGGTCAATGGCATTTTAGATACATTACATACCTTTCCACCGTCAAGATATTTTGGATTGCCATTTGGCTTGTACACATCATAATCAATACACCAATTTCCATCATAATCTCTTAATGTAATATCTACACTGTATTCATCTGTATTGTACTGACCGATGCTATCATTTGTTAAATTATATTGTTTTGACTTTAATGCTTTGCATAATTTTGTATAATCTTCATAACATTTTATTATTTCCACTTTAATCACTCTCTTTTGGAAATTACAATTTCCTTTGACTACATTTCTTCATTATTATATGTATAATTGAAATCTCCATATTTTAATTCAGAATTGATAGCGTCTCTTGTTTCTGTTTTCCAATCCTGCCTAAACAACTTCGCTTGCTCTTTTTGGAGTATTTTCTTTGTCAACTAGCTTAAATTTTCCGTCAACATAATCGTATCTTCTAGTAACAGGTTTATATTCCATATTGCCTTCTTCAATCTCTTTCGAGATTTTCATCTTTAACTTTTGTTGAGATGTGCCAATGAATAAAAGTCTCATACTGGAATACTCTTTCCATTCATTGCAACTATGTAAGTAATATATTTGTTTTGCCATATAATCACACTCCTATTCTGCTAATTTTCATACCACTGAAATGCACAATCATATATCATTTTACCTGTTATCTGATCTTTAAATGTAGGACAATGCCAATTCATTCTATAATCATGTGCTTTACACCATTCTTTAATTACCTTTGTTGTAAGCGGTGTTACATATACATACAAGTCAGAATCATGATGATCAATTTCTTCTTTTGGATAACCAGCTTCAATCAGCATTTCCATTAATGTTTTCTGCATAATCACTCAACCTCCTCGCCTTCCATTTTTCTCATTGTTTTCATAATTTTTTCTTTCAAACTTGCAATACTATCAGTTGCCTCTTTTATAGTATTAAATTTGTTTTGAGTTACTTTCTTTTCTAAATTTTCAATATCTCTTACCATCCATACAAAATAATAGTCAAATACATTTTCAAGCTTGCTATATTCTTCGTATGTATTTGCCTCGTTTAATTTGAGAACAAGTTTTGTTTTTAATTTTGAAAACATTTCCTTAATCTCTTTGAGATCTGCTTCATAACTAATGGCATCAACCTCTTTTTTTCTCTTATCATCTTTGTATTTACGAAGACGATAGTGTAATGCTTCCCTTGTTTCTGTTAAGTTGCATCCACTTTTATCAAATATTTCATTATTACTATAACTATAACGGCAAAGATAAGTAGAAGTTCTTTTTACTTCCCTTTTATATTCTGCATCTTGCTGAATGATAAATACTCCAAGTTTTCCACTTTTTCTATCTTCTTCAAAGCTATATTTTGCATAATAATCATCAATCGAATATTTATATTTATCTCTTGGTACTTCTACTTTAAACTTTCCTGTGTTTAATTCAACACAACGAACCTCTGTTCCTTTACAGACTAATAATATTCCGTTATTGCTTCCTGTCATCTTTTTAATACTATTAACTGTAAATTTTCCAAGTAAACCAGTTACCTTGAATGGCTTTTGAAAATCGTAACCATAACAATCAGCAATAAACTGTAATGCCTTTCTTCTACACTGTAATAACTCTTTCAGAGCATTGTCAAAAACAATATTAAGTTCATCTATATGCTCTTTGTTACCACTATGTAACAAATTCTCTTTCATCGCTCTTGTCAGTAAAGTTCCCTTACTAATTTGATTTCTCTCATTAAGAAGCTTGATTACTTTTTTGTCATGAAAATCAAGAACACAAAGATTATCACGATCAGTATTCACATAATACCTTCCGTTATCTTCAAATCTTACTCCGTTTTTACTATCAAGAACAAAGTTGCCAAAATATACATTTTCAACTTCCGTAACATATTTTAGATAAACTCCGTTTATATTAACGATGTTTTTGTAATAATTCTTATTCTTGTTAAGAGAAGCTATGTTATAATATCCAAGCACCTTTGCCTGTAATCCAGGAACTAACAAATCCAGATTATTATTAAGTGTACTATCACATTCACTTACAGTGTGATTATAACGATTTTTAATAGACATATGGCTTCCGTTTTTTGCTATCTGAATATTAAGAATAGATGTACCATACTCATCTTCCCTTTTTGGTGTTTTACTTCTCTGTATTTTGTCAATATCTTTCTTAATTGCAACCAACATATGATACTGACTCATACGACCAGAAAGATTATTATAAGTGCAAATTACTTCTCCTGTTGCATAATACTTTTTACATTCTGCTATTTTCTCTTCATCATCAAAAATTACTGTGTCATATCCAGCCTTCTTAAAATCTTCAATGATTTCTTCCTGCGTAGTTTCCCTTATTGTTCCAAAAGTATCATTTGCACTTATTTCAGAACAAATAGACTTTATCTGAAACTCATCTAATTCAGAGAATACATTCCTTGCGTTCTGTGGAGTTACTAATGCATGTCTTAATTTATCTTGGTCAACTGCAATATTTTTAATATAAGAATAAGCATAATCGCCTACAAATTTTTTCAAGCTGCTCATATTCATCACACCCTTCTAATTTCTTTTAACATGTTCTCTCTACACATCATCAAATTCTCTCTCATTTCCTCAGTTCTTAGCTCCATAAGCTTAATGATTTCTTTATTGATATGTGTTTCCGTTACATCGTGACCACAATTTGCAATCACTAAATCCATTATTTCTCTATAAGTAAATCCATTAAATAATGTGTCATTTTCATGTATTGGTGAGTTATAAGTAAACTCTTTTCCATTCCGTGAATCCGTTTTAGGATCATATAACCATTTGCTCATATTAAACCTCCTCTACAATTCCGTTTTCTGCGTTACTCCAATAGTACTTCTTTCCGTTCTCTACATTTTCAAAAATTACTGAATATGAAAATGTTTCAAATGGTGTGAATACTTCACCATCACAAGTTGTCAGTGACTTCTCTGTATTCCAATCAATACCAAGCTTTCCATTTACTTCTTTCACTGTAAACACAGTTCCATAATTCCGTGTTTTAATCTCTCTGTTACATGTGTCGTACATATGCACTTTCACTTTGTCATTTACCTTTAACATTTTTATTTCCTCACTTTCTTGTAATAAAATAGGCAGCTAGGTATTTATTCTCCTAACTGCCTTTGCATTAAAAATATTTCATTATTTTAAATATCCTCACAAGACTCATTCCTGTAAATGTTTCAAACAATTTTTCGACAGATTCTTTATCAGAACTTTTGCTCCAAATTTCAAACGCTGTCTTATATTGTGCAGTTACATCTGGTTTATACTGTTCCATTTTACTTCTCCTCTTCTAAATTTTAGTTTCATTCACCTGTTGCATCACAATATTCTTCTTCGTCAATTTCTTCTACATAATCAACATACTTTTCATCTCCATCTTCCTCAAACAGATGGTTGTCAATTGCATATTGTAATGCTTCATCTTCACTACTTACATTTGCCTTAACAAATATGGAATAACCTGCTCCGTCTTTTGTTCCGTCATAATTTATGTGAATATCATAATATCTCATAATATTTTCCTCCATTCTTCTAATCTTTAAAGAAATCTTAGTTTAGTTTGCTTATTCTCCATCATAGAACACCATCGGCATTTCAAAATCCATATCAAAATGATGCGTTCTAATCCATTCATGAGCGTCTTCACTTGTCTTAAAACCTCTTACTACTTTTTGTTCTCCATCAATATCTAACCATTCAACTCTATACATATTTGTCTCCTTTCCCTAGTAAATGTTGTTTTCAAACTTAAATATATTCTCCCTACAATGAAGGCAATAATAAGGATAATTTTTTCTTAATCCCTTTATTGCCTCTCTTAAAACATGGGTTTAATCATTATGTTCCATCTCCTTTATAAATTTTGTTAATAATGTATTTGCCTTGATTATGTCTAAATCGTTAATAAGTTGACTTATCCAACTTACAATATTGTCATTGTCATTTCCATCATTCCAATCCTGTAAAAGATTAAATAAAAGAAAAGTTATAGTTCCTGTTACTATTTCATTTTTTAACGACCATTGGTAGTCGCTAAAATAATTATCTGCATTTTGCCTTATTTCTTCGGGACTATAATTTCCTTTCCAATTTTCATTGCCATATTCGGCAATGTTTAAAAAATCTTGATATTTTAGCATATAATTTCCTCACTTTCTTATTTATTATATTTTTATTTTCTCTTTTGTTAGTATGTTTTCTTTCTTTTTCAAGACGCTCAATGAGATAATTCTCATCATCACGTCTTAATTCTGCATCAAATCGAAAATCTACAATTTGACTTCCATTTGACGCAGTGAACGTCATTGGCTTTATTTTCATGTTTTCCTCCTATGAGTTGTTCCTTGCCCTACTGAGAATGAGAGTTATTTGAAACTCTGTTTTAGCTTTTGAAATAGCTTTAACTACTTCGTTTGAGTAACAAAGTTGTTGAGCTATTTTTAAAGCTCTTTTTTATACATGATAGATTCTCTTTTATTCATATTTTCGCCTACCTTACTCTACTTATTTATTGCATATACATTGCCATCTGACAATGTTATATATAATGTATTATTCTCTTCTGACCACGCTACAACTTGGTCAAATGGAATAAAACCTTTGTTATTTACATAAATATTTTCGCTTTTATAGGCGTAAAATTCGTAATCGCCTATGTTAAGCACTAATTCGTCACCGTTAGTATTCCAGTCGGTGATTGATTTGACAGTTTCTAAGTTTGCGTTGTAAATATCATTTTCTGTTTTGTAATTTCTTCCTGCAAAGAAAGAGCATACAACACTAGCTCCTATTGCAAGCGTACAAGCTACCTTTTTAAAATTAATTTTTTTCTTCATAATTTTTCTCCTATTCTTCTAAAATCTGTTTCGCTTCTGCTCATCGGTTACGGACTTACACCGTAAGACAGACAAAATTTTGGGTATAAAAATAGCACCCATTGCGTTTTAATTTCGCTTTAGGTGCTATTATTTGTGTATATGTATATGTATATTTATCTTATCTAAGCTCATATTCGAACCAACCTTCTGAAGTAGTTAGTTTATAAAAATTTTTACTAATTTTTAAAAAATAACCTCCTTCTTCGTTGGCTTCTTGTTTTTTTGCCTCTATGTATTTAAGGCTTTCTTTTTTTGAAAGCGTGTAAGTATCCACACTATATTTTTCTTTTTGAGTAAAAGACCTTATTATTAATAAGGTTTCTTTTTCCATGCCCTTTTGTACGAACAAAGGTGCATAGTCGTACAAATAGTCCCTATAATCTATTTCTATTTTTTCTGCCATTATTCCAGAATAATCATTAACATAATCATTATAAAAATCACTCCCTTCTATTTCTTTGAGATATTGATTAAATGTTATGTCTTTAATTTCAATATTTGGAAGATTTTCAATTTCAAAATCTTCCTTTTCAATGTCTCTCCAGGTTCGTTTCCAATCCTGTTCTTGAGGTTCATAAACGTAAACGGCTACATCGCCGTTTACCTCCCAGCCTGTTAGAGCTACAATCTGATTGCTTTCAGTGTCTACACCATAATACATATCAGCTTTTAATATAAAGCCATTATAAGCTCTTGTTTGTTCATTTCTTTTTAATTTTAACATATATTTAACTCCATTTCTTCCCGTATTATAGCCAGATAGGTCAGCCTATTATATATTATTTTTATCGCAATTGGAAAAATAAACTAAGACAACTATCACTGTTCCAAATTTCCATTTGAGGCGTTTTGAAATATTCCTCTATATATACATCATAATATTCTACCATTAATCCATAACATTTAAGCATATTAAACTTTGGCTTATTAGAAAAAGTTGAATGTGCAATATCTCGTTTTTTGAGATTATTGTACAGAGAACAAATTTCTCTTGCTGTTCCCAAATATAAAAATCTTTCTTCTTTTTTTCCTCTATCTAATATTATTTTTTTCATTTTTTATTCTCCAATCTCCCCGTATAGCCGATAGGACAGCTTTAAAGTTACATTTCTATTATTTCGTATTTGTCAAATACGATTTCCATTCCTTCAGGGAGTTTTGTAGCTCCCTCTGGAAGTCTACCACCCATTACTTGAGCGACATATAAAATGTCACCCTTGTTAAGGGCGATTGAAACTCTGTTGCAAGCAACTTCTCTTTCGAGAATGTTAGAAACTACTGTTGCTGTGTCAGGGTGTCCTATACAAGATACCCAGTCTGCGTTTCTGACTTCTAAAACTTCTACTCTTGTCTTTTTGATGATTGCATTGCCTACAATCATTTGTCCTGAGAATGCGTTACCTAAATAAATTTTATTTTCCATAATTTTTTGGCTCTCCTTATAGCCTTACACGATTTTCTTAGGCTAGGTTTATCGTGAACCCCCTATTTGTTTAGTTACTTTGATAATGACAAAACTTGGCTGGAATACAATTAATTCCATTTCTAGGGTACACCACTTAGAGGTGTTTGTCATGTACCCCATTTAAGAAAAGGGCAAGGCTATTTGTATTTGCCTTACCCTTTATTATGTTTACAGTTTATTCAGTTTTTGCTGAAGCTCGGCAATTTGAGCTTCCAGTTTTTGTTTTTCTTGAGCTTGCATTTCCAGCTCAATTTTTTTTTGACTTGCTTCATATTCAGCATCAGGTATCCATTCCATGATATCTGATGGCTGTACTTGCAAGTACTCGCAGATTTTATTTATAGTTTCTGTTGAAACGGGTCTGTTGTGTGAAAATTTTTGTGGCGTATTTACTGCTATACCACTTTTTATTAAGTCTACCCATTTCATGTTATGTTTTTCTAAGTAGTCACCTAGCTTCCTATTGAAAACTATCAAAGTCATCACCTCCTTTATCTGTGTGTGACTACATTTTAACATTAATTATGATATTTTTAAAGGGCAGAACTGATTTGCATTTGCAAGTTCTACCCTTTTTTGTATGTATTATTAATCAGCAAGACAAACATAAACTGTAATTGTCTTGTCATTTAAAGAGAGTTTAACTTCTTCAAAGTCCTCTCCTTTATCTGTCACACCTAAATTTTTAGATGTGATAGTTGGATAAGTGTCGTGGATTATATCCAAATCTGTTTCAGATATTTCTTTCTTATCCAATTTGAGGAATTCAGCTTCCTCTTTTTTTGTGACAACTTTTTTTGTTTTAGTACTTTTCTTTGTTGCTTTTTTAGCTTCTGTTGTCTTTGTCTCAACTGGTTCTGTCTCTGTTGGAGTTTCTGTTTTTTCTACTGGCATATAGCTATCTACAAACACAGCTAAAAATATTTTTTTAAACTGCGATTTTGTATATGTATCTGACAATTTGCCGTTGTTTTTTACAATGGATTTGTCAGTCGCTATTTTTGCCCCAATTTTTGGAGCAATACTATTTGCGAAACGGTTTACTTGACCTTGACGCAATTTCTCAAGACCAAGATTTGTTAAGAACAAACGGATATTATCAAGAAATACACCGTTTAAGTCTTCAGTGATTTTCTTGATATACCCGTTATATAACTCGTCAGGTACAGTTGTGGTATATGCCTTTTTAATAATTTCATTAAAAGGCTTAATTGTTTCTTTGTGTTCGTTTTCTAACAATCTTAATTGATTGTCAATTTCAACACGAGAAATTTTTTGCGTTACTTCATCTATTGCCATACCAGTTGCTAATAGTGTAGCACGTTTTTCTTCCACTTCTTTAACTTTTTCGTTAAGTGGCTTTTTGTTTTTCTTGTATTTCTCGTTTTCTTTAGCAAGATTAATTCTTGCTTGCTGAAATTTTTTTAAAAGAACAAGTGTGTTCTCATTAACATTCTCAAATGTTAATTGGTTTTTAATATTTTTCATAGTTATACTCCATTCTCTGCACCTTTTAAAAAATTTATATGTATAAGGGAGAATTTTTGTGCAGTTCCCATTTTTTCTAAGTGCTATCTGTATTTATAAGGGCTTTAGACCTTTTGCACGCTAACAATACACGACTTATTTTTGTGGTGCGTGTACGTTGGTGCAAGCTACATTACACCTTTGTTTTACTCTAAGTGGGGAACAAAGTTTTCGCAAACCCTTAAACCACTGTGATAGTTTTGTCGTCTATCAAATGAGATAGACTTACAGCACAAACATTACACTAAACAATCTCGCAGAATGCAAGATTACTTGCTGTAAATAATTTGTAGAGTTTCCTCGTTGTCTCTACTTTTTACTACTTACGACAATTACTTGCCGTAATCCACTAAATTACTTTAGTGAAAATATCCCACAAATGAGTAGGATTTTTTGTAGTTTTTATGTATGAATTTCATTCTTTCTCCACGCCCTTTTTCTACTCACCGACTACAACCACCTAAAACCTAAGTCATTTTCAACCCGAAAATCTAAGCTATAATTATAGCCCGACTTTTTTCCCATATCCTTAAATCAGCATACTACTGACATAAGGGTTAAAGGTCGATGTAATCGACTTTCAAATATCTATATGGATATTTGAATTACTATTCAATTATCAATGTTCATTAGCTGTTGAACGCCCGAGCGGACTTGGAGCTTGACTCCTCAGCTACCGATTGTTAAGGTGTCGGCACACCTTTTTTTTGAATGAAAGGGGAATAAGTAGGGCTGATTAGTAAGGGATTATTAGCAATGCCCTACTTTTTTGATAATCAAGATTAATATGTATTAATCATTATTTTCTTGTATTATTTTTAAAATAATACAAGTGATAATGATTATCTCAATCATCATTTTGAGCAAAATACTCATAGCATTTCACCCCTTTCTATTCAATTTATAATAAAGGGATTAACTCGTCAGACTTGACAAGTTTTAACAGAAATGATATACTTTTCTTGGTTGGGGAAATGTATTATCATTTCTTATTTTTGTCCCCTTATTAACTTGTTTGTTAATCAAGGGGATTTTTTTTGTTGCCAATCTCCTTGACTGACTTTATATTACCACTCTTTTGAGTGGTTGTCAATAACAACTTTTCAAAGTTGTTATTTTTTTTGTTTTGGAAGTGTTCTATTTTGAACACTTCTTTTTTATGTATGCCGTAAGGAACTTGTATCGTTCCCACCTAGTGGGGTGTTGCCGTTCCTTAACGGCATAATTATAATAGCAAATATTTAATAGTTTGTCAACTATTTTTTTAAATAGTTTTTCAACTATTTTTTGGGTTGGATTGTTGTACCATATCTAGTATTAACAATCTCGAACTCATCATCAATAAACAAATTCATCATTTGTTCGAGAACCCAATTCATTTTTAAATCGTGTTTATCGCAAGCTGTTTTAAAAGCTTCCAATGTTAATTTATTAATTGGAAGATTTAATTGCTTTTTTTCTATTTTTCCCATATTCTCACCACCTTTATATATATATAATTATTATAATAATATCACTGTTATAACTATTGTGTCAACTATTTATTAAACTATTTAATTAACTATTGTAATAATATATAAAGTCTTTTCAACGATAACAAAACAATTCCAAAGTTCCTTAATATAGAAAAGAAATTCAGATACATTATTATAAGAATAGAAATGTTAGTTTTTATAACCAAGTGGGTACTGGTAGCTAATAAAAGTATCTAAAACTATACTTTTAGATACTTTTTATAGGTTTTTAATAGTATTGCTGTATATTTTATATTAATAGTATATAAAATTATGCTACTGGAGGTACTAAAAACAAAAAATAAGCAATTACTTCATCACATTTCCTATAGCTGGTTCATCTACACACCAACTTAAAAAATAAAACTCCAAAAACGCCCTATTTTCCTAGCAAAACTCCACTTTTTGTCAAAAAATATGTTATCGTAACCCATATCGTGAAAACCTAGTAAAATTAATGCTTTTAACCACTTTTTTCATCAAAAATTGAAAATTTAAAAATGTAATTTTGACCATCAAATTGCAAAATCTTCTTTATTTATATAGGTTTTAACGATAACGGTTTTGTTGTTCAAAAATTATAATTATTTCCATATATCAGAATGACTTAAAATAAATTTATTATTCTTATACAAGATATTGAAATATCCAATCTTATTAACATCTTTAAATTAATTCAATCACAAAATAAATCAGTATATTTAAAAGAATATATCTATGTATCAGTTGTAAACATTAAAAATTAGAATGTTTATACAGATAAAAATTATAAAATTTTCAGGAGGATATATATGAACAACGAACTCATATTAACAAACAAAAGTGAAACAATTACATCTATGGAAGTAGCTCACATGATAAATAAAGAACATAAATATTTATTAAGAGATATTCGCAGATATCTTAATCAGATTGATAAGATTAATAAGGAAAAATCTAACCAGTCCAAAATTGCACCCGTTGATTTCTTTATTGAAACAACTTATATAGATTCTAAGAATGAAATTAGACCTTGTTATAACATTACACACAAAGGATGCGAATTTATAGCTAACAAGCTCACAGGGATTAAGGGAACAGAATTTACAGCCAAATATGTTAATAGATTTCATGAACTAGAAGAAAACAATACATTGAATTCACTTATAACAACTATAAAAACAATATCTAATACTATGTTAGAAATTCAAGCAACAACAAATAAACGCCTAGAACAAATAGAAAAATCTTTAAAATTATTAGAGAAATCAGAGAAATCACCTGAAAAGAAATATTCACGTTGGAAAACTAATACATTTGATAAGCTAAATATCTTAAGAGATTATGTAAATGACCATTCTAACAAAAAATTTACTTTATCAGATATAATGCACACAGTCCTCAACGAAATGCAAGATACATATAATATAGAATTTTCTGATTATATTAAAGATTATATGACGGAGAATAATTTAAAGGAAAAACCATATGATCTTGATGTTGTAAATTATTATAAAGATATAGAATGCATATATGATATGACACTTAATTCTATAATGAACAAACTTAACCTTTCATATAAATTTAACAAAAATATATTTGACGAATTAGCTGAGAAAATACCATCTTAATTAATCCTTATAGTAAATTAACGCTGAGAGAAAAATTAGACACTATTCCACACACCCTTATAAGTTATTAACTGATACATAAAACTTAAAATTTACCATTAAAGTCATTGATTTATCATAAAGATAGGGGTATATAAAAACTAATATATAAACAAATCTTCTACAACACTACTATTATCGAAAATAAGCCAAAATAAAATTCAGGCATATAAATTATCAAAAATAAAATAAAAATAGCTATATGGTCAAAATACAAGGTTGAAATTTTAAAGGTACTAATAAAATAATTTAATTAAAATACTTATTATTCAAATAAAAAATAAAAATCATAAAAAATAAATAAAAGTAAAATGCACATACATTATTTTAAAAGATATTTTAAGCAATATAATATATATTACAAAAAGCATATTGAATAAAGAGAAAATGCTAATGAGAGAATATTATATTGAATATTTATTAATAAAAGTTGAAACACAAATAAGCATAAGCAATAAAATATTAACAAAAAAATAAGAGTGTAATTTAAATCATTGTTATTAAATTAATCATAGTAATTAAATTATCTGTAAGAAGTGACACTTTTTTGGTCACATCTTTCTCTACACTTGGGGAGTGTGCGTGCAAAAAAGTGTCACTTCTTACATGATGGTGAATTGACTTATTTATATTTAATACTTTTCACTTCCATTTAGAGAATATATATAACGAATGATAAATGAAAGGAAATAAATTAATGCAATTATGGTTAAGTGAAAAAATATATAAATCTGACAAAATATCTAATTATGGCTTAGGTGTTTATTGTGCAATAAAAACTCTTTTACCAAATGAAGAAATAAAGACTATATGTATAACTACAGATATACTTGCATATCAACTGAAAAAAAATATTCATTATTCAAGAAGATTTCGTGAAAATATAAAGATGGGATATAAGGAACTATTAGAACAGAATGTGATAAAAAAAATTGATTTTAATGGAAAACATGATGTTATTGATTGTTCAAATTTATTTATTACAAAAGAAGATGAATATTTTACAATTATCAAATATCAAGAATTGCTAAAATTGTTTGAGTTAAAAAATATTGATAATTTTTTATTACTAAAATATTTTATATATCTTATAAGTACGATTAGTTCTAGTATTGATGTTTATATAGATCCCTATCAGCATAAAAGTCGTGTAGTTGGAAATCTTCCCATTGATTATATATCTCAAATATCCAGAATCACCCAAAAGTCTATTGTAGAATACAATAAAATCTTGGAAAATATAGGACTTATTTATATATACAGGCAAAATGACTTTATTATTAATAAAGATACAGGTGAAATTACCAGATTGACTAATGTATATGGTAGACCTGAAGATAAAATTTACATTGATACTTTTGCTATTAATCAACAAAAATATAAAGATTCTTATAGATATGTAGAGAATAATATAAAGAAAGCTAATGATAAAAGGCGATTTGCTCAAATATATAATCAAATTTATAAGAATAATGACTCTAAATATTCACAGGAAGAAATTCAACAAGTATATGAGTATGTATTGCAAGAAAATCATAAATATGAAGCACTTTATAAAAAGAATAATGATGAAACTTATTTAGAGAAAATTCGTGATGTTCAAATTTTTAATAAATATAACTTTTTAATAAAAGGAAAATGTTGAATATTGCAGGAAGGAATTGTAAGCAAAAATAAATATATAAAATTTAAGTGTTTTATCATTTAAAATAGAGAATGTATTATTGCATCACTTATCACACTCTCATCTTATATATATTGTAACTACATATTATATTTCAGAAAGGAAAAATTATTTATGAAACAGAAAGAACTAAAAATTGATCCTGAATTAAAGGATTTATTACCACCTCTCACTGATAACGAGTATGAACAACTTGAAAAAAATATTATAGAAAATGGATTTGACAAAAATTTTCCGATTATGGTTTGGAATGGTTTTATTGTAGATGGTCATAATCGTTATTCTATTTGTAGAAAACACAATATTGAATATGTTGTTGGTACTCTTGCTTACGAAACTAAGGAAGAAGTTATGGAATGGATGCTTGACATTCAGCTTGGTAGACGCAATTTATCTCCTATTCAAAGAATTGCGGTAGCTGAAAAATATAGACCTATTTATGAAAAACAAGCTAAAAAGAATCTTATAAATGCTGGAAAAATGTTTGGAATCAGAAAAGAAAAAGACGAAAAGCCTTTGCAGAATTCTTCAAAGGCTATTGATAAAATTGATGTACGTGCAAAATTAGCAAGTACAGCAGGTGTTTCTACTGATACTTATTCTAAGGGGAAAAAGATTCTTGACTCTGATAATGAGAAATTAAAAAAAGAAACTTTATCTGGTGAAAAGAGTATTAATGCAGCATATAAGGAATTACAGAATAAAAATAAAAAAACAATAGCTTCTAATAATTTAAAAGGAGAATGTAATAACGAACCATCTAAAGCAATACAAACTACTTCATCTAAAGCTAAAGTTAGTGATGAAGTCAAACAAATATGTGAAGACCTGAAAACTGAAAAGACAAAAGAATATCTTGATTCTATTTGGAACTATAAGATTTCTATTATTGAATGTATGAATGCTAATTTTGAGACATATTATGATGGATTTGTTAGCATTCTCAATGATATGGAAAATAAAGTTACTAAATTTGAATTAGATGAATGTATTGTCAATGCAGAGAATAATGTAATGAAACTATTGAAAGCTATTGAATTGGCGAAAAAAACGACTTTAAAAACGGAGGATTAAATTATGAAATTAAAAGAAGCTTTAAAAGTAACAAATACTAAAGGATTGGTTGAGAAAAAAACTGAAAGAAGAAGCGTATCAATTGATAAACTTGATTCTATGCTTAATTATCAACGAGATATTGATATGCAATTCGTAGAAGAAAAAAGTAAAGATGGTGTTTTTAAAGAAAGTAATGTAAGTATTGTACTTGTCAGCGTTAGAGCTGATGGTTCTATGAAAGTCTGTGATGGTCAACATACAATTGCTATTCTTAAAAAACGTGGATATACAACAGTTGAATGTGAATTAAGATATGGACTAAGCGAAGAAGAAGAGAATGATTGGTTTAGTGATGAGAATACAAAAAGACGTGGACAATCACGTAAGCGTACATTAACTGCACAAATTCATGGTACATATAATGAGCATAAAAATGAGCAAGATTTTTATAACTGTTTCAAATCTATTGGTTTTAAACTTGATATTTATGGAGAAGTTGGAAATGATTTTAAAATTAAATGTCCAACTAAGTTATTAGAGGTATATAAAGAATACAGTAACTTAGAAAAAGTTGATAATTTTATTGAATGTCTTGATATTATTAAATCTTGTTTCAGAGGAGACCCACTTTCTTTACAATGGGGATTTGTTCGTGGAATGTTTGATTTCTATGAAACTTATATTGATGAATTTGATAGAAAACGACTTGTAGAAGTGCTTTCTCGTGAAAGTATAATTGGACTAAAGAAAGAAGCAGATTCTGATTTTCGTACAAAGAAAGCATCTTTAAGATATGCTAAATTGTTTGTTGAAAAATATAACTATAAACTCACTAAAAAGAGAACATTAAAAATGAGTAAACTTGAAGATTAGAATAGTAAAGTAATATACTCTTCCAAATTGAGTAAAAATATCATAAGCAGCCATCTTAACAATTCATTAATGTATAAAATATTTATTTACTTTTTTATAAGACGTATTATCAAAAACACAGTGACATTTTCTTTAGTAGGATTTGTCACTGATACTTCTAATTTTTATTAACATCTCACCACTACTCCCATCTCTATCTAACAACTATCTATATTTCATTATTAAAAGCAATATTCAATTATAAAATCCAAAAATAATAATAATGCAACTTATAAACATAACACCACAAAGGAGTTTGTCTATGGAAAATATTTTAAATCAAAAGGAGAATTTATTAAATGAACACAATTACACAGAGAAACCACATTAATTTTGGAGGAATTATTAGCACTGATGATTTTTCAACAAATGAACCAAATAAGAAGAGAATAAAAAGATATGCAGATGCTGATAGTTTTCAATCTGTATTAGAAGAACAAAAAAAGAAAAAACAAATGGAGGATAATTATAAAACTATGACATTCGAAGAATTAAAGGAATTAAAGATTATATCAAATACAAACGGAAGACCTGAACCTACTCTTACTGATAAAAAATGGCAACAAGAATTTAATGCTAGAAAAATGTTTGTTACACCGTATCCACCTAATATTAAAAGAATGAATGCTAAATATTCTGTAGAATATGGAAGTTTAAGTGAAGAAACTACATATCATGGGAAAACAAATTGGCAAGAATATTGTTCATTTATCAATGATGTATTAAGAGTCATTGAAAGTGGTCAAATTGATTATGTTTATTATATTTATCAAATATTAGACTTACTCAAATTCCATTATAATGACTTAAATACTAAATATTGTGATGGATATTGGGAAGTTGAATTAAAAAAGAAGAAGAAAAATCTTTAATTTAAAGAGAATGTATTTATATGTTAAGTAAATCAGATTATAAATTTTTTGAAAAAGCAAAATATATGGCTACTATTTCTGATTATAAAAAAACGCATATTGGGTGTGTTGCTATTTATCAAGGAAGCATTGTTGGAGTTGGTTGTAATACCATTAAAACACATCCAATACAAAAATATTACAACAGATATCGTCATTCGTGGAATAAAAATGGTATAACTCCTACTCTTCATGCTGAAATAAACTGCCTTAATTCTATTCGTCATCTGAATATAAACTTCTCAAAAGTAAAACTTTATATTTTTAGAACAAGAGTTGATAAAGAATTCGGTATGTGTCGTCCATGTCCTAGTTGCATGGAAGCAATTAAAGATTTGGGCATTAAACATATTTATTATACAACGAATGATGGTTACTGTTACGAAAAAGTGAGGTAACACTATGGCTTGTGAATATTGTGGTAGATTAGTTGGACATGATTGTAGATGTCCTAACTATGAAATACCAAAATCACACTACTACTGCTGTTATTGTGGTTAAATGAGGAGAAATATTTAAAGAATGATAACGGAGAATGTATACATGATGACTGTATTCCTACTACTAATTTTATAATCAATTGGTTGGGATATAATTTTAAAACTATGGAGGATGATTTTGATGTTTGACGCTTTAAGAGTATTTTTTGATATAGATTATTCTAATTATAAAGAATATTATGTGCCGATCGAGCAGATTATTTTAACGAATGAATTCTTAAAAATACATCCAAATTGGAGAAAATATAAGCACATTAGAAACGATTTTATTAATACAGGGATACTTGAACCTATTAAAATTAATAGAAATTATGAATTAATTAGTGGGTACTACTCCTATCTTATATTAAAAAGCTATGATTTAGGTAAAGTACCTGTATGGTTTGATTAAAACAAATAGAAAACTCAAGTGAAGAATATTTATGAAGAGGTAAAATTATATGAATTTAAAAGAATCAATTGATTACAATGGAATTGGATTAGAGATGAAATTTCTACAGAACAATTAAAATATGTTGCTTTAAATTTTAAAAAGGCGGTGAAAAAATAATTTGAGTGAATATGGAATTAAGATTAAAAATATTAGTGCTGGCATGTTATATGATGTAAATCTTGGCACACGAGACTATTTTACATATACTGATGCTATGCTCAATAACAGCTTGTTTAGTTTTTTCTTACAAAAAAATGGACTAAATATTTATAAAGGCGAAAGTACACGAGATATAATTTGTCTTGATTATGAATTTGGAAGTCGTTCTTATGATAATGAACGTGGTCGTTTAGAAAAGTTATTTAATGATACTGATGGCGATTCTAAGGAACGCATCAAAAAGGCACTACAAAAGGTTGAAGATAGGAAAGATTTATATAACGAAAAATCAAGAGATGAAATTCGAGAATATTTTTACGAAAATGGTGTCAATGTTACATATAAACAAAAACGTAAAGACGGAACTATAAAAGAAGAGACTATTCATTACGAAATGCTTTTTCGTACAAGTGCTAAAGCGAAACTTGGACAAGTTATTTTTATAAACAGTAAGTTATATAATATTGCGTATGATTGGCTGACAATTGGACTCGGAAAGAAAATGAAACATGATAATGCAAAAATCGTTGAAATGTCAGCTTATGCACCTCTTACTACTTCTACCATCATAGGTACACTTCATATGCCTGTCGAGGATATTTTAATTCTCAAAGACCAAGATTCTTTTTTTGAAACAATGACAAAAGTTGTTAAAGCAGAAGAATACAAAGTTGAAGTAAAAAAGAAAAATAAAGAAACTAACAAAAATGAAAAAGTTATTGAAAAACGTAAAAAATGTGTTGTATCGGAAGAAATGCGCCAGGTAAAAAATACAATTTGGGATGGAATGGCATTGATCGAGGCTGATCCTAATTATTTTCGTCTACCATCTTATATTAACGGAATGGCGTTACTTAGAAATCATCTTTTTAAGGCGTGTGCTTTTAAGAGTTATCTTCAAAAGTTCTTTAAAGACTGGTGTGAGAAAAATGGATATGATTATGCTACATATCAGATTCAAGACATGTTTGGTAAATGGCATTATTTAAAAGATATTAAAATGATTACTACAGATAATGCAATCAAATGGAAGAAATTTCAAGATCTCATGGGTAATAATATTACAGAAGCTTATGAATATTGGTGCAAAAGAATTCATGTAGATGGTGATATATGGGGTATTGTTAAAACAGATCATCCAAGTAAATTAGGTCAATATCAGCAGTTAAGTTATCAGATGATTAATACTCTTCCTTGTACAAAGGATGACGTAAAAGATATTGCTCAGACTAGCATTAATTATGTTGAATTATTGAAACGAGACAACGATGAATTCGAAAAGTTCCTTAGAAAATACGCCAATGAAGTGAACCATTATGAAATGCTTGCTGATTTATATGCTCAAAATCATGAGTTTGGAAATAGTAAATTTTTTAGATACGAAAAGAAAGAAATTATTAAACAATATGTCTTTAAAATGCGAAAAGGAAAAATTATGGTCAATGGTGATAACTTGACTGTTTGTGGTAATCCTTATGCGCTTCTACTTTATTCTGTTGGCGAGGATTTTGAAAAAGATTCAACACTTTCTCAAGAACCTAATTGTATCCAATGCTATACTAAACGTTTTGACGACGATGAATATCTCGCAGCGTTTAGAAATCCACATAATTCTCCAAACAATATATGTTATTTACATAATGTTTATTCAGAAGAAATGAATAAGTATTTTGCATTTAGTAAAAATATCATAGCCGTTAATTGTATTCATACGGATATTCAAGATAGAGCAAATGGAATGGACGAAGACTCAGATTTTATGCTAGTTACCAATCAACCGACAATGGTTGAATGTGCTAAAAAATGCTATAAAAAGTTTTACACAATTGTAAATGCATTACAGGAGTCTGGAATTACTTATAATAATACAAAAAAAGATTATGCTGCGATGGATAATAAATTCTCGAAATCTCGTATGGGAATTGGATATTCAAGTAATTTGGCACAGTTAGCTATGACATATTATTGGACTGAATTACAAAAGGATAGTCCTGATGAAGCAAAATTAAAAGAATTGTATGATAATTTTATTATTCTTTCTGTTCTTGCACAGGTTATTATTGATGGATGTAAAAGAGAATATGAAATTGATGGTAATAAAGAAATTGATAGAATCAGCAAACTTCCTTGTATGAGCATTAAACGAGTCGCTGGATATACCGATTCAGGCAAACCAAAATATAAAAAATACGACTTTCCTGAATTTATGAAGTATACACGAGAAATTAAGTATACAAAAGATGGTAAGGAACTTCCTCAAGAAGAAATTGACGAATCAAAGAATAAGCTTAAAAGTCGTATTAATCGAGAGTTGTCATGCCCTATGAATTGGCTTGAAGATTGGATTAATAAGATCCAAAATTCCTCTACTATTGAAACAATCCCAACAGAAAAATTTTTCAAAAAAATGAAAGGAAAACCAAATAATAGACAAATGACAAAGATACGTTCTATTATTGAAGAATATGACAACTATATTAAACAATGTTATATATCTAATTTAGATTCAGAGTTATTGAATGAATGTATTGTTGAAAGAACAAAAGTTTTAATTCAAGATATGAGTAATATAAAGATAGGAAATATAACAACAATAAATAGATTAATAGAAATGGCATTAGGATTGGAAACTTCTGTAGGGATGAGTAAAAACACTAAAGGTAAAGGGATTAAATATACCAGAAAGATTTTAAATGTTTTGTACAAAACAAACAAAGATAAGTTTCTTCTAAACTTTTCATAGGTATTTTTGCATAAATTTTACCGAATTAACTTGTATATTTTTAACAAAAACGTAGTAAAATCAAGGCTTTCAGCGTTTCACTCAATGGGTGTAATATGGAGGGAAGAAAGCGCAGAGTTGCGTTAGTAAACTCCCACGCTCTTTTGCCAAATGCGTGTAAAAAAATAAGGGCTTGCAAGTTTAAAACGTATACTAGGGGCAGACGTATCATTATCTGCCCCGAATATAAAAAACAATAAAATCAGCTTTTCTTCATTACCACGCTAAAGAATATTATTAGCATAAATATTCGTGGTAGATGATAAACACATTCTGCCCTAGGGGTATTACATAAAACGATTTTATTCATTTATTTCTCTCATTTTATCTAATTTTAGTGGTAAGCATTTTGTAAAAAAAATTCACGCTTGCCACTACTACTTTTCCCATATAATTCAATGGTAGAACAACGGACTGTTAATTCGTAAGTTATTGGTTCGAATCCAATTGTGGGAGTTTCTACTTTTTGTAGATAAACGGCAGGTTTCGTGTCGTAAGATATTTATATCTTAAAATAAGCCTAGTGATAGGTACAAAGTGGTCTTAATTAATGTATTTTAAAGACTGCGACTATATTCAAATATAGTTTGACGGAAAACCAATAGAACCTACACCTTTTCTAAGTACCAAGAGCGACTGCGGAGGTATATGTTACGGTGGATGTCTTGAAATAGGCACTAAAGAACGCAGAAATGCGTATTGGTTCATTGTTTTTTAGCACGAATTTCGCAAAAATAAGTGCTAAGAAAATTGTATGTAACTTTCTTAAGTCGAAAGATAGGAAGCTTATTACAAAGTAAGACGATTGCAAGTCAAGCAGGGTGGTGATGATTGGGCTGTACTCAAAAGGTACAGATGGTCAAATGTACACCTCATCATCCATATAAAATATTAACATACTTTTGGTTTTGGATTTAAATTATATCTTGACAAAAAAGGAAAACAAAGCAAAAGTGTGTGCGACTATGAAGAGAAAAGCAACTTATTGTCATGAAATATGGACACATATAGCACTCGCAAGGTACTATATGAGAAAGTACGATTAATTGCAACCGTAAAAGATTAGCACTCTTTGAACCTCGCAAGGGACGATGTGATGAAAGAAAATCTATAACACTTCGTAGTAAGAGTTTGCCGATAGCCACTGAAATCGGTGTTGCTTCTAACTACAAGCTAATCGCTTGTGTGATAAATTATGTCCAACCATAATAGATGTTAGTGTTTTAGGTCAATATCTCAGCCTAAAGAATGTTAAAAGAACCTTATACTTTGGTATAGGGTTCTTTTATTTTTGCGAATGAGCTCAGTTAGTAGATCACACGTTTCATAAGCGTGAAGTCGTAGGTTCGAATCCTACAATCACAATTATTCTGCATATTGCAGAAAATATAAAGTAAAGGACGTGAATATTATAATTTTAATTTCTAAATACGAAGCTTTCCAGCTTCAACAAATGGGATATCAGTTTGGAGCTGAAGTTGGTTTGCATAAAAGTAAATCTCGCTATCCAAAATATTATCTCACGCAAACAAAACGTACATTGAATGATTTGCGTAAGATTAGAAAAGCAAATCTTGTTAAATAATATTTAATTTTATGGAAGGAAATGAAAAAATGGCAAAGTCAAAACTTAGTTTTGTTAGAACTACAACAGATAAATTATCAGTAAAAACAGGTACTCTCTCAGAAGATTGTACTACTATTACTTACACTGATGAAAATGATACAGAGCAAACAGTAAAAGTTGTTGATTTACTTGCACCTTTTAAAAATCAGATAATTGATTTTACTGTTGCATTAAAAACCGATGAGGAGCTTGATGTTCCTGTTGATGAAGAATAGAGAGTTGGTGAATGATTGTTTAATTTTGAAGAAGAATTAGCAAAATATGGACTAACTCAAGAAAAGTATGAACAGCTTTTAAATGACTGTTCAAATAAAGTTCAGAAAATTAGTGATTTAGATTGGTCTGAGATTTGCGAAAAATATAATCTTGATTTTAATCCTGATACAATCAGAAAAGGTTCTCAACCACCACTTATAGGCTCGGCTTTTGTTGCTGAATATTATAAATGGAAAGAAAGCCAACGAAATTTTGATAATAAAGAAGATGGTTATTTTAAAGAATTACAAGTTCAAAAAAGAGAATTACAAAAAGAACGAGTAAAACTTCAGACAGAAAAACTAGAATATAATAAATGGCTTCGTGAAGATGCTAGAGATGAGCTTATCACAGAAAAAATCTGTGAAGCCATTACTACTCTTCCGCCTTTATGTATTCCAAAATACGTTAAACCAGTACATAACAATAAAGCTTATTGTCTAGTATGGGGCGATGAACATTATGGTGCCGAATTTGAATTGAAAGATTTATTTGGAAATATTATTAATTCTTATAGCCCTGAAATTTTCGAAGAAAGAATGTGGGATTTATTTAATCAGACTATAGAAATTATAAAAAAGGAAAATATTGATACTCTTCATGTGTATTCCATGGGTGATTTTTCTGATGGATGTCTTAGGGTGTCTCAACTTATGAAGTTAAGATGTGGTGTAGTTGATGGCACTATTCAATATGCAAATTTTATTACAAATTGGCTTAATGAACTTACAAAATATGTACAAGTCAAGTTTCAAATGACAGATGGAAATCATACTGAACTTCGACAACTCGGACAACCAAAAGGTACATTCACAGAAGATAATATGGGTAAAGTTGTTAGAAAATTCATAAAAGTAAGATTGGAAGATAATCCAAATTTCACCTTTATCGAGAATCCCACAGGATATATTTATGGACAACTTGCTTGTAATACTATAATGGGAATACATGGTGAAGTACGCAATATGGAACGAGCGTTAAAGGATTTTTCACAAATTTATAATGTTCCAATTCAATATTTGTTTGCAGGACATTTACATCATTCAAAAATCGAAGAAGTTGGTATTAACTCAGAAGTGATTAATGTTCCATCTATCATTGGTGTTGACCCATACTCTCTTTCTTTAAATAAAACTTCAAATGCTTCTGCAAAATTGGTGGTATTTGAACAAACAAAAGGAAAAATATGTGAATATACACTTAAACTAAACTAAAAATACATTGGAGTAGTTAATATTACTACTCCTTTTTTTGAATTAAAAAAACGAAAGGAAATTTATATAAATGAAAAAGATTGACGTTATTGAAAAATTAGCTAATGAAAGAGAAATTACAAAAAAGGAAGCTACAGAAATTGTAGATACTGTTATTGATATTATTAAAGCAGGTATTAAGTACGATGGTGAAGTTGATTTTTATGGCTTTGTTAAGTTTACAAAGGTTCATAAAGATGCTACTACTGCTCGTTCACCAAAAACAGGTGAAATAGTTGATGTACCAGAGAAAGATGTTCCAAAGGCTAAATTTAGCTCTACTTTCAAAAAAGAAATTGCCTAATTAAGATTGGTGGTGAATTATGAATACATTATATTTTGAAGATTATGAACAATTCGTTGAAGATATTTTTTTAGCTGATGATGAATATTCTATTAATATTGTTGCCAAATATTATGACGCAAAAGAAATTGTTAAGCAACTCATTTTAATTGGGTATGACATTGGTTCAATTAATGAACTTTCAGATACAGATGTTAATGGCTATTCTGATGAATACATTATATCAGTATTAGATAATGATATTTGGGTGTCTCCTGCAAAACGTGGGAATAAATATTTAAATATTGAAACAGACGGTTGTTTTGTATTAAATGATTGTAATTCTAAAATACTTTCTAAAATTGATGCTGATGATATTTTTGAAGTTATAATTGGTGAAGAAGATTTTGAAGATGAAATTAAGGATTGCGATGGTGATTGTGAGCATTGTTGTTGTAATGATAAATACAATTTAAGTAGCAATTCTTCTGCTACTACTGCTTCTTCTACTTCTCATTGTTTTGTGAATGGAAAAGAAGTTACTAAAGCTGAATATGATGAAGCAATTAAAAATATTTCAGGTTTTCTTAACTTCGTGAATAAGGTTTGGAATATTATTTAAATATTTTAATTTTTGGAGTGTGTGGTGAAAATCACACGCTCTTTTACATTGATATGTAGCTCAGTCGGTTAGAGCATCTGTCTGATACGCAGAAGGTCGCAAGTTCGATTCTTGCCATATCAACTTTTGAAGTTCCTATAATGGAACAGAGAATATAGAAATAGGTCGGATGGATAATCTGGTAAAGAGTTATATAGGATGGCTTATGCTCTCCCATCTCTACCTTCGTTAGTGGAACGCATGTATAGGGTATACTCCTATCGCACTAACTAACGGAGAGGTTCATGTCGTGAGACAGCATTAATTCCTCTCCTTTACTAAGAATTTTCTATTAACAAAAAGAGGATTTATTTTTAATGAATGAATTAAAAATTAATGGAACAATGAATCAAACTATTACAACACTTGAAATTGCAGATATGCTAGGAATGAAACATTATAAGATACTTGAAAAATTAGAGGGTACAAAAGACGGGAAAACAAAGGGAGTTATTGAAGTTTTAACTCACCACGATTTCGTGGTCAGTGATTATTTTATTCCGTCTACATATCAAGACGCTAGTGGAAAAGAGAATAAGTGTTATCTTGTAACAAAGCTGGGCTGTGATTTCTTAGCCAATAAGTTTACAGGTGAAAAGGGAGTGATTTTCACAGCTAAATATGTTAGACGCTTTAGAGAAATGGAAGAACAAATAAAAAATAGCTACAAACTACCAACTACATATAAGGAAGCATTATTACAATTAGTTGAACAAGTTGAAGAAAATGAAAAATTATTAGCTGATAATAATCACAAACAAGAAGTTATTAATGGTTTTACAGATGATACTGATATTTATAAAAAGAAAGATATTATAAATAGAATTTGTAAACGAAAAAATGGAAACTATGCAAATAAATATAAAGAACTATACAAATGTTTTCGAGAAAATTTCCATATTGATTTAGAAGCAAGATGCGAAGGATATAATTTAAAACAGGCTAAGAAAAAAGACAGATTATCTGTTATAAAATATGCCGAACAATTTGGATATATTGATGATTTATATTCATGTTGTACAAAGTTATTTGAAGCAGAAATTGATGACATTTTGGACGAAATTAATAAAATACATAGTTAATTGATGTTTTTATAGTCAGTCTGTGGACTGTGTGAACGTTGCCATCTTATAAATTATCCAAATAGTTTTCATTTAATATATGGCGAACGAAATAATACACCTGAACAGATAAAAGAATTTATACAAAATTATAAAGAAGGAAATCAAGGAGCGGTTTAGTGTTTAACACAACTGCTTCTTTTTATTATGAAAGGAAGTGAGATTTATTGGCTAGTAGAGGTCGTATTTATCATAATTTTTATAAAGAGGAATTATGGGAACAAGTAAATAAAGAAAATAAAAGAATAATGAATGATTTTCTTCAAGAATATAAACAGAGAAAAAAGAGTAAAGGAACGATTGCAGGTTATCACAATGATCTACGCATTATTATGATTTATATACTTCGAGAGCTAGATAATCGTTGTGTCCTTGATTTGAAAAAGAAAGATTTTCGTAATCTTAGCTTGTATTTTACAGAAGAATGTGAGATGTCTGCCGCAAGAACAAATAGACTTAAAAGTGCAATAAATAGTCTTCTTACATTCTGTGAAGATGATGATGATTATGAATATGAAATAAATTATGCTAAAAAAGTTCACGGAATACCAAAATCCCGCGTAAAGGATGATGATAATGATTTCTTTTTTACATATGATGAATTTATTAAGGTTAGAGATATTCTTGTAGCTAAAGAGAAATGGCAGTTAGCAACATTATGGAGTATAGGTTTTGATTCTGCTGGGCGAAAAAATGAGCTATTTCAAATCGAAAAACATGGTTTATTAGATGGAAATAAAACAAATATTGTTGTTGGTAAGCGTGGTAAGAAATTTCCACTTGTGTATTTAGATGATACTAAAGAAATTATTAGAAAATATCTTGAGTGGCGTGGAGATGATGATATTGATTCATTATGGATTAAAGGTTCAGGTGATAACAAACAACCAATTTCTGATTCTAGTGTTTTATATGATAGAATTGTAAGTATTTCAAAAATTTTATCAGAAGTACGTGGTGAACCTTGTAATATCTTTACTCATACTATGAGACATAGTAGATTAGAGTGTCTTTCACAAGGAACAGATTTAAGACTACTTGATGAGAATGGAAATCCTAAAAAGTTCCCATTGGAACAGATACAAATATTTGCACATCATTCAGATCCTAGTACAACGCAGGGTTATTTAAAAGACCATTCGGAAGATACTATCAATTCAATGTTTGGAATTTAATGTATGTAATTTGTGAAGATATTAATGAATCTGATGAAGCATTTATCTAATTTCTGCTTTACATCCCCCTTTTTCTATGTTATAATACAATATAAGAAAACAAGCAAATCCCGTTAGACGGTTTGAGTCATAATGTGGTAGTTATGGCTAAATAAATCAATATTATTTAATGCAAAGTAACCGCTTATTTCTCAAGGCGGTTATTTTTGTGCATTAATTTATCAATAAGGCGAACTATATATGTAGTGAATAAACCACTAAGAATTCTGCCAATAATTCCAATAATAAATTGTGCAACTTCTGTCACGTATTATCCTCCTTTGTAAGTATTTCCTACATGATGTCACGAGGATATCTATAATAAACAGAACATCACTGTTCTGACGTGACTCAAAACCGCCTATTAACCATCCCATCTAGCCTAAATGAAATGATGGAAATTTGCTTGTCTATTTTATGTTATCACATCTGACATTTTCTGTCAAAACATTTTCCTAAAATCGAAAAATATACAATAAAATTAATTGCCGAATGCTCTGAGAAATCATAAGAACTCAACAAGGCTCTGTGAAAATCAGACAGACCGATAGCACTATTAAAAAATCTTGGCATTTGCTATTCGTGTAGCATTATAAGTCCTACTATTCTTTCTTACAACATCTAGGGTCTTTTGGTGTTTCTCAACACTCATAAATGAGATATTAGCTTGTGCAAGCTACTTAATGCTCTGATAATTCTATAGAGAATTCGTCTCTCTGCGTCAATGAGAACCTTTAATTTAGTAATTGACTGATGTACTGTCATTCTCCGCTGCGGAGAGTTTAAATATGAGCAGAAAAATGGAATATCAGTACATAGCTAGTGTATTTTGGCTGATATAAGTTTCAATCTCCATCTCGTGCATTGGTTAGCGAGTAAAAACGATTAAAAGTGATTTAGACAAGCATGAATTAAGTTGTCAATAAGTAATTTTATTCTAAATAACTGGATGTGTACAGTCCAATGTCAGATAGTTAGTGCTTCATTCTGACATTAATATTTAATATGGAGATATAGTGCTGGAAGCCGTCACCTGTGGAACACCCACAAAGGTTTGGGTTCGATTCCCATTATCTTCCATCATCGTTTATTGATTAAAAGATATAGTTTAGTAAAATTTAAGAAAGGAACATTTCGCATGGCAAGTAGACTAATTATTGAACAAGAACCATTAAAAGTCGGACAAGTTCGTAAAGTAACTTCTAATAATGGTGAAAAAATAGATTCCATTACATTACTATTGAATAATAATGTGGAAATTTTATTCGTGCCTCGTAATGATGGAGTATTGGACTTTTCTGTAAGCGATCCTAGATTTGACACGTCCAATTTAGATTGTACAATCAGTGAAGATGTTTTGCGAGATTTCTTCATAGCTATTAAAGATGCTTATAGGCAAGTTATAACAAATAACGAAAGTGAGGAAAATTAAAAATGAAATTAAACATAAAGAAAACTATTGAAGATAATATTATCACTGTTGATATTGCAGTTGCCGAACTTGGAACTAGCACAAGTACATCCGAGGAAGAAGCTCAGATTTTATCAGATTTTCCTAGAAGTATCAAATTTTCTGACATTGATTTTAAAGCAAATATGAAAATTGATAGTTCATCAGGGGATCCGATTGTTGTTACAGATCCAGCAGACCATTCAACTGTTGAAGAAGTAAAAATTGAAAACATTATCAACAAGGAATATCCTATCAATGCAGACATGAATATTGTAATGTCTTTTGATGTCACTAAAATTCCTACAAGCGCATTAAATACTGTTTTTGACACAGTTGAAAAACTTGGTAAAGGATATGCAGAAGTATTTTCAACTAAAATTCAGGAAGAAGTTGGCAAAAAACTTACTGAACTTAGAAGTTTAAATACTAAATTTGAAGGTGAAACAGAAGTTGTTTTATAAATATATGGATGCTACTGCTACTCTTATTTGATTATTTGTTAAATTGAATAAAAAGTCAACAAAAGAGTCATTTCATTTGAGATGGCTCTTTTTTATTATGTCTAAATTATTATCTTATGTAGGGTAATTGCCCTATTCTTTTGAAAAATTTCATATCAATAAGAATCCTTTGAGTAATCGTTGCAGCGATTGCTCTACATAAGATAACAATTCGTTATCTGCAAGTAACGTATAGACAAAGATAAAGTGTTTCGCTACTAAATGCGAGGAAAGGATTTATATTGATTAAAAAATTTACAAAACGACAATTACTAGACCAGTGTGGATTTACTACAGATGAAACACAAATAATTTTGGATTATCAAAAGAAACTACCAATATTATTGAAAGATAATACAGATGCATTAAGTACAAATGCAAGAGATTTATTTACTCAATTAAATGGAAATAATACAAAAACAAAATTTACTGATTGGGCGAAATATAATATTGTCAAGCAAGACTATTTAATTGGAACTGACTATGAAGAATTTTACGAAAAAGATGGCGTTCGTTTTGAAACGAACGGTGAAAGTGCACAAAAATTAAGTTCAATGGGCGTTAGAAAGAATTATTTATTATCTATTGAACTTGCAAAAGAAATTGCTATGTTTTGTGGTGCAGCATTACATGCAGGTAAAGAATTAAAAGAAAACAGTAGACTTACTCGTAAATATTTTATTTTAATGGAAAAGGCAGTTAAACGAAATGCTAAATGGGAACTCATTCGTTATCCGCTTCGTCAAGGTTATAAACAAATGCAGAAAGCATTAGATGAATACATGATGCGAATGGTTCAAAGAAATGCAGATGATTGGGACTACAAAATTGAAGCTGATGCGATTAACATAATTGCCAGTGGATTTCCAGCAAAAGAAATTCGTGCCTATATTGGATGCAGAGACAATATTACAAGAGATAGTCTTACTACTACATATAATGAATATTTATTAAAACTCCAAGAGTGGAATATTTTATTTCTTGGTATGAATATGAATCGTTATGAAAGATATTCAAAGTTAAAAGAATCGTTTGATATATTCTTTCCTAATGCTGTTTCTATTAAGGAAGATGTAGATATCAATAAGATAAAGGAAAATAAACAAAAATTGCTTGATGAAGTAAAATCTAAAGTGATGAAGACAGCTTAACCATAGCTGTCATTTTTATACTTATTTTTTAAGGAGAGTAGCTACACTACTACTCTCCTACTATTTATACACCTTTAGTTTAATGGTAGAACAAACGTCTTCAAAACGTTATGTAAGGGTTCAACTCCTTTAAGGTGTGCTTAAAATTATAATTAATCGGTATATAATGTTACACCCGATATAATTACACGAAGACTATGATAAGTTCCGTCCATAAAGTATTTATCATTATTATAATATCTTATTTCAAGCCACTCCGAATCCTTAATATTAATTTCAGGAATTTCTATTTGACTTATTGTTCGGCTAAGTGCAGATGAAGACCATAAAGAATTAAATTCATTTTCATCACTTTTAGTTCCTATTTCAATCCATCCTTTTAATTGAGTATCTCTTCTATTTTCACTTTCATCAGAAATAGCAATAATACCATTTAAAGTATTATATTTTTTTTCTAAATAAAAAGTAGCATATCCATAATTTGATTTTCCCTCTGCATATGTAATAAATGAATTTGTAGTAGAATACTTATTTCCAACCGTATCTTCCAATGGTTTATCCTGATTTTGAGTAAAAAATCTTGAAGCAGATATTTTAATGTCTGATAATTTAATTGGCTGATTATTATTTATTTCGTTTATTTTATCGTTAAGCATTTTATCATTATTGACAAGAGTTTTACCATTTTTTAATAATTCAATAGCTTCATCGTATTTTCTTTGAGAAATAAATGAATCTGCATTTGATAATAATATTGAAATATAATCATCTGAATATTTTGTGTATAAAGCATCAATATCTGTCGAACGTGATTTTGAATTTTTTAAAAGTGTTAAACATTGTTGATAATTGGCTTCATTCCAATATTGTGTAGCATTTTGGATAGTCTTATTTATCTCATCTGCTGAGTTTTGTTGATTAATTAAAGCTTCTTGTTTGCTTATTTCTTTATTTAAAGACTCTATTTCCTCTTTGTCTTCTTTTCTTTCTTGATAAAATAGCCTCAAGTGCTTGTTTGTATGACATTTCTTTATCGACAAAATCAAAACGGGTTGTTATTGAATCCATAATCTCTCCTTCTGTAAAGTGATTTGTAATAATTCCTGTTACTATAGCCGCAATAATTGCTATTGCTAAATCTTTAATAATTTCTACTAACAATTTTACTCCTGAATTATCCATAATTTTCTCCCTCCTATTAGCAATTTATGTATTTATTTTAATACATAAATAAACAAAATGCAATTATAAAGAATTTATTTTAAAAATTTTGTTATAAAACAGAGAATAATTATATGTCAACTATGAGAGAATCATCTGTTTCATTAGCAGGTAGTTGAATTTTACAGAGTGAGAAGCTAAAGAAGTCATGAACTTTAGTATAGTAGATACTCGCACTACTCTCTCGCTCTTTATTTTTTTTAATTAGTTTTGCGAGTGGAAAGCGAGAAAATTATATGGGTTATACACATGGAACATCTTTGGATTCTAAAACAAGAATATGCACTAAATGCAATAAAAAATATCCAAATACTAATGAATATTTTTCTTATGCAAATAAGAAAATCGGTAGATTGAATGCTATATGTAAAAGTTGTCAAGCAATAATCAATAAAGAAAAAAGATTGAAAATTATTGAACAAAATAGAGAAAAAGATTTATTTTACTCAGGAACTCGTCATTGTAAAAAATGTGGACGTGATTTACCAAATAATAAATTATATTTTCCAATTGATTTAGCTTGTATAGATGGATTACGAAATATATGTAGAGAATGTAGTAAAAAAGAATCTGGATTTTTAGATCCTGATTATACAGTTTTTGAAAAATGGTCTGAAGCCGAAGATAAAATAATGTATGAAAATTATAAGGATTTTACAGGTGAAGAACTACATAATATATTCTTTCCAAATAGAACAGTAAGATCAATTGAATGTCATGCAGGTGTTTTAGGTATTGTAGGAAAAAATTATGAAACCAAAAATAGAGCTAATATTGCAAGAAGTTTAAAATGCAGTGAAAAATTAAAAGGAAGAATTATTTCACAAGAGGCAAGAGATAAAATTTCTGCCACTAAAAAAGAATATTACAAAACTCATGATAGTTGGTGGAAAGGTAGAAAGCGAAGTCCTGAACAATGCAAAGCTATTAGTGAACGTATGAAAGGCAAATGGGCTGGTGATAAAAATCCGAGACATATTAATCCTTTAAATGGCGAACTTAATGGTCGTTGGAAAGGTGGTATTTTACCTACATATACGGAACTTCGTTCTGATACAAAAGATTGGTTCAACGAATCAATGGAGTTTTGTAATTATAAATGTGTAATTACTGGTGGTGAATTTGACAATGTACATCACACAACTGCCTTCAGGGATATTGTTGATGAAGTTTTTAAACTAACTGGTATAGAAGTAAAATCAAAAGTATGTGATTATGGCGAAGATGAATTTCAACTTCTAAGAGAAGAATTGAAAGACTTACATATAATTTATGGATTTGGAGCTTGTATAAATAAGGACATACATAAACTATTCCATGATAATTATGGATATACGAGATTTTCTCCATATGATTTCTTAGATTTTGTATATAGGATTGATATTGGAGAATTTGATAAATGGTTTAAGGAAAACAATTTACAAATTAATATTAACTACGATTATGTAGAATATTTAGAAAGCACTCTTACTGCCATTGCAGAGAGTACTTAATTTATTTGGATTAAAAAGGAGGTGGCTGTTAATTGGCTACAAGAAAAAGCACTATGCAACCAGTTAAATTAACGGCTGCTGAAGCTAGAGAAAAAGTTGAAGAGTTGCAGCATAAACTTGATAAATATGCAGGTACTGCACACTGTCCTATGTGTGATAAACATAAGGATATAGAATCAAAATTTTACTATGATACTGATCCTTTGCTTGGTGGAAAAAGTTTTTCGAGAATTTGTCGTGATTGTGCTCGTAAAATTGCGTTACGAGTTGATGAGCGTGGCGAAGAACATGAACCAACGAAAGAGTCTGTTCAAAAAGCATTATATTATCTTAATAAACCTTTCCTTGAAACTGTATGGAATGCAAGCATTCAAGAATCTGAAAATATGGTTACAGGTAAAGGTAAAGAAAATGTTTGGACTTCATATATCAAAAACATCAGTATGAAAAATTATGTTGGTCTGGGATATATGGATTCTGATATGTTTAAAGAGAAAATAGTTTACAAAGACGAAAAAACTTCACAAGAGAATAAAGATGAAGAGTTATCTGAGGATGTCGTTGAAATGTATAAAAAGAACAAGCGAACAGTCCTTAGATTTTTAGGTTATGATCCTTTTGAGAATGAACCAATTTCAGAACAACCTATTCTCTATTCTAAACTTGTTGGATATTTTGATGAGTCTGTAAAAGACGATGGATTGAAACTTGAAGCTGTAATTGAAATTGTACAGAGTTTTAAAGATGTAAAAACCATTAATGATACTATCTCACAATATAAGAAACAACTTGGTAGTAATCCAAGTGTCATATCAACAATTAAATCTTTAGCTGAAACAAAGCAAAAAATGATATCTTCTGCCCTTGCATTAGCAAAAGACAACGGAATATCTGAAAATAATAACAATAGAAAAAGTAAAGGAGCTGGTACTCTTACTGGCATCATAAAAGAATTACAAGAAATGGATTTGGACGGTTCTGAGGTGAATACTTTCGATTATGAAACCAATATGGCAATCGAAGATATTATGACAAGAAATCATCAGAACCAGTTAAAACAATTGAATCCTGATGAAAACGATTGGGAAAAAGAAGTTATTCATCAGAAAGGATTGTTATTTAATCTTCAAAAAGAAAGAGACAATGCTGTTGAATTTAGTAGGTTGTTAAAAAAAGAAAACAAAGACCTTAAAGATTTCTTATTTGAAAAAGGTCTTATAGATAAAAAAGGACAAGTAATCGAAGATGGTTGATGATAAAATTGTCCTAATGGGTGATTCTATAAATGAGTTTACTCCAAAGAATTTTACTTTTTTCAAAAAACCTACTTATTATGATATGTCTGAATTAAAATTAGAGGGTTTGAAAAAATTCTCTGAAATAATCCAGTGGGGGCGCAGAAACCCAGTAAAATTTTGTGAAAGATTTTTCGGTATCGAATTTCTTGACTATCAGAAATATGTATTTATGATGTCGTGGATTACACCAAATGTTGTTTGGTGTATGAGCCGTAACGCTGGTAAGACAACTCTAGGTAGTCCATTTCTCATGGCAAAAACAATGTTACTGCCCAAATTTGAGGGCTACATCTTGTCAAGCACAGGCTCTCAAAGTATAGGTATGATGAAGAAGATCGAGTCTATTGCAAAAAAAGAAATTGCTTCTTTTACTGGTTTGACAGATGTTTTTCTAAACGAACTTGTAAAAAGCTCAAACAGCGAGGGCTTTCGGCACGACCCAGCATCTTACTCCTTTAAACTTTATTCAGGATCGAGTTTGGCTACGGTCAACTCCAATTTTGATGGATCTCGTGGTCGAAGAAGTCGACTTAATTTCTATGATGAGGCATCATATGTATCTGAAGATATGTTTGCTGCTACTCTTCCATTTGTCACCCAGAACAGTGACTTCGCCCTTGGTGGTGATGTTGACGTAACATTACTTCCACCAAATTTCCCAAATCAAATTGTATGTGCAAGTTCAGCGGGTTCTATGGATGATGTCTTTTATAAAAGATATAAAGAAGCCGCAATGCACTCTATGGCAGGTGATAAGAATTATTTCTGTGCAGATATAGATTGTGAGGTAATTCTTCATGCCACTTATAATGGAAAGGTATATCCTGTCCCATTGCTTACACAAGCAAAAATTGATTCAGAAATGAAAATGAATCCAACTAAAGCTACTCGTGAGTATATGAATAAATTCGATTCAGACCTTGGTGATGACATTGCTGTAAAAAAATCACAAGTACTTAGAAATAGTATTGTTAGACCTCCCATGCTTGTTAATGATGATAATTCTCTTATGATCATCTGCTTCGACCCAGCCAAAAAAAAAGATAACAGCTTTGTGCTAGTTGGAAAATTATACAAAGATGATAAACGTGGTTGGCTATTAGATGTAGTTAATGGTATAAATTTAATTGATAAAGAAACCCAAAAACCACTTACTACACCTGAACAGGTTGCCATGCTTCAAGATATTATTGTTAGATATAATGGTTATGGTGTTCCTGATTACAAGAATATATATGGAGTATATATAGATGCTGGGGCGGGGGGCGGAGCTACCCAAATATGCGATCTGCTTTTTGATAACTTTTACGAAGCAAAACACAAAGGTGAAAAGGATTATGAACATCATGGATTAATTGATGCAAATTATAATTATGCTATTCCATATGTTAAAAGATACCCAGATGCTATTGATATTATTCGTATGCGTGAGCCAGCTAAATATAAAGCAATTATGTATTCTCAGTTATGTGAAATGATCGATCAGGATTTGATTAGTTTTACTGCTGAATATGATTATCATGGATATCTAACTATACTTGAAGAAGAAAACGATGAGGTTATTGAAAAGAATTATAAATTGTCCCTTGAAGAAGAGATTGGTCTTAGACAGCTTGATGCTATGAAAGAAGAATTAACCCATATATATAAGTATAAATCATCTAATGGAAATATTAGATATGATCTTGCACCAGGATTTGAAAATATTCTTCACGATGACCGTAGTTATTGTCTCGCATTAATGGGACACGCTTTGTTTACATTAAGAAGTCAAGACCAAGTAAGACAAAGAAGACCTCAAGAAAGCACTCAATCCCTTATTAACCGTCTTCCTATTCGTCAACCATCTCGTAAATCTTCATTCTAAAGAAAAACATTCTAACAATCTTAAAATATCAATTATAATTCCTACAATAATTCCAAAGAAAAGGAGGTGTTTAATAAAATAAATGACAAAGCAAAGAAAAGAGATGTCACAAACCTCTTCTAAGCATACAACAAAAAAACAACCTACTGCAATTGAGCGTAAACAATATATGAAAAATATAGAAAGACAAAATCAACAAAAACAACGATTTGCAGAAGCACAACAAGCCTTTAAGCAAGTTCGTGATGTGACAAAAACTGTTCGACAAACTTCTATTAGTTCATATAGTAAAGAAAATGTTATTAAATATTTACAAAATATAGATAGTTACGAAGATGAACTTCGTGGATTATCACGCTATCTTTTTTATCGTTCGCAAGTATATTTTCGTTTGGTTATGTATAATGCAACAATGTTCGATTTAAATGCTCGTTATGTTGTGCCTATTTATGACCCAACTCAAGATAATGATAAAGAAGCTATTTTAAAGTCATATTATGAAACATTACAGGTCTTAGAAAAAATGGACTTACAAAATCAAATGTTATCTCCACTTATAAACAATTTTATTGAGGATGTATTTTTTGGCTGTTGTTGGCTTGATGATACAGGAATTTTTATTTTAAAAATACCGCCAGAATATTGTAGAATATCAGGAAAATATTTTACTGGTGATTATTCATTTAGCGTTGATATGAGCAAGTATAAAAAATATGAAGATATTCTTAAATTTCTTGGAGACCCATTAGAGTCTATGTATAAAGCTTATGGTGGAGATAGTAAAAATAAATGGCAACCTATGCCAGATGAATATGCTCTATGTACTAAATCAAGAGTAGAATCTTGGGAAACAGTTGTTCCTATTTATAGTGGATTATTTATTGATTTAATCGGACTTCTTAATCTAGCAGACGTACAAGCTGTTGCAGATGAACAACAAATTTATAAATTAATCACCGCCACTATTCCCACTATTTCTGGTGCTGATGAATCTGATGCGTGGGCAGTTAATATTGATTTAGCAGTAGATTATTATAACAAAATGGTTGAAAGCTTACCTGATTACGTTGGAGCTGCTATTACTCCCATTCCTCTTGATACTATTTCGTTTTCTGACGACCAATCCACAGATACAACAAAAGTTCAAAAGGCAACTAAAGAAGTATTGAATACTTCTGGCGGATCTCAGATACTTAACTCAGCTTCTATTAGTGGGGCAGAGGCATTTAGGTCAGCAACCAGAGCAGATACAGAATTTGCCATTTCAGCATTACTTGGACAAATTCAAGGCTGGACTAATAGAATGCTTTCTTATCAATTATCCAATCCTGCTAAAGTAAAATTCTTTGAAGTTTCAGCTTATACAAAAGATGCCTTTAAAGAATCATTACAAAAAGATTTGCAATATGATAGTTCAAAGTTATTAACAATCAATGCATTAAACGGAATAAGCGAATTAGACACCTTATCTCTCTCGTTCTTAAGCAATGATATTTTAGATCTACCAAATAGATTAAAACCACTTGTGAGTGCAAATACTGTTTCCAACACAAACGAAAGTGGTGGGCAAGAAAAGTCTGATACAGAATTAACCGATTCGGGAAGTGAAACAAAAGATAAAGAAAAAAACAATAATTAGGAGTAAAAATGAAACAGAATTTTTTAAAAACATCTGATACTACTACTGCTGATAAATTAAAAATACTTGGGTTTCAAAATATTTATTTTGAAAATGGTATTTATACATTTTTGAATACTGATAAAATACAGTTTTCGGATGATATAGATAAAACAAAAATAAATTATAGCAATATACTTACATTCTGTCGCCTATAAAGGCGACTTTTATTATGTTGGAAAGGAGGATAGATGACTAAGAAAAATAACAAACGTCTTTTATTTATTGAAGATTTATATGACTTTTATTCCAATAAATACAAACGTTCAACGCATTTTAATGCAAAAAAAACAGGACATCAGATTTTTGTACAAGTACCTGCTGAATTTAAAGTTGATGAAAATTCTAACTATAAAGATGATTCTCTTTTATTTTGCAAAGTCAAGCTAATGCACTCTGGCGAAAACAGAAATCATTCTAGTGTAACAGATGAAGCATTGACAAAAGCCGCTAAGACGTTGGCTTATAAACCTATATTGGCAAACTTTGTAGAATATGAAGATGAAGAAACTGGCGAAGTATTAAAAGATTTTACATCTCACGATATGACACTAAATGATGATGGTACAGTAAATTATATTGAAAAGCAAATTGGATGTTTTACATATGATGAACCTTTTTTCGAAATAGAGGAAAGTACAGGTCATAATTTCTTATATGGTTATTGTGCTATCCCTCGTGAATATACAGATGCCACTTCTATTATAGAAAGAAAAGGTGGTACAAAAATTAGCGTGGAACTTGCCGTAAATGAAATGACATACAATGGAAAGGAACGTGTTCTCGAATTGACTGATATAGTCATTATGGGAGCGACTTTGCTTGGAAAAGATCCAGATACATTAGAAGATATTGGAGAAGGTATGTTAAACGCTAGGTTAGATATTGCTGATTTTAGTTCAAAGAACAATAGCTTATTTGAAGATTATGAATCAAAAATGGTTGAATTACAAGCACGACTTGAAAAATTAGAGACTGCTTGTTTTTACAATAAAAATGATAATTCAAAGGAAGGAGGAAGTAAAAACTTGAATAAATTTGAAGAATTACTTGCCAAATATGATAAGACAGATGATGATATAACATTTGATTATGCAGAAATGTCAGATGATGAATTAGTTGAAGCTTTTGCAAAGGCATTCGATGAAACTGATTCTGATGATACTACAGAGTCTGATAATAGCCCTTCTAGTTATGAAGATACTGATGAAAAAGAGGATATTTCTGAAAATCCTACAGAACCATCGGGAACGTCAAAAGATGATGATGAATCCGATGACACTACTACTTCTACAGATGATGAGACAAAGAAAAAGAAAGTTAATAATTCATTAATTCGTAAATATGAGATTTCTCATGAAGATACAAGATATGCACTTTATAATCTGTTGGCACCTTATGAAGAATCTGACAATGATTATTATTATATTTCAAACGTTTTTGATTCATATTTCGTATACGAAGGATGGTGTACAGATAAAATCTATCGTCAAGCATATACAAAAACTGGTGATAATGTTGCATTTGAAGGAGAACGTATTGAGTTATTTCGTGAGCTCTTAACGGCAAGTGAGAAAGCTGAACTTGAATCTATGCGTTCTAATTACGCATCTCTAAAAGAGTTCAAAGAAATATGTGAGAAAAATGAACTCCACGCTAAGAAAGAAGAAATTCTTTTATCTGAAAAATATGCTGTAATTTCAGTAAAAGATAAAGATGGAAAATACATAAACGAAGCGTTTGCAAAATTAGCATCTGAAATGGATAACTATTCTCTTACTGATTTAGAAACTAAAATTAAAGTAATTCATTCTGATTATATTGCAGAACACTCAAATTTCTCTGCAATTAATCCAGATGAAAAGAAGACTGTTTCTAAAAAACAATTTGTGAATACAGCTAAAAATTCTACAAAACCAAGTAGATATGGGAATTTATTTTCACAAAAAGAAAACTAAAAAATAAACAAACTTAAAGACCGTTTTATAACGGTCTTTTTATTATGTCAAAAAATAGGAGGAAATAAACTAATGGCTATTAGATATAACTTAGAACAACATCATGTTTGTTTTCCAACAAAAGTTCTTTCAGAACGTGTTGGAAGAGTTTTAAATATGGTAATTAAAACAGATACAGATAACGGTACAGTATGCGGAAAGGGAAAATATGTGTCTTTTGACCAGTATGACGTTGCAGACGCTCCTTCTACTTTTGAAGGTGAAATTCTTGAAAAGGCTGCTGATGGAAACTGGTATGTAGAGGTTAAGAAAATCGACCCTAATGCCCCAGCAATTTTAATTTATGAAGTTCCAGAAATTGCTGAAAATTATAATTCGAAATTTACTGCTACTTCAAACTTCTTTAATGAAGCAAGTGCTACTAGAACAAAGACTGTTAGAGGTTTTGTTCTTACTGTAACAGATGTTTACGAACTTAGTGAAGACGCTTTCGAAGGAACTCCTGAAGCGGGGAAAAAAGTAACTATTAATGGTCAGAAACATGAGGTTGCAGGTTAAAAATTAAAAGGAGGAAAATTTTACGATGAGAAGAATTAACTTTAGTTCAAGAGTACTAGACGTATTTACAGAAATGAAAACTTCATACGATGAAGTTAAAAACTTAATGTTTGATTTATATAAAAATGAACTTGATGAGGGGATTTCTAAAAGAGATGCTGAAGATACACTCAGAGATTTATCTTTAAAAATATTTGGCTTAACAAAAGATTCTTCAAGAAGAGAACGTGAACGTGCTTATAGAGATTATGGTCGTCAATACTTTGATGTAATTGAAGAGGTTGTTGACTGGACTGTTTCCACTGGTCTTAAGGAAAACGAGTGGTTTAATGTCCTTGTTAATTATAAGAATTTAAATGAGGGCGATGAAAACCTTTTCGTAAATGAACACGAAGAGGTTATTTTATCTATTGCTAGAATGGGTAAAAGACACCACGATACAATGTTACAAAGATTGCCAGAAAACAAAACATATTCAATTGATACAGATGTATATGGAGCTGCTGTCGGTGCAGATATTGATAAATATCTTATTGGTCAAGAAGATTGGACAAAACTTGTTGATGCCATTACAAAGGCATTCGTAGTATTAACTCAGGATCTTATTTTTGCAGAACTTCTTGAAGCCCCAAAGAAACTTCCAGTTCAAACAGAGTTTGTTCAGACAGGTGCTTTAAATACAGTAAATAAGAAGAAATTCAACAAAGTTCTTCAAAATGTATCTAAAGCTAATGATAATTCAGAAGTTGTTATTATGGGTACTATGGTTGGTCTTCAAGAGCTTGAAAATCTTATTGATATCAATTGGATCTCAGCTTCTCAAAAAGAGGACAAGGCTAAAATGGGAAGACTTGGTAATTATGGACGTTATACTCTTGTTGAAATTCCACAAAGATTTGCAAGAAATGATGTAACTAAAGACGTATACGATGATGATATTCTTTGGATATTTGCTGCTGGCGATTCAAAAATGATTGACATGGTTGACGTTGGGGAAACAATTATTGATGAAATTACTGATAGAGGTGAAGCAAATTCTAATATCGCTGACCTTATGAAATATGAAGTACAGAGAGAAATTGGTGTTGCTACTCGTCTTGGACGTTACTTTGGTCAGTGGAAAATTACAGAAGACTAAAAGTTGTTAAAGAGAGTGCTTTTATTTGCACTCTCTATTTTTAATGGAGGATATTATGGCTACAAGAACAAAAAAAGAAACTACTTCTGAGCTTAATGTTGAGCCAATGGCTACAACAGAAATTGAAAATAATACTGAAAAAAAAGAAACCTTAAAAAAGAAAATAGAAAAGAAAGTTTTTACTGATTCAGATTTTATTCTGTGTCGTTCTGTATGGTGTGGTGGATTAAATATAACATGTAAATCTGGAAATTCTTATGAATTTGGTGATTACGGACATGAATGTGAAATTAATTATAGAGATTTAATATCACTTATTAGAAAAGGCTCAGATCATGTATTTTTACCACGATTCATTATTTTAGATGAAGATTTATTAGCTGAGTTTCCTAGTGTTAAAAAGGCTTATGATTCTATGTATACAAACGCAGATTTGCTTGAAATTTTAGAGTTACCTATTTCAAGAATGAAAGCAGAAATCAAAAAACTTCCCGATGCTGCAAAAGACGTACTTTCAAAAATGATTTCTTCTGAAATTGCAAATGGACATTTAGATAGTATTTCAAAAGTACGTGCATTAAGTGAAATGTTTAATTCAGATTTTAATTTATTAAGTGAACTATTTGTTAAATAGGAGGTATCTTAAATGCTACTTTCTTATGAAACAGTGTTTTCACGAACACTTGGTCGTATTAATGACCCTAAAGAATTATCTTTAAATGAAGATGATTTAACTGAAATATATATTGAACGATTACATAATGTGATTGGTAATCCAAGAGTTCGTAGACTCTTCTCCTCTCTTTCTTTAGATGATATAAGTCAACAAATTAAATTTTCATTAAATAATTCAGTTGACGAAGATTCAGATAAAGATTTTATTTGTAATATTTTTATACTTGGTATGACTATTGAATGGTTACAACCACAAGTGGATTCTTTAAATAATGTCTTACAAATGATTGGTGGTAAAGAAGAAAAAATGTTAAATAATCCATATAAAAATTTGCAAAGTCGTTTAGAAGATACAAAAAAAGAATTGAATAAAATAATTAGAGATTATGGATATATGTATAATTCATATATTAATTCCAAATCTTAATTTAATTAAATAATTTCAAAGGAAGGTGTTTTATGCCAAGTTTATCAACAGCTAGGCGTATATTAAACGCCAAAACAAATTGTTCTAAAACAATTGGACAAATTCAAAAAGAAAATTCTGATTTCATAATGGAAAATACATGGGACTCAGATATTCAATCAAAAGTTGGTTATATCTATGATTATATGCACGATGACCAACCAAATATTAAAGACCATATGACATATGAGAATACAATCAAAACTCGTATTGACGTAAAATTAATTGTTAAATCCTATTCATCATTAGATCAAGACCAACCAGAATTTTATTGTCAATTTAAGCCATCGCAACCACTTGAATTTAATTTAGGTGATGAGCTTTATTATTTTGAAACAGAATATCGACAAAAATATGGTATAGAATTTCCTATTGGATTCTATGTGGATTTACCAGATGATAAAGGTGTATATAGAAAATGGTTAATTTGTGAAAAAGAATTAGGTAATCAATTTCCTAAATATCTTATCTTGCCAATTGATTATCAGTTTATGTGGATTGAAAAAGATGGTCAAAATATTTATAAAAGAAAAATGTGGGGTGTAAACCGAAGTCAAAAATCGTATACAATCGGAACTTACACAGATCGCATTTTTACAAGACCAGATAACCAACAAAAGGCATTTTTACCATTAAATCCTATAACCGAAAGTCTTTGGTATACAAAAGATGATGATAAAAATATGCGTATGGTTGTTTCTGCAAAAACAAAACATCCGATTATATGGTCTTTAACTAAAGTTGAAAATACCAAACCTTTAGGTATACAAGTTCTTACTTTTTATCAGAATTTTTGGAATGAACATACTGATTATATAGAAAAAGATTCTAATGGAAATATAATTGGAATGTGGGCAGATTATTTTTCTTCGCAATTATCTCCAACTGAACCACCAACTCTATCTCCTAATCTATCTTCTATTACGACTAATATCACTACTTCTACTCCTACTATTAAAGTTGGAGGAAGCTATAAAAATCTCACCATTAATTTCTACAATAAATCCAATGAAAATATTACAACTGAATATTCAGAGGCAGATTTTAAATGGTCTTGTAGTATGGATGATGAAATTTGGACTGATAAAGTTATATGGAGAAATAGCGCAGAATTTAATCAAATAAAATTAAAAATTCCTAATGACACTTCTATTATTGGAAAAATATTATCAATTAAATGTGATATAAAACTCAAAGATAATATGTCATTAGAAACAGAAATATTATCTTTGGAACTTACAGAATAGGAAATGTTATATGATAGAAAAATTAAATACAAAAAAAGATTTATTAGAAAAACTTCGTGCATACAACACAAATCCTGATGATGAAACTATTCGATATAAGAAAAAAATTGAACACGCATTATTATCAAATCCTTGTCTTTTATATGCACTTAATGAATCAACTCTTTATGATCAATTATTTGATCCAAACGACAAGGAACATTGGCAATATGATAAAGAACGAAATCTTTATATTCCAACTGATAATTGTAAAATTAATTGGGAATTAAACGAAGATACAGGCGAATATGAGCCGTTGGGTGAATGGGATAGATATTTTTCAGACACTTCAAGAAACGCAAATATTAGACCTTATTTGTTTATTCCCGATGCACAGACTGAAGCAAGACATTATATTTGTTATCAAGTGGCGTTTAATGAAATGCCAAGATACAATAACATTGAAAAATATACCAACATTACATTTACTATTTTTGTTTATGGAAATGACCGAATTGATAAATTTACGGGGATTCCAAGACACGATCTTATTGCTTCTATTATAAGAGAAAGATTTAATTGGTCTAATATTTTCGGTATGCAAACAAAACTCATCTCCTCGAAAGAGTCTACAACAGACAACAATTATCTTGTTCGTACCCTTGTATTCCAAATTCTTGATTTAAATGGTATTGTTTATACTCCTTATGGTCAAGAAACTACTATTAGGAACAATGAATATTGGGAATAGATAAAGAACAAACCTTTTATAATGATGAATTAAAGGTTTATAGAGGAGAAGATTTTAAGGTATCAAAATATATTACCTTGCATCAGCCGACACTTGGAGAAATTTGTGATTTTGGTGAAAATGAATATTATTCAATGGTTTATAATTTTGTTTCTACTCCACAATCCCTTAAAGGACAATTGTGGAAATTAGGTATAGATTATACAACTATTAAATCACCTTATGAATTATTTTGTATTTTATTTATAAAAGGTCAGTTGTTACCTTTAAATAGTACAAAAATTGTTTTTGGGAATTTAGATTTTACAAAATTTATATTAAAAAAATATAGAGATACAAATAAAGTAGATAAATTTATATTATATCAAAAAGTCAATGGCGATGATGTGATTTTTGATGAACATATATATAATATTGTAGTGGATTATTTATGTAAAGTTCATTTTATCACAAGGGATTTTCAAAATCCTTTAAATGAAACAACAAAAATGATATTGATTGAAGATGCGTTAGATGAACTTGCCCGAACAAATAAAAGTCCGAAACAATCTCAATTAAAAAACTTAATCTCAGCTATGATAAATAGTGAAGGATTTAAATATAATCATTCTCAAGTTTGGGATATGAAAATCAATGCATTTATGGATTCTGTAAAACGTATAGTAAAAATTAAAAATGCAGAATTATTACTTCAATCTGGTTATTCTGGATTTGGAGTTAATTTAAAAGAAATTAATAATAAACAATTAGATTGGCTAGGAGAACTTAACGAGAGTTAAGTTCTTTTTTATTGCCTAAAAAGGAGGAAAAAGATTATGGAAACATTTAATCCAAATGAACTTGTTATTGAGAAAGTTCGTTCAGTTGAAGAGTATGACCCAAACACAAGTGAGTTACTTGGTAGGTATACTCAAATTGAAGACCCAAGTTTAAAACTTTCAGCAGATGGCACAGATGTAACAGATGCTATGGGTGCGCCTATAACAACATTCTACAATGCACAATCTGGTACATTTGAATTTTCTAACTCTTTATTTTCTATGGATTTAGCTGCTTCTCAATTTGGTTCAAATAAAGTTGTAGCAAGTAAGGGTTCTGAAATTATAGTTCCCGTTTCAGAAACTATTGCAATTGGTAACGACAACACAGTAACTCTTAAATATACACCTGTTGGAACATCTGGGGCAGAAATAAAATATGTAAAAGTCATGAATGCTGATAACACTTATGGAAAGACATATACAATTACTTCTGGTGAAGTTGGAGACGATAAGTTTAAATTAGACGCATCTAATAAAACTATTACTTTACCAGCAGGTACAACTGGTCGTGTATTTGTTAATTACAACAGAAAATCTGAAAAGGCAGCTATGATTACAAAAACTACAAGTAGCACTCCTAAAGTTAGGTCTCTTTTAATTCATGTAATTTTCCATCACCCATGTAGAATGAACGATGTTATCGCAGGAGTTATTTCTTGTCCAAGTGCAGAAATTGATCCTTCAAGCGTAGAAATCAATTTTAAATCTGATGGAAAACATGCTGTGACTTATCTTTTAAGAAAACCTTATTGTGAAGAAGAAGGTAAACTTATTGATATAATTGTAGCTCAAGACTAATTATAAATTTTCATAGGAGAGTTATTACTACTCTCCTATTTTTAGAAAGGAATACTTATGTCAGAACAATACAATGCAAAATGTGATATTTGTGGAAAATCTTATAAGATTTGTAAAGCTTGTCAAGGAACTTATTTATATCAACCTTGGAGAACTGTTGTAGATACTCGTCCTCATTACGCAATTTATCTTGCATTGACAGAGTACAGCAATACTAAAAATAAAATCATTGCAAGAGAAGAATTGTCAAAATGTGATTTATCTCAACGAGATACATTTAATGAAAATATTAAAATAATGTTGGATGAAATTTTTAATGATGAAAAAAAGGCTGATATAGAACCTAAAACATTAAGTAAAAAATCTTCAACAACTTCTACAAAAATCAAACAAGATAAAAATAAAAATATTGAATAGTAAGTTTAAAAATTATAGGGGTATACCATTATTACTATTTAGTATTTTAGTATATCCCTATTTTTTACAATTTTATTTATAGAATGGAGTGAATTAAGATTAAAGAATATAGTGAAGTATTCAATTGGGAATACGAAACTGAAGATGTTAGATACATACCTAATATGGCACAAAATTTTATGTATTTAAATTCATTTCTTTCCAAAGGGCAATTAGTAGACATAATTCCTGGTCAAAACAAAAGAGTTGTTTTTGTATGGAAAAAATCTCAAGAAATGAATGAATTATATAAAATATGGTGTGAGAAACACGAGGAGGATTAAAATATGTTTTTAGATAATGCCTCAACAACCCCATTAACACCACAAGTAAAAGAATATATTATATCTCTTTTGGATACATATCAGAATCCATCATCTGTATATCAATCTGGTCTTAATGTAAAAAAAATAATAACAACTGCTAGAAATAACACAGCAAGATTTATTAATACAAATCCCCAAAATATTATCTTTACTTCAGGTGGGAGTGCATCAAATACTCTTGGTATAAAAGGATATATTGAAAAACATAATTGTGATATTTTATATCAACCGACTTGTCATAAATCAATTTTGAAATGTGTAAAATATATAAAAAATGCACATCCATTGAAAGTAGATAATCAAGGATTTATTGATATAAATGACTTGCAAAATTGGTTTAGCACTCATAGAAAATCTCTTGTAGTCATTGAGCAAGCCAATTCAGAAATAGGAACTATCCAGAATGTTAAACAAATTATAGATTTGTGCCATTTCTATAATTCAAAAGTTTATATGGATTGTACAGGTTCTATTAGTCAAATTCCCGTAGATATTAAAAAACTTAATATTGATATGTTGGGTTTTTCGGGACACAAAATACATGCACTAAAAGGTGTGGGTGTTTTTTATAAAAATGAGAATATAGAACTTGAACCACTTATATATGGTTCTCAAAATAATGAATTATTTGGTGGTACTTACAATACTTTAGGTATTGCTTCTCTTGGTAAAGCAATTGAAGATTATGATTATACTCTTATTAAATCTAATAATAGAGATTATATATATAACTATATTATTAATAATATTCCAAATAGTTATTTGATAGGTGGCGATTTAAAACATAGATTGGCTCATAATTTATATTTATGTTTTCAAGGTGTTGAAGGAGAAGCATTATTAACATTCCTTGATATGAACGGATATCAAGTTAGTACAGGTAGCGCTTGTGCGTCAGGAGACCTTACTCCTTCTTCTACTCTTACAGCTATAGGAATAGATAATAAAGATATACATAGTTGCATTCGTATAACTTTAAGCGGAAATGAATCTACTGATGAAGTAAATAGTTTTTGCAAATCATTAAAGAATTGTGTAGAAATACTAAGAAAATTAAATAAATAAAAATTTATAAGGAGAATGATATGACAGATTTAACATTTTTAACAAATTATGCAATCCCTATTATAGTTGGTATTTGTTTATGTATTGGTTATATATTAAAAAATGTTGTAACAACTGATGCTGTAAATAAGTATATACCTGCTATTATGGGAGTACTTGGTATAGCACTAAATATTTGGATGAATATGGCATTTACCCCTGAGATTTTGCTTGGTGGTTTAGTGTCTGGTTTGGCTTCTACGGGCATGTATGAAGCTTTTAAAAATTTTCTTAAAAAATAAAGAAAGGATGGGTAAAGATGTGTGTCACAAATACAAGATTTAACACAGATTAATTATATAATAGTCATCATTGGCTTCTTTACACTTCTGTTTGCTTTCAAAGAAGCGATTGAAATATTCTCGTATTTTAAAAAGAAGTTTCGTATAAAAATAGGAACTGAAGAAGATAAAGAAACTATTGAAGATAGAATTGCCACATTAGAAAAACATGATAAATGGCAATATAATGAAATATCAAAAATATCTAAAGGAATTGATGGTATACAAGAACAGTTACTTCATAAAGACATTGAAGATATGCGAAAAACCATTTTAGATTTTTGTTCCATCTTATCTAATGGACAAAAACCAAACAACGAAGCATTTATGTATATTTTTAATACACATAAAAGATATGATGACGTTCTCAAAGAACATAATTTGAAAAATGATGTTATAAATGAAAGTATGAAATTCATATCTGAAATGTATCAAAAACGTTTACATAATGGACTATAATTCTACCACAGTAAAAATTATATATTATATAATCCTTGATATAAACATAACAATTCTGTACATATTAATATTATGAAAAATAAAATATGGTATTATAGAAATCAAAAAGGTTTAACATTACAACAATTGTCTAGGTTAAGTGGATTATCTGTTGCTGCCCTTAATAAGATAGAAAATGGGTATACAAATGATATTCTTCTTACTAATGCTATTGCCATTTCTAAGGCACTTAAAGTTGATATATACGAATTGTTTTGTATTATTAAAAACTGAAGGGAGAAAAAACAAATGAGTAATTATTTTAATGTAGTATGCGAGGAAATGTCTGTTGTGGGTGGAAAAGTTATACATGTTGACAAAAATGTTAAAACATTGGATGAGGTACATAAGATAGTAGACAATAACATTAATAAATATCCTAATGGTAAATGGGAACTTTATTCATATTCCGTAGTGAAATAATTGACAATTAAATATGTGAAGTAATTTGAAAGAGTGATTTCTTCGGAAGTCACTCTTTTGTTATGTATATAATAAGGAAGAAACTTTTTTTAATTTATTAAAATTCGTGGAGGAATAATGCAAAAAATTTTAAAACTTACTTCCCCTATTAGCCCTTCGGTTAATCACTACCTCGGTTGGCGAGGAATTATAAAATGTGGAAAACCAATGGCGGTAAGCTATAAAAAGCCAGAAGCAACTAAATATCAAAAAAATTTTTCTGAATATGTTAGAAAAGAAGCAAAAAAACAAAATTGGATAAAATCAGATAATAAATTTCAACACTATTATATGGATTGTATTTTTTATTTTGATAGAGTAGATAAAGATGCTAATAATAGCTTTAAATGTCTTGCAGATGCTATTACTGATAGTCAAGCTGTATGGATTGATGATACACAACTTTGTGAAAGAGTTCAAGGAATTTATTATGATTCTGACAATCCAAGAATAGAAATAACTATTACGCCTGTAGATTACATTGGAGTTTTTGATAATGCTTCACAGTTAGATGAATTTAAATCTCACTGCATCGGATGTAAAAGATACAAACGAAATTGTAGTCTATTAAAAAAGGCTGTTGAAGGTAGAATTCAAAAAGAAATACATAATGGGAAATGTGAAAGTTTCTCAAAAATAAACGATTAAAAAAGGAGAATTTTAAATATGAAAAAAATTAGTATCAAAAAATTTTGCAAGGAATACTCAAATAGAGCAACAGAACAATTAAAGGAACAGTATTTAGATGAAAATCTTAAGATTACACCTTATGTACCATTTGTAACTAAAGATGCAGTTATTGATAAGTTGCTCGACATCACAATGTTTGATAAAGAAACACAAAATGTAAAATTACATTCTTCTGGTGAATATTTATTGCTCACAAGAGTTTTTATTGAACAGTATACAAATCTTAGTGTTGAAACTGAAGGCTTTTATGAGGAATATGACGAATTAAAGAAAAGTGGATTATTTGATGTTCTTCTTGTTGGAGATGAGAAAACTAACACTCCCCCTCTCATTCCATATGATGAAATTGTAGAATTTAAATATTTACTTAGTATTAAAAAATCAGACATATTAACTAATTATACAACTCCACAGGCTTTTATATCACAGCAAGTCGAAAGATTTGGTAAGGTAGCAAATATCAGTATTAATCCTATTATCGATGCCGTAAAAGAAAAAGTTAAAGAAATTCCAAAAGAAGATTTAAATAAACTTATTGAATTTGCTAAAGCAGGTGGATTTAAGGAAGTTCAATAAAATTCAAATTTCAATTAAAAAATAAATATAAAAATAGCACCGTATTTCTACGATGCTACTCTTTTCCACTACCTCTACCACCTCTATTTAAATTTAAAGGTTTTTGCAATTAGTCAGATTGCATAAAAGATAATTGATAGTTTTCATTTGCTCTATAGATATTATATCACCAATAAATTCCCTGTCAAGCAGATATTTTTTCTACTCATCTTATTATACCTCAAGAACTTATGCAATATAGGACTTTGTATTATAATTTTGTGTAATAAAAGGTGACTAATCTTCTATCGTTCTATCTAATTCATAAGTCAAGTAGATACTTATATCCGCAATTATGTTTCTACACCATAAAATTATTAATTTTTATGGTCTTTATAGATTGTGTATACAAGCCCTAAGACTGAAACACTTGTACTGATAATTGAGCAAATTATCTCTATCATATCTTTATCCTTTTCTGCCTACATTACCACAGGTACAGATATAATATCATACATATTATAATTTTAAAAGTATGGAAATCAAAATCATATTTTAAAAGGAGAACATAGTACTACTACTCTCCTTTTTAGTGTAATAAAATCTTTTGGAGGTATAATAAATGGGATTAAGTAAAAATACTATTAAATACTTAGAAAAACAAGCTCAAAAAAAGGCATCTGAACTGGCGCATGAAGCGCAGGAACGATTAGTTAAGGGATACGTGTCATTTATAGGTTTGTATTATAGCGATTATACCCCACAGCAATATGTTCGCACACACAATTTATACAAGTCTTATAACAAGTTTTATAAAAATAGCCATGGTACTATTTTTTATGGTGGAGTTGAAGTGACATCTGAAAGAATGTTTGATAATTACAAACAAATTACACCTTCAGATCTTATGTCGGATTTTATTTATAATCCGAAGAAAGGTACTTATCATGGTTGGTATACCATTCCTGCTAGTTTTAGTATATATAGAGAAATGTACAAGTACCATGAACGATTAAAAGACGAATATAGAAAACGTTGTACAATTTAGAAAGGATATGAATAAATGGCTAATTCAGATATTATTAAAATTGGGTTTGACTATAGAGCCAGCCTTGCACAGTTTGAAAAAGATACAAATGGTGTATTTGATGGAATTAGTAATAAAGCTGGAAAACAGAAAATTACGATTCAATTAGATGCAAAAGATGATAAGGTAATTGATAAAATTAAGGAATTGCAGAAACTTAAATTAGACAAATTCACATTTGAGTTTGGTAATTCTGGATTAAAAGAACAATTACAAACATTTGATAAATTAGAGAATAAGATAAATGAGATTATTAATATTGGTAAAGGAAAATCGTTTATTAACACCTCTTCTACTGTTACTGATATTGGTAAAATAGAGAATAAAATAAATGAGTTAAATAAAAAATATGAGGAAACTCAAAAAAAGTTATCTTCTATTAGTTCAGGTAACATTTCTGGTAAAGATGTAAATCTTGTTGATAATGCAGAATTTCAAAAGTTATCAGAAAGTCTTGAGAAGATTAAGAGTGAAGTTGACAATTTAAGAACTCACATGAGTTTACTAGATGATTCTGTAGTAAGCGGTGAACGATTTATTAAACTTGGAGAGCAAGTAGATGGATTATCTGTAAAATTTGATGGTTTAATCGATAAATATCATGAATTATCAAATGCTCAAAAGTCGCTCTCTTCTACTACGCAGGTTGAATCGAATACTTCCAGTGGAACGAAAGACGCATTTCAAAGTGGTACTACTACTGCTTCTATCGAACAACAAAATAAATTACAAGAAGAAATTAATGAAACTACAAATAAATTTAATAACGCTAAAAATTCATCAAAGCAGGAACTTGGCGACCAAGATTTACAAGTTTTATTATCTCAACAAGTTTCACAATATAATCAATTGATTGCAAAAGCAGAAAAATATGGCGATGCCACTTCTAATGTTGTACAAGAATTAAAAAAAGAACGTGACATTATTGCATCTATGAATTCTGATAACATTTATGTTCCTAAATCTGGTTTAACTTCTGATGATTATCTTCGAGCTAGAGATAAATATGAAATAAATAAAGCAGCATTTGATTCATATGAAACAGATATTAAAAAATTTGAAGAAGAATGGACTAAACTTGTAGAGATTGATAATGCAATCAGTAATACTCAAACTTTATTAAATTCCTTGAAAGTTCCAAGTGGTTTTGAAGGAAGTTTTAACAATGTTAAGTCAACTGTTGAAAGTTTAAATAAAGATTTAGAAAATGAACAAATCACTTTAACAGAATACAATTCACAAGTAAAATCTGCTTTTAATGGATTTAACAATAGTGTAGGCGAAAAACAAACTCAAGTATGGAATGAACTTAATAATTCTTTGAATAGATATGCTACTCTCCAAAAACGTATTGCAAGTGGAAATGCTTTTAGCACTGATGAAAAAGAAGCAAGTGATTTATTAAATAAAATATACGAGCTTCAACGAAGTGATATTTTATCTACAGAAAATCTAAATCATTCTAATGAAAGATTGACTCAAATCAGACAAACTGTAGAAGATATCAAAAAGTCAGTTAAAGAAAATACTTTAGATTCTATGCAATCAGTTATAGATAAATATCAAAAAGTTTTTGATCAAAGAAGTATTACCCCTGCTGATTTTAACCAAAGTGATACTTACAAAAAAGCTTTAGGAGAACTCTCAAGTTCAATAAAAACTCTTGAAGAATATAAAGCTTCTCTTAGTGGAATTGATGAAATTACTGATGAACAGAAAGTACATATTGAACAACTAACAATGGAATGTGAAAAATGTGCTAATGCTTTTAAAGCAATGGATTCTTCTGAAAAAGGTTCAAACGAAGCTTCTCGTTATAAAGAAGTTGATAAACTTAGTAAATATCTTAAAGAGAATACAAGATTATCAAAAGAAGCAAAACAACAACTTGAGGAATACTTAAATCAATTAAAGTCAGGCGACCCCAATGTTAATGTAAAGGAAATACATACTGAATGGCTTAAAATTGCTGAAGCCGAACGTATGGCTGGTAGAGAAGGAAAAAGTTTTCTCGATATTCTTTCTACAAAATCTGTACATGGGTTTATTGGACAATTACAAAGCTATTTAAGTATGTATGTTGGCTTTTATGGAATTGTAAATAAAATACGAAGCACTATTTCTACTGTTACTGAATTAGATACTAGCTTAGTAGATTTAAAGAAAACTACTACTATGAATGCTTCTGAGCTTGAAAGCTTTTATTTTGATTCTAATAAAGTAGCTAAACAAATGGGTGTAACTACTAAAGAAATTATTGAGCAAGCAAGTGCGTGGTCTAGGCTTGACAAAATAGGTCTCCTATATGGCGACATATAGGCAAACAGTTAGCTCAAAACGGTGAAACTCCTGAGAAGGACAATACCGTGGGTAATGTAAAAATTATTAATATAAATTTGAATTATTCCTTCTATTTTACTTAAAATTTAAAATAGGAGGTTTTTATTTGCCAAGAAGAAAGAAGAAATAATTCAAATAATTAATAATATTATACGTCCTGTAACGATCATAGCTTAAAAGGAAACGATTAAGCGTATGCTAACCATCTCACTGAGATGAAGGTATGATCTGGACTGCAAATATAATCGAATAATGAAATTGCAGAGATAGGCAGAAATGACCTATCCCTTTTTATTTATATAATAAAAAGAGTAACAAAACGAGGCTACAATACAAAAGAAACTAGCACTGAAATGGCTCAATTAAGTTCACAGTTTGCTTCTATTTCTCCTGGTATGGATACAGACGAAGCTCAAAGTGGCTTGGTTTCAATTATGAAGGCAGAATTTTCATGCCTTTATGTACAGAAATGTGCATAGAAGAATATATTTAATTGCAGGTAATGCGTAAAGCCTTGCACCACAATAACGGAGAAATCACGTTATGATGGGACGAAAGTAGAAACAACGCAAGGATGATATAAGGTCAAAAGCCTAAGTATCAATTTTACTAATTTTATATAAATTAGGAATTGCTGTTCATGCAGGAAAGTACCCTAACGTATTCCGTAGACCATACGGTACTTAAGTCGAGGGTAAATCTTCAACGACTAGAGCTGTGTCAGGAATTAGAAAATATTCTTGTTAATGGAGAATAATAAAATAAGAGTGGAAATCTCGAATATCTAATTCATTACTCGTAGGGCGCAATCGCAAATGGCGTGAGTGAAAATCTCTTAAATCGAAAAGGTATACTCCTCTCCTATTATATTATATATAAGGAAGGATGAAGAAATAGTCTTAACATTATATAAAAGTATAAGAATAATTATAATTGTAAAAATAAAAAAATAATATTGTATTCAATAGTTAATAAATCAGGCTTATTTAAAAAAATAACATAAGATAAATTTATAAAAAACTATATAAATATGAAAACACTAATATTGTTTAATATATTGATAATTTTTATGAATAAAAAGAGAACACATAATTAAGATTAAATAAAGGTACTAATAAAATGAGTAAAATATATACAATGGAAGAAATTAAAGATTTAATTGAAAGTAATGGATATACAGTAATTGGAAATATTATTAATTTGAATACAAAAGTAGAATGTTTAACTTCTGATGGGTATCGTGTAATGATAACTCCTGACGGACTGAAAAGACGTGGAGATAAACCTAATATTGTTTCAATTTTTAACCCATTTTCAATAGATAATATCAAATTATGGATAACAAAAAATAAATTTACATGTGAATTAATAAGTAATGAATTTAGGAGTTCAAAAGAAAAATTAGAATGGAAATGTGAATGTGGTAATCATTACTTTGCTAATTGGTCAGATGTCAAAAGAGATAATAAGAAATATTGTAATTATTGTGCAAAGTCTAAAAGATATGATAACATTGTTGATTATAATAAGCTTGTATTAGATGAATGTAATAAACGAAATTATGAACTTTTACCAAATCAAGACATTAAAAGAAGTAGTACACGATTCAAATATATTTGTAAAAAACATATAAATTATGGAATACAAGAATCATTTCCAAATAATTTTATTACTTCATATGGAAATGGTGGATGTTATGCTTGTTGCATTGAAAAAAGAAATTTATCAAACAGAAAAGATGAATCATTTCTTAAGAGTATTACAGAACAAGCAGGACTTATATACATAAGAACGGAACATTCTTCCAACGACAGAACAAGAATAATTTATAGATGTAAAAAACATTATGACAAAGGTGAATTTTCTACATATATTACGAATATGAAAAAAAATAAAGGAAGTTGTCCTTGTTGCAATGGACAATATAGAACGAAAGAAGATTTACAAAGTGAAGTAAATGAATTAGAATTGAATGTAGAAATATTAAATTATAAAAATTATTCCTCTCCCATAACTTGCAAATGCTTAATTTGTGGTAATATTTGGGATACAAAGGGAGTTTCCTTGACTCAAGGTCATTCTTGTCCAAATTGTCCAAAATCAAAATTTGAAATATCCGTAGAAACCATTCTTAAAAAATTAAATTTATCTTATATTCCACAATATAAATTTGAAAATTGTAAAGATGTTTTACCACTACCATTTGACTTTTATTTGAACCAAAATAATACAATTATTGAAGTTGATGGAGAAGGTCATTATAAACCTATTCCATATTCATCTTCTTGGTCAGAAAAAGAATTAAATGAAAACTTCAGCAAAATTCAATTGCATGATAATATAAAAACTAATTATTGTAAAGAAAATAATATAAATCTTATTAGAATCCCCTATTTTGAACGTACAAATTTAGAAAATTTCTTAAAAGAAAAATTAAATGAATTAGGAATTAATTCATAATACAATTATAATTATTACAAAGAATTTGCGATCTTTGTTAAAATATTTGATGGAAAATAGATCCAGACCAAGTTAAATCAGAAATCATGGATAATATAAATGCCCTCGGTAACAATATGGCATTAAGTAACCAAGATATTGTAGAAGGTATGGAACGTTCTGCGGCTGCTCTCGCTGCTGTTGGAAGTTCATATGAAGATGCTTTCGCTATGTTTTCTGGTATACAAGAAGTATTACAAAATGCTGAAAAGAGTGGAACTGCACTTCGTAGCGTTGCACTTCGTATTCGTTCCTTTGACGAATCGACGGAAGAATACTCAGACGATTTAAAAAATATAACTGGTGAATTAGCTGACCTTACAAAAACAGCAGAACACTCTCAAGGTATATCTATATTTAAAGATGGTTCTACAACTGAATTTAAAAGTTTAGTAGATTACTTTGGAGAAATCTCATCTATATGGTCGGAGATGTCACAGAAGCAACAGAACGATTATCTCATAAAGGCATTTGGTCGTACTCAAGCCCAAGCTGGCTCGGCACTTATTCAAAACTACTCAGCCATTACTAAATCTCTTGAAGTTATGGACAACGCTGCTGGTAGTTCTGATAAGGAAATGGAAACAGTAAGGAGCAAACAAAACTGCTCTTATGTACAGAAATGTGCATAGAAGAATATATTTAATTGCAGGTAATGCGTAAAGCCTTGCACCACAATAACGGAGAAATCACGTTATGATGGGACGAAAGTAGAAACAACGCAAGGATGATATAAGGTCAAAAGCCTAAGTATCAATTTTACTAATTTTATATAAATTAGGAATTGCTGTTCATGCAGGAAAGTACCCTAACGTATTCCGTAGACCATACGGTACTTAAGTCGAGGGTAAATCTTCAACGACTAGAGCTGTGTCAGGAATTAGAAAATATTCTTGTTAATGGAGAATAATAAAATAAGAGTGGAAATCTCGAATATCTAATTCATTACTCGTAGGGCGCAATCGCAAATGGCGTGAGTGAAAATCTCTTAAATCGAAAAGGTATACTCCTCTCCTATTATATTATATATAAGGAAGGATGAAGAAATAGTCTTAACATCTATTGAAAAATAGAGATTATGTCGAAATATATAAAATTTAAAATTTCGACATAATGTCAGATTTTGCGAATCTGATTAAAATATTTGAGTATCGAGTACAAGTTAAATGCTTTAAAAGAAACATGGGTCGGTGTGGCTCAAAGTATATTAGACCGTGGCGATTTAGGTAAAATGGTCGATGGTTTAACTAGCATTTCTGAAGGTGTTGCTGGTTTAATAAGTAATCTAGGTTTATTAAAAACAGCAGCTTTGGGTGTTAGTAGTTATCTTGCTTTTAAAAATGTCGGCATTGATACGTTAGTGGCGTATTAATCAAATCACTGTTATTGTTTTGAGCTTACCGACATCATAGGTGTTCTATCGGATACGATAGTTTGGACTATGATAAGTATGAAATACATACGATAAACGAAGACGCAATGTGCGAGGAAAACCGTAAACCTTACACTACTACCCTATTATAAGGAAACTAAATAGGTAAAGTAACAATGTGTAAACTCGGTGGGTTCGCAGGGATAGACCTTTAAAATGGTAAGCCCTCAGAGAGTGACAACCGTTGGTATCAGTTATATGAAACGATGCTGGTATAATATGCATTCCGTACTCATGGCACGACATGTTAAATAATGTGAACTTATCTCATATTTCGTGTGAATTGTTTGAACCAAATTGTTTCTTGGTTGATAAGATGAAACAAAAATAATAAATTATATTTTAATTAGTAATTAAAAAATTAATGTATAAAAAATAACTTTAAGAGAATTTAATTATATATAAATAGGAAGTCACCATAAAGATGACCTCCCTTTTGATAAAAGGAGAATAAATATAAAAGAATTTTTAATGATGAAGATTAATGTTGATATCTTTGGACATCATTTCTGCAAAATATTTTGACTGGGAATCGCTATATTTTGCACAAATTGTTGCTATGTAACATTTACCAATAATTGAACTAATATGACAAATCACATAACATATTCCAAAAATTAATGTGCCAATTAAGCTATTGTCTAATAGTATATTCAATATTCATTTTCACCTCCCTTCTTAATAAAAAATCATAAGTTGGGAATATTCTTTTTGTCCAGAACGGACAGATATTTATTCCGATACCATATAGATATTGGAAGTAGAATTGAGCTATAGGTATGATATGGTACATTCCTATACTACTTTCCAATATCTATATATTATCATTGTATTAAATCGAAAACAATCCTAAACAGCAGTTCGATTTATTTTAAATTCAGTTTATTCAGATATTCTCTTCTTTCATCAGCATTAAGCATAGTGTATTCTGAATAACTAATTTTTAATCTAATACAATCCTTGTCACAAGTTTTACATCTTACATGTAGATACTTTGTGTATGCAATTCTTTCGCAACTAGGGCAATAAAATACTTTCATCATTGGCAATAAACCTCTCTTTTGTTTATAAATACAATTATAGAAAATGTTGATTATTTCTTATTATATAATGTAACAAGATTTTGAACAGATTTTATAGTTTCATTCATCTTTGGGTCAGAAAAGACAGAAATAAGTTTTTTTATTTCTGGTGTATTTAATTTATCTAATATTTCTTTGTTTTCTTTAATTGCATCAATATTAGGCTGAATATTGGAATCATCTGATTGCAATTCTTTGGATTTGTTTATAATTTCATCTTTAATTTTTTCTGATTTAAATTCATCTGGAATACCTATTATTTTTTCTCGGACTTGAAGCCAAAGATCTTTTATGCTTTTACTTGTATCTTGAAGCACTGGATTTGAATTATTATCAGCTTGTATAAAGAGAGTTATATCTAATGAATATATTTTTCCTGTTTCTTGAACATATTGCGCAACAATAAAAATATAAGATCCTTCATATTCCGTTTCATATATCTCTACATTATCTTCATAGATTTCAAAAGCATCTTCATAATCTACATCGTTTATTTTATAATTATCTTTATATTTCATCTTTTGCCACTTAAGAGTTTCGTTCTGAGTTAAATTCATAAGTGAAAGTACAATATCATATTCAGGTAAATCTTCTTCTATATTTATATTTCTACCAATTACTTCATCCACTGAAACATTGAAATAATCTGCTATGGCTACTATTTTATCAAGTGATGGAGTTTTTTCTTTCCATTTGCTAATCAACCCTTTGCTTAGACCTGCCTCTTTTTCAAATTGACCAATAGGTATATTATTCTTATCGCAAAGCTTTTTAATAGAATTTACTATAAGTTCATTATCCATACAAAATTATCTCCTTTATCATTTTCACTAAAGGTAAATCTTTTACTTTTAAATAAATTTTTACTCAAAGTCCAATTTAAGTATTGACTTTACTATATTAAGTGTTATAATTTAACTATGTTACAACTTTTGGACTATATTCAGTATAGTTCACTTTAGTCCAAAAGTCAATGTAATAAAATAACCACCTAAACTTTGGTCGGTTTTAGGTGGTTAATCATGGGAGTATGTTATAATACACCACTACTACTTACATATAATATTATAACATACTTCTTCTACTATTAACAAGTTTTATTTTTTAGAAGGAGAGCATGTATGAATGAATTGAATTTTATTAAGAGATTTGAAACAATAGATGTAGAATGTTTCAATTTTCAAGGCAAAGCATTATTTAATCCACACCATGTAGGAAAATGCTTAAAAATCAGTGATAGTAATGTGCGAAATTATCTTGCTAAAATGAATGCAAATCAAGCCATTATTCTTAAAAATTCAGATGTCCGTGGAATGGACTTCCGAAAATTAAATAATCGTGGTGAAAAATTTATTACAAAAAGCGGAGTGTATAAATTAATATTCAAATCTCAAACAGATAATGCTGAAAAATTTCAAGATTGGGTAACAGATGAGGTATTGCCAGCTATTGAAATAACAGGTGGTTATATTCCAATTCAAGAGAACGAATCAAATGAACTTTTTCTCGCTCGTGCTGTTAAAGTTGCAAATGAAACAATTCAACATAAAGATGAAATAATTTTAAATCAAAAAAAGAGAATAAAAGTTTTGGAAACTACAGAAAAAGATTGGAAACTTTTAATGGACGCAAAAGGAACATTCTCAGTAAATGATATTGCTCATTGCATGGAGATTGGTGAATATACGCTTTTTTCTTATATGAGAAATATTGGACTATTATTTAAAAATCAAAATGGTGATAATATTCCATATGAAAATAAAGCCAATAAAGGGAAATTTACTGTTGTTCCTGCTATTGCTTCCAATGGGTCAGTCCATTTACAAACTAGAATTTATCCAAATGGTATTCCTTATATAACTAAATTACTTAGAAAATATGGATATTTGGAGGTAGTGTAATATGTATTTAAAATTAATAGCATTAAAAATTGATGACTTTGCATCTTCAATTTTCTTTGAAGATAACTATTCATTAGAGCAAATGGATTTGGCACAGAAAGATAAAGCTGGTTTAGAAAAACAAGGATATGCCTGTTTATTAGTTAAAACAACAAGTTCTTTAGTTGTAACTTGTTAAAATTAAAAATACATAATTATTAGAGTAGGAGAATATATTATTGCTCCTACTTTTCTTTGTATATTTTTCATTCTTCATAAACAGCATATAATTTAAACTTTGTCAAGTACATTTTAAAATTTTATAGACATTTTTCGCTTTTAATGTTAAAATAAAAATACAAAAATGTCAATTTATATTGACATTTGATAAAATATGTGTTATTATGCCGCGTTCTGGCAGACAATTTTATTTTATGTTGATCTATTAAAAATATATAATATTATTCATGGAGGTTTAATATGAATAATATTATTATATTTCACACACATTTTAAAAAAAGGGATGATACTATGAAATTTGAGGAACTACTTAAAGAATTAGAAGAAAAAAACAAAAAAGGACATAACTATTCGTCCAAAGAAATAGCGGATATTGCAAATAATATCTTAAATGAGCTTAATTATTATTCTAGGCGGGGAGCAACACCAATTGTAAAAATAGCAAAAGAATTTAATTTTGAAACATATAAAGAAACATTATCTGATGGAAAATCAGGAGACATACATATAAATGGAGATACAAAAAATAAATATGGAAATGATAAAGTAATCTTGGTAAACAAACGAGAAGATTTATTCCACTTAAGATTTGTTATTGCACATGAATTAGCACATTATTTATTTGATTTTTTAGGTAAAGAGGATTATAATAATCTTAATAATATTACTTTTTCTGAACCATATCAAAAAAATCAACATGAAACAGATAAAGAAAAACGTGCAAATGCTTTCGCAGCCGAACTTATGATGCCAAGAGATTTATTTATTAAACAATATAATATTGCAAAAAGAGAAAGTTCTAATCGTATGTTTGTAATTATGTATTTATCAAGATTTTTTGAAACCTCTATTGATTCTATAGAAAAACGAATTAGGGAGGTATCAATTTGATGTTCTTTTCATCTATACTAGATAGACTCACTCATAGAAATAATGAGACATCAAATTCTGAATTTAATATAGAAAATCCACATAGTTATGAAATATTAAAACATAGCAAAAACTATTCCTCTTTACTGGATATTTATGTTATATCTGCAAGGAAAAATATGAAAATGAAGATGTTTTTTAAAATCTCATTTTTTGTAATTACTATGGGATCTATGATAGCGATTATTCATCTATTTGATAAATCTTTACAATACGCATTTAATAGTTTAGATAAATTTGACAGTTTGAATGATATCACAATGGAAGCTATATTAAGTTTAATTACAGTTATACTGCCCTCAATATCTTCTTTAATTGTCGCCTTTATAAAAATACCAGAAATCATTGCACGTTATTTATTTAATATAAAGGAAGATAATTATATGAACTCTGTAATTAAAAACATACAAGATTATGATAAATCAATGTTTGCAATGGAACATAGAATAAAAGAATTGTTGAGGGAAAATAAGGATCAAGATCCTGCCTTTGCAGATGATAGCATAATGGAATCTCCTGTAGAAGAAATAGGATAAAATAATATATTATATTTAAGAGTAGAATTAATTTTCTACTCTTTTCTTATATCTCCTCCCTTATTGCTATCAACACAAAATTAAATAAAAAGGAAGCGTTAATGTCAACTACCCATCACCTAAAGGTAATGGGCTTCCACCTATGGCAAATGAAAGGATTTTTTTATGAATAACACAGATATATCCATTGAAAAATATAAATTTTATTTAACTGAACAATTAGTTGACGACCATAACATATCTGAACTTAAAGCACAAAGTATAATTGCAAAATCGACTATAAACAAAATGCTTAAAACTTCTCCTGAGTTTATAATGCACTATTCTATTGAAGACAACGCTGAAGAAATATAGAATGAATATATGGGAATTCCTATTGACTTTTAAATATTTTTGTACTCATTGGAGAATGTATTATAGAGATGATTTTAATTATATAATTGAAAGGAAATGTTTTTGCTTATGAAAAAGATTAAAAATAATACTGCAACAAGTGAAGAAGCTAAAATAATAATTCAAAGTAGAAATAATAATTTTAAAATTGATAATCAAGGAAATCTTATTATCAACTCAAAAATTGTTAAAATAATGAATTGTCAAGATTAATTGTTAAATGAAAGAATATAAATTATGGAAACATTAGAGCAAATTAAAAAAGATATCCATCGAATATCTCCCACTATCACTGATGAATTGCTTGATTTATTGTATCAATATATAACTGTTAGACAAAATGACGCAGCTATAAAAGTATTACATGAGTTAAGCGAAGACGACAAAAAACTTATTAAAAACGCAACGTTGAATTTATTGAATAAATCTAAATTATAAATCTCCCTCGCTTACTATTTCTACTCTCTCACCAACCATCTCATTTAATCTACATATTATAGTTACTCTCAAGAGATAGTTGTTCGTGAGTTTATGACTAATTTGATTTAGGATGGCATAATCTACACTATGATATTTATTTTTTGTTAAAAGGGACATCAAAATGATGTCTCTTTTTTGCTATCTAAAAAAACAACTATGAAAAAATATGATACAGGAGATAAATAAATGGCAATATATATTTCAAATGATGACGAACTTTGGCTTGAAAAATATCAAGCATTAATTTATGAAAAGTTTCGTGAAGATTTATTTGTTAAAAAATATCCAATATTTAAAGCAGTACTAGAATTATCTAAAACTTTAGATTTTAATTTAAGGGTATATAATAATGATGTTGTAAGAAAACTTTATATTAATCCCCTATCCCATTCACATTGAACATACATGTATTTATGTTAAAGTAAAAAGACATCTGTTTAGGCAGGTGTCTTTTATATTTCTGTCAAAACAGACCAAATTGCAACCCAGATAACCGCTTTATTGTTTAATAAGAAAGAAGGTGAATAATATGAAAGATAAAACCACTACTTTGTATCAGGGTGAACTTAAAAATTATGATAGTGACGAAAAATGTAAAATGTGTGAAGATATTTTACAATATATTAAAGAAAAAGGCTTGACAGTAAGCCAAGCCAGAGAGTTATTAACAAATGTAATAAATTCTTTATCAATACATGCAACATTAATTTCTATTGCTGATTATGAAAAAATAACAGGTAGAGATGTGGTTGCTAATTCTGATTGATTTTCTAATAAAATAATAATAAGTGAGGTGAAATAATATGATAAAATTAAATATAAAAATTAAAGTTGATGAACTAGAAGAGATTAAACCAGTTATTGAATATATAAAGAAATTAGAATTAAATAATTCTCCCGAACTCAATACAGAAGTTATGATTGAATTCGGGCATAATGATTAAAATATTTCTACTTCATAAGAAAGGAGTGATTGTTTTGAGTTCTTCATCTAAAAAATCAAAAAAGTCTCCTAAAAAGAAATCAAATGTTATGCTTGTACCAAGAAATATTAATAGAAACACAGAGGGTATTTGCAAAAGAGTAAGTTTGTTTAATGCTCTGTTCCACTAGATTTTTATTGTGGATTTTGCCCACTATTTTGTAGTACGATATATAATAGCAAAAATAATAAATTGATAATAAAAAATATTTGGTCATGTATATTAGTTACTACATCTATAATAATAATGCAATGGTTCTGAGAGCACAATTTGTTTATGAGCGTATCGCACGAATGTGGATTGCGTTTAGATTTCTAATTTGATACTTAATAGTTGATATGTGAAATTTAAAGAGTGACTCTATCGTACCATATTTACAATATGTATTTAATTAATACCACCTGATTTTAATAATTAGGTGGTATTTTTATATTATTTGTTACATATTATGAGAATACTATTTCATCCAAGGAATATGAGAAATAATGTTATTAATTACTTCTTGATTAGTTATAACTGCTTTTACAATTTCAAAAAAAATTGTGCTAATGGCTGAGATAGACATAGCTCCTACTTTCTTGCTCCTTCTTTAGTAGCCTCCCATATAGATTTTTCACGAATATTATTTAAAAAATTGAACCCATCCCATGTAATATCATCTATATAACCATTTATGATATATTTCTGATTGTCTAGTCTTAGGTCTACAAGTCGAATATATCATAAGGATAAAGCTCAGATTATTAAATACGAAAACACAATTGAAAATATGGAAAGACAAGTTGCCAATTTAAAAATCAAAAATGAAAATTTGTCAAAAAGGATTTATGACCTAGAAAATGAGATTAATAATCTTGTTTCTCCTACAAAAAATCATGAATAAACTATTGACAAAAGCATATGTTATATATAATCCTGTTCAACGGAACAGGATTATATTTCTACAGAGTCCTGCTTATAAGTTACTGTACCATTGGGTATTTAGTAGAATTTAAGTGTGAGGCTCACGGAGTTAAAGAGCATTATCATCATTTGATGGTAGTGCTCTTTTTCAATATAAAAAAATAGAACGAGTAGCAATTTCGCACTACTACTATGCCTAAAAAATCAATATATTGAACATATGTTTTGTTAAAATTTACCAATATTAAAAATAATAATTAAATTGTCACTCCTTATAAGAAAGTAGGTGTAAAATGTTTTGAATTTTATTGAACAGCAAATAAAACAACGTGAAAAAGAAACTTATATTGCTGAACATATTATTAATAGTTTATTATGTGAAAATTGTTCTCAACAAGAATATAGAAATATTCTTAAAATTGTAGAAGAACGAATTTTAAACAAATGTACTTATAAAAAACTTGAATATTTGTAATGTCACCACTTATATCCACAATTCTTACAGTGCATAGTATTTCTTACATCTGAACTAAATAAGCCGAACATTGCCCCACCAAATACTTTTTTACCTGTAGATATTTTTTCTACGTTTAGACTTCCACAGGTAGGACATTTGGGCATATTTTGACCACCATTACGAAAAGCAGTTTTAACATCTGCTCCATTTCTAATCGCATCACCTATTGCCATTTTTTGTTCATATTCAGCATTTTTTCGTGCAAGAATTTCATCACGAGAATTAAAAAGTTCTTCATCAAATTCTGATGATGATTTTATACACTCTTCTATAAATTGGTCTTTTTTGGATTTATCAATAATATCTCTAATTTCATCATCACGTACTAAAAGATATTGATTTGGTATAAGATAACAAATCGAATTACATACGTCACAATTATCTTTTTCGTTACCAAACTTTGTCCAAATTCTTCCACATTTTTTACAATACATTAACATAATAAATATCTCTCCTTTTTAATTAGATAATACCATATAGATAAATAATAAACAAGTCTTCAAACAACTTGAAACATAAAAGTATGATATTTTCAACCTTTAACAGTGATAAAGGATTTTTATCTAAAATTGGTATATTTAAGAGATCTTTTGCTGATATTGGAAAGGCGTTTAATGATGCTTTGTCAACATCTATTGGTGGTTTTGCTGATGGAATATTTGGAATAGAAGAAAATGACCAAGGTTTCTTTAAAAATTTAAAGAATAATTTAACAACACAAGTAAATGAAATAACTGATTTAAGCAACAAATTATTTGTTACTAAAAAAGATATTACTCCTTTTTTAATTACAGATTTTTCTGAATATGAACAAGATGCATCTAGCATTTTAAAAACATTACAAAATACTAAAAAAGATGTAGAAGCTGGTGATACAACATGGCAAAATTATTTTTCTAATCTTAAGAGTGGACAAAAATGGCAAGAAAAATTTGTTCAAAATAATGATTTGACCAAAGTATCATTGCGTGATGTAGATGCTGCTCAAAAGGCTGCAAAACAATCAGCTTTAAACTACAATAATAGCTTGCAACAAATGACCATTGGTGCTAAAGCAGCCAATGTTGCACTTAAAGCTTTGTCTATGGCTGGTAATATGCTTTTAATGTGGGGTGTAAGTGAAGTTGTTTCGGGGCTGTATAAAATGTCACAAACATCTGAAGAAGTGGCTAATAAAGCTAAAACATTAGGTGCATCATTTTCTTCTACAAAATCTGAATTAAAAGATTATAAAGAACAAATTGAAGCTCTTTATACAACCATTAATGACAGCGGTTCTTCTATTGATGAGGTAAAAGAGGCACGAATTAAACTTATGAGTATTCAGGATCAGATGATTGAAAAGTATGGTTCTGAAAAGGAAACAGTTGAAGCTATTACTGGTGCTATTCAAAACGAAGCTGGTGCATGGGAAAACCTTTCTTCTGCTCAATGGAAAAAGACTAAAGCAGATTTTAATGATAATGGATTTTGGGATAATGCTTCAAATTTCTTTGGCGGATATAAAACAAATATTGATAGAATGATGGACGAATATGGAAGCTATTCTGTCGATATTGATTTAAGTAAATTTAGTGGACTTAAAAATAAGAATGAAAAATATGATGAATTTAGAAATGTATTACAAGATGTTTTTGGCGCAGATATTTCACTTTCAACTGATGGAATAACTACACTAGCAACTTTATCTGGTGATGCTTCTGAAGTATATAATAAGCTATCACAGCTACAAGACCTTGCTAAAAACTTTAATTATAGTGAAGATTTTAGTAACTATCTTGAAAAACTTGGAAAAGAAGCTTCTGATGTTTCTGATAAATACCAAGAAATGTATAACCAATATGTTCTTCAAGAAAAAGTGTTCCCAAACAGTGAATATTCAAAGGTATTTGATGAAATACAAAATAAATATAATGCAATCAAAGACGCTACTACAAATGGTGATGAAAATGCCATTAATAAAGCCAATGAAGATTATGCCTCTTATATGTCCAAAACTGTTGCGAATTTAGTAGGTGAAGATAGTCAAGCTGTAATAAGTACTTTTGAAAGTATGTATCCAGAATTACAATCTATTGTTGATAGCTGGAATTTTAAAGCTAAAATAATTCCTGAATTAGATATAAATACAGATGATTTGAAAGGATTGAAACAGTCCGATATTCTTAATGCTTTGACAACCGATGGAATTCAAGATGGAGAAGACGCTTTTAATGCTATTCTTAAATCAGCAGAAGAATATGGTATTGTATCATCAAATGACGCAGATAAAGTCCAAAAATTACTTGATTTATTGGTAAAATGGGGGATTTTACAAAAAGATGTTACAGAAGAAACTAAACGTACAGCAGACGCTACTACTTCTTCTTTTACCAAAGACCCAACAGACCTTCTTAGAGACGCCGATGACAAAGACCGTAAGGATAAAAACATTAACTTAGCAGATTTAAAAAATCGAGCTGATGTAATGAAAACAATTCAAAAGGAAATTGAAGAAGCTGGTGACGTTGGTGTTGATACCTTACAAACTCTTAGTAAACAATTTCCAGAAGCTAGTGAAGCACTGTACGATTATATGACAGGTGTTAAAAATGGCGCAGAGTTTTTTAGTGAGCTTGAAGATAAGTATGACGAAGATAAAAATAAATACGTTGAAAATATGGTTGAGAAAAACCAAGCTAACGAAGATTTCTTTAACTCATTAAAAGCTAATTATCCTGAAGTTTTTGCTCAAATGCAAGAATTTATGAACCAAGGCAACGAACTGTTACAGGAAAATATAAACAATTATATAAATAGTATTGCAACAGAAGAAGATAAAACAAATGAATTTCTTGCATTATTAGAACAAGAATATCCTGAATTGTATGCTCAATTGGCTGAAGTATATGATAATGATAAAGAAAATTTTATTAGACATATCATTGCCGAAAATGATACTAATAATGAATTTATCGACTTTTTATCTACAAAATACCCTGAATTAGCGAATGCCCTTGCTACTGTTTATAATAACGATGTTACTAACTGGGCAACTATGGAACAAGCTAAAGTTAATATCTCAACTAAAGCAATGCAACAAATTGCACAGCTCTATAAAGAATTTTATGAAGCTATGGGCGTAGCCAATGGACTTGAATATGTTGCTCAAGTTCATCAAAATTCAACAGGTGTAGAACGTTTGGGTACAGATATTACTAGCCCTTTTTATTCAAAAGAGCATTCTGATAAAGTTATTATAAAACAAAATCCTAAGTATGGTCAATTGTTAAATAGTATTGATCAAATAATGTCTCACTCTAAAAATGAAGAAAATTTATTAGATGATGCAGGGAAAGATCTTATAAAATCAAGTATAGACCTTTCCTATGGTAGTCTAGGTAAAGATACAGATTCTTCTAACAAATCAGGAGATAAAGATTCTGATTCTTCTAATGAACCAACACCAGAAGATTTCGATTGGATTGAAAGAAAAGTTAAAAATATTGAAAGAACTATTTCAAATCTTGGCTCCATTGTAGATGATACTTATTCTGATTGGAGCAAGCGTAATAATGCTTTACTTGATGAGCTTAATGCAGTTAGTGAAGAAATAGGTGTTCAAGAACAAGCTGCGCAAAGATATTTTGAACTTGCAGATAGTGTAGGACTTGATGATAATTATAAAAATCTTGTTCAGAATGGTGCTTTTGATGTTGAGACTATTACAGATGATACTTTAAAAGAACAAATAAAAAATTATCAAGATTATTATGATAAAGCTACTGATGCACAGGATAAGGTCTTAGAATTAAAGAAAAATTATAACGATCTTAATAATCAACGTCTTGACCATCTTACTTCTGAATTTGAACAACTTAATAACTCTACTGATAGAGCAATTCAAAATTCTCAAGACATTTTAGATGATGATTATGTTAATTCTAGTGTTAAAGATGGTGAATTCGCTAATCAGAGAAATAATTACTTAAATTCTATATCATTAAAAGAACAAGAACGCCAAAGATTAATAGATGAGTTTAATGCCACTGGTATAGACATTAATTCTGAAGCAGGTTATCAATGGCTTACAAAGCTTCAAGAAGTTCAAGATGAAATTGATAATATAAATGATAGTTTAAAAGATTTAAATGATACTACATTTGATAATCTTAGTAACGAATTTAAAAATATATATCAATGGACTGAAGAACAAAATAATATTTGGAAATATAATGTTGATAACTCATTTTCTAGTTGGACAGATAGAGATAATTCTATTTCTATACTGAAAGATACTATTCAACAGCAAACAGAACAATACAATGAATATCGCAATAAGGTAATAGAACTTTTTCAACAAGCTCAAGAAGATGGTAATTCGGAAGCTGCACAAAAATATTATAGTGAAATTTTTTCTATAGACTCTACATTAAGAAGTCTAAATCAAGATTATAATAGTACTCTTACTTCTGTTCTCGACCACTCTGTTGCTGAATTTGAGCAAAAGTATAATTATATTGAAACTGTAATGAAAAATACAGAAAGTATAATGAACGATGATACTAAGTCATATAGTGTTAGAAACAAAGCTTTAATTGACCAAATATCAAATGTCACTACTGCTATTGCTCAACAACAAGAACAAAGAGAAAAACTTGTAAGAGAATTTAACGAATCTGGTATTCAGCCTGATACAGAAGAATGGTATAAATGGTTACAACAAGTCCAAGCTTGTGATGATACTATATTAGATTTACAAGAACAAAGTCGCAGTCTAAATAAACAAAAGTTCGATGATATAAAGACACAATTTGAGAATATTAATAATATTCTTTCTAGTAGTGTAGATATATTAGATAAGTATATCAGTATTGTCGAAACAAAAGGATTATTTGCTGATGAATCATTGTATACAAAATCTATAAAAATTTATCAAGGTCAATTACAAAATCAGATTAATGAAAAAGATAGACTTACAGAAGAAATGAACAAGGCTATTAAGAATGGTGTTGACGAATCATCTGAACAATTTATTTCTATGGAATCTGATATCCGAGATGTAAACTCTTCTATTCTTGAAACTATTAATACTATTGAAGGATTAAAGAAATCTATTAGAGAATTGGATTTTTCGAAGTTCGAATATCTTCAGGACAACATTTCCAATGTTACATCTGAAGCTAATTATTATATTGACCTTATAGATAAAATGGGTAGCGATTTATATAACGATCAGGGTAATATTACTAAAGAGGGTATCACTACTGCGGCTTTACATCTTCAAAATAAAGATACATATTTAAAACAAGCTCAAGGATATGCAAATAAAATAAAAGAAATTGAAGAACAAATCGCAAACGACCCAACAAACAAAGATCTTTTAGATAAAAAACAGGAATATGTGGAAGCACAAAGAGAAGCATATTTATCTGTTATAGATGAGAAAAAGGCTGTTGAAGACTTGGTCAAAGATGGTTATCAAAAACAACTTGATTATATACAAAAGATAATTGATAAGAAAAAAGAGCAAATGGACGAAGAGTCTGATGCTTATGAATATCAAAAATCTATTGCTGAAAAGACTGCTAATTTGAGTAAGCTTTATAAACAAAAAACAGCTTTAACTCAAATGAATGACGATAGTGAAGAAAATCTTAAGAAAATTCAAGAGTTAAAAGTTAGTATCGAAGAAGCTGAAAAAGATTTACAGGAAACAGAATATGAAAAAATGAAGTCTGATAGGCAAAAACAGCTTGACAATCTTCAGGATGAATTTTCTGATATGATTGACAATATGACTCAAAATATCGACCAGAATTTAATTGATATTGTAAATGAAGTAAATTCTAGCTCTGTTGCTATTATTAATACGCTTAAAGAATTAAGTGGTAATAGCGGATTGGATCTAAGTGATACTATTAGCTCAATATATAATAATGGTAGCTCTTATTCAAATCTAAATACATCTACATCTGCCATTGGTCAAAATTATAGTAAAACCAATGAAGCTATAAACAGTCTTACAACAAATATTAAAAATCTTATTTCCAATATGGAAAAAGAATCTACCCAGAAACAATATAATATTGATGTTGATACTACTGTATTAAATAATAAGGTTGATGGCGTAAATAATACTATTAAAAATACTATTAGTGCTGTTAATGATTTGAACGATACAATTAAAAAAGCAACTCAAGATGAATTAAGTGATATAAATAACTCTATAAAAGATCTTACAGAAGCTATAAATGGAAATAAAAATAATAACTCAAATAATGAACTTGGAATTGGATCGCCAATTCAAAAAGAACCTAAGGACATGCTCGGTTCTCCAATTCAGAAAGATATTACAGAGAGTCGTGTTGATATACCACGTTTAGAATCAGCCAATACTGATACAAATAACTCACCTGTTGCATATTCTTATACCCATAAGGATATGTCTGAGCCTATCGAACTTAGTGATGGAACAATTCTTTTACCAGTAGATAACAACGAATTGTCGTTTAATAATGGAATGTATGAACAATTATATAACTTGTCAAAAGATAACTTTATAAATAGTAATATAAATTCCATTCCAACTCCTGTAACAACTAATAGTAATATTTCTGCCCCCACTACCGTTACTTATGCAATAGATATGGGTGGAGTAACTGTTAATGATGTAAATGACCCTAAAGAATTTGCACAACAGTTGAGATATACTATTGCAAATGACGCAAAAACTAAAAAGATGTTAAAGGCTTCTACTATTGACCAATTAAGGGGAAGGTCAGAAAAAGAAGTGTATAAGTATGTTTAAGTATTTATAAAAATAAACAGCCCTTCAACACAACTGGTTAAAGGGCTGTTTATTTATGAAAGGAAGAATATATGATTTATGATAATTTATCAAGACAAGAACTTATTCAATTAATCAAAAAGAGAAATAAGGAATTTGATGATTTAAATAAAAAGGTCAACAAAATTCAGAAAGAAGTGGATATGTACAAAATATCCGAAACAAAAAAACTTTTACAAGATCTTAAAAATCAGAAAAGAGTATTTACTGAATTAATATCTAGTCTTAGAATTTGCAAAGCTGAATATATGCAATTAAATAAAACATTTACACAACTAAATGAATTATATAAGAAAAAAATTAAATAAAATAATAAAAATAAATGTGGAAGGAGGAGACTTTTATGTTTTGTAAAACATTTTGGTTCAATGGTCATCATTCTGACGACTTTGGTTTATATATTTTATCTTTGGATAATTTTGAAGAAGATAACACTATTGGTAGTAATATTGAATTTACAACTATAAAAAATAGCAATTCAGATGTTGAGAAAGTTGTTGCCGCACAGTATAGTGAAAGCATTACAACTAAGATACAAGTGTTTAAATTAGAAAATTGTCATAAAATGGGTGAAATAAATCCAAGAGAATTAAGTAATATAATGCGATGGCTTAATAGAAAAGATGGTTTTCATACTTTTAAACTAATTGAAGAAGATTATGACGATTTATGTTTTGAAGCTATGATTAATGCAACAAAGATCAAAATTGGAGGATATATATATGGATTAGAACTTACTATTGCCACCAACAAACCTTATGTTTGCACAGATGACATCACCAAAACATTTACTGTCGCCAAAAATCAACCAATTGTTTTATTAGATGACTCAGACGAAGTTGGATATAGATATTGCCATATTCAAATAAAATTGCTTGAAGCAGGAAATCTTTCAATTTGTAATGGTATTGAAAATAGATATACAGTTATAAATAATTGTAAACAAGGTGAAGTTATTGAAATGTCTGGGGATACTCAAATTATCACTTCTTCTCTCTCCTCTTCTACTCATTCCACTCTTTATGATGATTTTAACTATGCTTATTTTAGATTAGCTAATACATATGATAATAGAGTTAATAAGCTAACATTCTCGTTAGCTTGTCAAATAACTTTAACATATAATTTTATACGAAAGGTAGGTATGTAATACATGTTTAAATTTGATATTAATAATAAAGTGGAGCTTCCTACCTTTATTTTAAGAAATAAATCATTACATAATTTAGGAAGCATCAAGGGAGTTCAAGCATTCAATCCTACGTTTAATTTTAATTCTTGTCAAGAATTTTCTTGTGAAGTTTATAAATTTGAAAATGGTGTTGAAAATCCTTTATGGAACAAAATAAAAGATAATAAAATAATCTATATACCTGAACTCCAAGAGCAATATGAAATCGGTGTTTCAATAGATGATGAAGATTCCACAAAGAAAACTATAACGGGTAAATCTTTATGTGAAGCAGAGCTTAGCCAACGTATTTTAAGAGATATTGAAATTAATACGGAAAGTGATATATCGAGGGATGATTATAAAATATCTGTATTTTATGATGAAACCAATGCCAAGACAAGCATTTTAAACAGAATTTTAGATAAAGTCCCTCATTATAAGATTGGTTACGTAGCCCCGACATTAAGGGGAATTTCAAGAGCATTTAGCATAGATGGAACTTCTATCTACGATTTTATGACGGGAGATTTAGCAGAAGAATATGATTGTTTGTTTGTATTTGATAGTCTTACACGAACCATTAATTGTTATGATTTGTTAAATTATTGCCCTAGCTGTAAAAAGCGTTTCGATTCTTCTGAAAGTCATTATAAAATGATATGTCCCAAGTGTAATAATGCTGATAATATTATTAAAGGATATGGTGATGATACTACTGTTTTTATTTCTAAAGAAAATTTAGCTAATAGCATTAACTTACAAACAAATAAAGATGAAGTAAAAAATATGCTTAAAATTATTGGTGGTGATGATGATATCACAGCCGCCGTATCTTATCTTACAATGAATAATGGTTATATTATAAACATAACTGAAGGTATGAAATCTGATATGTCTACATCATTAGCCGAAAAAGTGGATGATTACAGTAAAAAGTTAAAAGAACTAGAACCCGAATATGAAGCATTAACATCTCAATATTACACCTCTTTAACTAGGCAATTAGAGTTAGAACATAGCATGGCTCCTACGGTTGATATTAAGAATGATTCAACAGCTCAAAAAGAATTAGATAAAATTCAAATTGAGACTATTGCATTTCCTAAAAATACAGTTTTTTCACAAATTACTATTGAAAATTCAATAAAAGCATTAGCAAAATTAGAAATTGATACAGGTCATTTTTCATTTTCATTGAATGGTAATTATAATGCTTCTACTAAAATATGGAACGGTAGTTTTACTGTTACTAATCTTAGCACAGATGAATCTGCGACAAGCAATAAACGTAATATAACTATAACAAATACTGATTATCAAACATATATTGAGCAAAAAATTGCTAAAACACTTGGGAAAAGCGAAGTAAAAGATATAGAATATGATTGGTCGCAATATTCTCTTCAACGTTTGAGTGGATTTCAATCTGCTTATCAAGATGTTGTCGATATTCTTATAAATATGAAATCTCAAGCATTAAATGATAATAACCAAACCGAAACTGAATATAATGAAATTTATCAAAAATATTATGATAAATTAATCGCAATACAAAAACAAATTGTAGTTCGAGAAAAGGAAATTGACGATGTAAAAAAAGAAATAAACAATACTTTAGCTTTAATGACAGAAAAACAAAAATTAGTAGACATGAAAACATTTTTTGGTTCAAATTATGTTGAACTATGTACATATCTTAGAGAAGATACTTATAGTAATGATAATTACATTAGTGATGGTTTATCTGATACAGAAGTTATAAATCGAGCTAAAGAATTAATTGAAGCAGCAAAAAAAGAATGTTCTAAACAAAGTGAAATAAGCTATACACTTACTGCTGATATAAACAATTTAATGGTTATGAAAGATTTTGAACCATTATGGAGTAGATTTAAATTAGGTAATTGGCTTCGTTTAGAAGCTGATGAAAAAATATATAGGCTTAGATTAATTTCTTATAGTTTTGATTTTTCTGATTTATCAAAAATAAATGTAGAATTTAGCAATCTTAGTAAAGTTGATGGTATTACAACTGATACACAATCAATTCTTGAACAGGCTTCTTCTCTTTCTACTACTATTTCTTATATTCAACAACAATCCCAAAAAAATAACGCAACTTCATTAATATTAGACAACTGGACTCAACAAGGTTTTATTGATACACTTGGTATGGTAAGCGATGCAAACAATCAAAGTATAGTAATGGATTCACATGGTTTATTGGCTCAGATGTGGGATGAATTTAAAAATGAATATGACTCTAGAAAAATAAAAATTATTAATAATGGTGTTTATTTAACTACCGATAATTTTAAAACTATGAAATGTGGTATTGGTGAATTTTATTATATAGACCCAGTTACAAAACAAAAAGTACAAAGCTATGGTTTAATCGCTGATACAATCATAGGTAAAATTATTCTTGGTGAAAAAGTTGGTATATATAATGCAAATAATAGTATGTCTTTTGATGAAAATGGTCTTGTTATTACTACAAATGGTTCAGACGATAAACAAACAAACGCTTTTACTATTCAAAAACAAACTATTGTTGATGATACTGTTGTTACTAAAAAAATGATGTACATTGATGAAAATGGAAATCTTTGTATGGGCGCAGGCATTTCTATTTCTTGGGACGATGTTAATTCTCCTAATATTTCAAACATCTCTGGTCTTACAGAAGAATTAAACGGGGTTAATAAAACATTAGATGATATGAACGACTCCTATACTCTTGTTCCGTCTGAAAAATTGGATATGAAATATGAGTGGGATAAAATTCAGAATGAATATTCTAAAAATATAGAACTTGCTGAAGTATTTAATCTTTCTACAGATAGTGTTGTCACAAAATATACTGCTTCGTATAGTACCTTAGAAGCTGAAATATGTAATTGTGGATTAGATGAAGATAAACTAAATGAAAACACTATATTATCTACTTTAGATATATATACTAAATTAAACGATTACTATTCAAAAAACGTTGATCTTGCAACAAAAATCAACACAAAATCTAAAGAATTAGCCGATATTGCTGATGAAACAGCAAATTTAGCTGTATCTGATAGTGTAATAACTCCTAGTGAAAAAAGAGATTTAATTGTAACACAAGATAATATCAAACAAGAATACACTAAATATACAGCTATCGCAAAAGATTTAGATATAGATTATACAAATTACACCACTAATTATAATAACTTAATAACATTATTAAATAGCATATTAAAGGATTTAACTATATCTACAAAATTAAACACAAATAAAGTCGCTGATTATAAAAATAAATTTAATTCTTATTATACACAACGAAGTCTTATTATTAAACAAATCCAAGATAAAACAAATACGAATGTTGATAATGCTCAAAGTTCAGCAAATGAAGCAAATAAAAAAGCTCAAGAGTCTCTTGATAGTATATCTGAAATGAGTGCAGATAATAAGATAACACCTGTTGAAAAAATACAATTAAGAGAAAAATATCAACAGGAAGAGCAAAATTATACTACTATTGTTACTGCTTATAAAGACGCTACCTATCTTGATAGAAGTAATTCCAAAAGTACAACTTTAAATATAAATGAGTCGCAACAATATAAAAACTATACATCTTATTATTCTAATATAAAAACAATGTGTCAGGTAATATTAAATGATATGACAAGCACTTATAATATGCCTGATACTGGTAATTACTCAAGAACTACTTATAACACCCATTGGAAAAAATATTATAATTCTTATCAAACATTATTGAATTTTTTAAATCAAGTTTTTGCCTCTACTGCAACTCGTGCCGAAATAGAAGGTCTTGAACTTATAGAACGTCTAGGATATGACGGAACAAGTATTAATGAAACACATATCAATTCTCCTGTTATTGAGGGTGGAAAGTTATTTATAGGTAATCGTGATAATATTTTCGCCGAAATTACTAAAGATGGTAAATTAATTGCACGAGCATGTGAAATTAGAGAACAATCAACAATCGCTGGTTTTACATTTGTCAAATATAAAAAATATGATAATTCAGAAAAAAAAGAAATAGAAATTATTGGTTTAGAAAACAACACATCTCAGGAAATAGCGAATGTAGGAATACATTCTTCTGGTGGTTGGGCTATGTTTGCAGGGGCTAGAAGTATTTTTACAGAGAACCCTAATAGTCTTGAAAATATTCGTGGAGAATATCATTTACCACATCAATTTAGTGTAGGACATGAAGGAAATGTATATTGCACTAATTTAATGATAGGTAATCGAACACCTGTATTCAATGCTAATGGCACATTAAATGTAGAAGCCACAAGTAAAAATAGTTGGACTGGTGGAAACTTAAGTGTTAGAGGTAATGGTGTTTTCTATAAGGGTGTAATTATTGGAAATGATGCTAATCCAGGTTCTTTACATTTAATCGGGAACTGCTATATAGGCAACAAAGATAAGCCTTCGGTAGTCAGTGCTATTGGAACTGTGAATATTGGAAATAAAAATAAATATTCTGATGTAAATATTATTGGAAATATAACTATAGGAAATAATACTTTAGAGACTAAACCTATTATAAATATGTTTGGTTCGTGTAACATTTTTGACACTCTTACTGTTGAAGGAAAAGGGGTTTTTAAAGGAGATGTTCACATAGGAACAAATGAAGCCCCACAAGAATTACATGTAAATGGTGATTGCGTTATAAGTCAAAATTTAGATATTAGTGGACAATTAAATGCTTCTAATAATATAAACGTTAACGGCGGACATGTTGCTATAAAGGGATCTTCTGCTGGAAAATTAGCAATTCTTGGATACAACACTACCGATACTTGGGTATGGATAAACACAGGTTTAGTAAATGATAATAAAGAACAAGCTATTGTTATAGGTGGTAATTTACGAGTAGATGGAGGTTTGTATGTTACAGGCAATACAAAAGCAAGACTTGTTAAAACTGAGCATTTTGGAGATGTCACTATGTCCGCCTATGAAACGACTACTCCTTATTTTGGAGATATTGGGAGTGGAGAAACTGATGAATTTTGTGAATGTTATATTTATTTAGATGATATTTTTAAGGAAACTATTATTGAAAATACTGAATATTATATATTTTTGCAAGTTTATGGTAATAATAATGTGTATGTATCAGAGAAATATGAAGATTATTTTGTAATTAAAAGTAACTCCCCTAGTGTTAAATTTGACTGGGAAATTAAATGTAGACAAAAAGATACAGATAATATGCGAATGAATACGATTGATATTGAAAGTGAGGAAATTTGATGGAGACATTTAAAAAAATAACTAATTTTAATTATATGCCAGTTCAAGAAGGAATAAGGTTATCTTATTCCTTTTCTGAATTAAATAAAGACGGAAACATTATAAGCTCAAATAATAAGTCGTCTTTTATTGTTCAAGATGAAAAAATTATACAAAATATCAACAATATATTGACTTTTTTGGAGGAAAAATAATATGGAAAAACCAATAACTATGATTATGGAAGATACTAAAGATGCTATTATAAGTACTATTAATAATTCGAAATTACCAGCCTTTATTTTAGAAAATATCATTAAAGATATCTATATGGAAATAAATCAAATGACTATACAACAGGCTAAATTAGATAAAGAAAAATATGAAGAAGCTATGTCAAAAGAAAAGAAAAATTAGTAAAACGCATTATAGAACGGAGGTGATTTCTTGGCATTAACTACTAAAGAATTATGGATGGATTTTCATAATCAAAATATTACTAGAATTTGCGTTGTTCAAAATGAAAAAGATACTCGTAAATACAATGTTCATTTTTGTGATGATGGAATTCCAATAATATTAAATTCCACCGATTATGAATTATACATAGCTGAAAAGAAAGCTGATGGAAATAAAGTACTTAAAGCCTGCACTATCAATAATGATGGTACAGGCTTATTAGTTTTTGATGAAAATATGTGTATATCTTCTGGTAGTGCAAATTTACAATTTATTTTAAGAAATAAAAAGGATAACACATGGACTCGTACTATTGCTTTTGCTGCTCGTGTTCATGAAGCGGTGTTAAATAATGGCGATATCACAAGTTCAACTGAATTTGATGTATTAAGTAAACTTATTATTAAAGTTGAAGAATTAGATAAACTTGTAAATGAAAATGAAAAGATTAGACAAACAAACGAAGAAGTTAGAAAATCTAATGAAACAAGTAGAATTGGTAACGAAAACACTCGTATTAGTAATGAGAATACCAGAAAACAAAATGAGACGAATAGAATAAATGCAGAAAATACTCGTGTTAAACAGGAAAATACTAGACAAACTAATGAGCAGAATAGAATGATTGCTGAAAATACTAGGGTCTCTAATGAGAATGAACGAATAATGAACGAAAATACTAGAAAGTCTAATGAAACTCAAAGACAGACCAATGAAACAAATCGTGTTTCTGCCGAGAATACAAGAATTTCTAACGAAACAGATAGGCAATCTAACGAAACGGCACGTCAAAAAAATGAAAGTACTCGTCAAACTAATGAGAATACAAGAATTTCTAACGAAACAGATAGATCTAATGCTGAAGCTGAACGTGTAAAAAATGAAAATACTAGAAAAACACAAGAAACAAAAAGGCAAGCTGATACAGCAACAGCTATAACCAATGCTAATAATGCTGCTAAAAATGCAAATGATAAAGCAAATGATTTGCAAAATAAATTAGATAGTCATTATTTTGTTCTTACAAATGAACTTGAAAACAGTATTTCATCTACTTCTACTACTCATGCTCCTACTGCCAACGCAGTCAAAATAGCTTATGATAAAGCTATATCTGTGGAAAATATCATAAATTCAAATAAAAATAATTGGAATGATAAATATACGAAAAATGAAATTGATAATAAATTTTCTACTTTAGAAAGTAATATTGACTGGAAAGAGTCGGTTGCTACTTATGCTGATATTATAAAAACATATCCAAATCCACAAGACGGATGGACTGTAAATGTAAAAGATACTGACTATACTTATCGTTACAGTGGTACATCATGGGTTGCTATTTCAGCAAACGCTATTCCAAAAGCCACACAATCTGTAGATGGATTACTTTGTAAAGAAGATAAAACTAATTATGACGATGCAAATGCTAAGAAACATACTCACTCTAACAAATCGGTTTTAGATGGTATTACTTCTACTATTATTGCAACATGGAATAAAGTGACTGACAAGTTAGATAAGACTGGTGATGCTAGTAATACTATTAACACCATTACCACCGCTTCCACTCGTGAAAATCTTACAACTGGCGAGAAATTATCTGTATCTTTAGGAAAAATTAAAAAATGGTTTATTGATCTAAAAATTGTTGCTTTTACTGGCAGTTATAATGATTTATCTGATAAACCAAGTATTCCTACAGTTGGCAATGGAACTGTTACTATTACACAAAATGGTATAAACAAAGGTGCATTTACAATGAATCAAAATGGCAATACTACCATTGCGCTGACAGATAATAATACCACCTATGCAAATGCCACTACTTCTACCGCTGGTTTAATGAGCCCTGATGATAAAACTACATTAAATAATTTAAAAACTGGTGCAGTCACAGGCGTAAAAGGTTCAAACGAAAGCGCATATCGAACAGGAAACATAAATTTGACACCTGCAAACATTGGGGCTGTTAGTATAGAAGATTTCAATAATCTAAAAATCGGTGGCAGAAATCTTGTTAGAAATGGTGATTTTGCGCAAGGGAACGGTGTTTTCTCATCATGTTGGACAAACTGGGGACTGCCATCTGCAAGAGAATATGTCACTTTAAATGGTAAAAAGTGGTGTCACATTAAAGGAACTGGAACGGCTTTACATCAAGGAATAAGCCAAAATACAGGAATACTAATAGAAAAAAACACTCAATATACTATAAGCGCAAGAGTAAAAGGTTCAAAAGACAATCAAACATTTACACTTGGTATTCATTGGTTAATAGATAAAACGATTTCAGCACAAAATTGGAAAGATTTTATTGTAAATACAACAGATACATTAATTAATGTAACATTCACATCGCCTAATAGTGATATAAATACTTTTAATTTAATGTTAGGGGTAAGTAGTACAACATCGGCGTATGAGGTGTATTTTACTGATATAAAGTTAGAAAAAGGTAATAAAATAACAGCTTATTCCCCTGCGTATGAAGATTATTTACCTTTAAGTGGTGGAACTATAACTGGTGATATTATCCCAAATAAAAATGGACTAATTGATTTAGGACATAGTGATAAAAAATGGGATAACGTATGGGTACATTGTGTAGAAGCTGATTATATTAATGCACAAGATGGTATACGAGGAAATCTGACAGGCAATGCTGATACGGCAACTAAAGCTGTTAAAGACAATGCAGGAGATAATATTATTACATCTTATCGTAAGAGGATGGGCTCTGTTCCTAATAATGATTTTAATAATGCGACTGTTGAAGGTGTGTATACATATGGAAGTTCTACAGGTATAGCTAATTCGTACATTAATGGTGGTATATGGGGAACTTTAGAAGTGTTTAATAATGGGTATAATTCTACTCAAGGTGTCGCAGGTACAGTTATACATCAGATAGCATTTACAACAAATAATCAGATATATTTTAGACAAAGAATAAATGCTTCTGATTGGACTCTGTGGAAAGAACTTACTTCCAAATCCTCTAACGGTGAAATTAAAGTAACCAATCCGACTTATAGCAAGGGGTATGTTCGTGCGTGGGTAGATAGTGAGGGCGGTAATTTAGAAATACAGAGTCCCGATGGTGCTACAACATATCAGATAGACGCATACAACAATGACATAATAAGAATTTTTAGTAATAACTCAGACGGTTCACACAAATTTTTAAAGTTTAATGGAAAGACAGGTGTGTTATCGGCAGATGGTGGTTTTGCTGGTAATGCCTCTACAGTTAATAAACATACAGTAAATGCAGATGTACCAGCCAATGCTAAATTTACAGACACCAATACAACTTATAGTGCAGGAACGGGAATAGGACTTTCTAATACAACGTTCTATAATACTGGTGTAAGAAGTATTGCTACTGGTTCTACAAATGGTACTATTGCAGTTAATACAAATGGTACTGTTGCAGATGTTAAAGTTAAAGGTCTTAATACGCTTGCGTATGCCAGTGGTACATGGAATAAACTTACTGGAACAAATTGCACTCTATGGTACAACGAAGTTGCTATATATTTAGAAATTTCTGCACAGAATGTAAATTTGACAGAATATGGCGGAACAGCAACAAACAAAACTATTGTAGTACTACCAACAAATGTAACACCAACCAAAGGTGTTTTCCTCGGTGTTATATCGGCTTTAAATTCGGCATGGATGCCATTAAATAAAGCGGTAATGTGTAATATAAATTATAATTCGCATAATTTAACTTTAAGACCGACAGAAGCTTTAAGTAATGTTGTACTCAATCTAACTGCGATGTTTCCACGCAGTTTATTCACAATAACTTAGAAAAAGAAAGGAAGTATTTAATATGGAAAAAGTAAAATTTAACGATGGAAGTGTTTTAGAAAACATAATAGAAACAACAAATATTTATATAAAATTTCAAGCATCTGCGAAAGAAGCTATAGATATATTTGAAAAATTAAATGATGAAGCATTACAAAGAATTGAAACAATAAGCGAAAATGGTGATGTTATGAATATATTTATAAATAAAAGTAAAAAGAGCTTAAGCATTGAAGATGGAGTTGCTATATTAAACCTTAAAGATATAGATACTACATCTTTAAGACTAAAAGCTTTAGAAGATACGATTGATACACTTGTCTTAGGAGATTTGTTAGAAGAAAGTGAGGAGGATTAGTATGTATACAACAATTAAGAGGATTTATACAAATTCATACGATGAATACACTGGCGAATACAATGTTTCAATCTTAGATAAAGCGGTTAAAAAGAAATGGATTACAGAAAAACAGAAAGAACAGATTATTAAAGAAGTTGGTTAATTTAACAACTTCTTATTTTTATATACATTTTTCAAAATTGAAAGGAGAATTTTAATTATGTACAAAATTATTGATATTTCCAATTATCAAAAGGGTGCTAATCTTGCAGAAGCCATTAACAGTGGCGTTAATGGCTTTATTTTTAGATTGGGTGTAGGCGATGATAACAAATCGCAAGATGATTTGGCGTTTGAGGATTTTGTTGCTCAAGCAGAAGCTTTAAACAAACCGTGGGGAACTTACATTTTTTCTTATGCAATTAATGAAGAAAATTTAGAAAGTGAAATCGCACATGCTTTAAGATGTGTAGCAGGTAAAAATCCACAATTAGGCATTTGGTGGGATTTAGAAAACTCTGACTATAAGGAAAGAAATGGTTTTGAAGACTTAGCCAATGGAGAATTAGTTGTTAGCTGGGCTAAAAGATTTATTTCTGCCATGAATGATAACGGCTATACAGCAGGTCTTTACTGTGACCTTAATCACGCAAGAAATCTCGATTTAAGCGGTATAGAGCATTTATGGATTGCAGCATATTTTAATAATTCTGATTTTAACAATCCACCTTACAACTGCGATATTTGGCAGTATACAAGCACAGAAGCTATTGCAGGAGTAGCAGACCACGTTGATACAAACATTGTTTATGCACAATGGATTAAAAATATAATTGATGGAATTGAAAACAATAATAATAATAATAACGAAAGTGAGGAAGGACTTATGACAAGACAGGAAGCAAATATTTGTGTAACAACATGTTTTATAGAACATTTAGGAAGATTGGCAGACCCTAGTGGTTTAGAAGCTTATTCAAATGCAATAATTGACAGACCATTTAACTGCGATTTATCAGACTTAGATAGAGCTTTAATGGACTCAGACGAATACAAAGCTAAACACACGAGAGATTTTATTATCAACTGCTATCACGTACTTCTCGGACGTGACCCAGAAAGTGAAGAAGTTATTCAAGCTAGAATGGGTTACACATATTTAAGAGATATTGTGGCAGATATTATGAACTCTGATGAGTACAAGAATAAACAAAATGTACAGTAAGTAAAATAATTATTAGATAACAGAATGGAGAAAATTAAATGTCGTATAATGAAGAAGAAATAATTCGTATTTGCGAAAAATATGGTATTGATATGGTGGAAACAAAAGGATATCCGTTGTACAAAGGGAAAGAAATGGACAAAGATTTTTCGGTTAGAGATGTCATGAATGAGCCTATACAAATTATAGAACAGAGATAACCATTCATTTATACACAAATAACTTAATTACACAATAGATAAGGGAGTATTCTAATATATAATTTCATCAATATTCCCTTATCTACCGTTATTATCATTTCAAGTTTCACGTGAAACTTATTTTAATTATATATTTTACTAATTATTTATAAAAATTGTTGACAATTAAATCATTATGTGCTATTTTTAAATACAGAGATAAACAATAACATGTAATGATGTATTGAAACACGTTTTATATTTTAAAAACATTAAAAATTAAACAACAACATGTGATGTATTGAAACAAATTTTATATTTCAAAAAAGATATTTTATATCTTTATAGGGTATGTAGATAATTTACATACCCTATTTTTTACTATTTTTGTATTATATTAACTTGTACTGCTGTTGTTCCTGAATGGATAAATGTAGGCGCAACCCATTTTAATATAAGTCTTCTTTCATCTGTTCCAATAGTACCCTTCCAATAGTGATGCCAATGTCCTCTCCTACTGTGTGGTCTTTTAGGTGTTCCACTTTTATTTGTTGTATGGACTTCATTATTTTCTATTTTATTTATATTAATATGAGATTTGTTATACTTACGAATTATTTCTGTGGTCTGTAGCCCTAAATCCCAAATTTGCACCTCTCTAAATTTATCTTTTATGAACTCTTTACTCTTTGGCTTTCTTGTAATTTTTTTCTGTTCTGGATTCTCTTCTATTTCCTTGTTTTCAGAACAAATGTATAAAATCAACTGTAAATATGGTTTTATTGTATCTATATAATTTTTTATTAAATCTTCTTTATCGAAAGAAGATTCAATGTGTGAGGCACGTTTCATTCTTTCGGTTTCCTCAATTAGCTTTGTTGCATTCTCTTGTAATGTCTTGCCTTTTTCAATAGACAAAAACAGTGCTTTCCAAACATTATTTTTATCCACAAGTAATATTCTTAGTTCTAGTCTTTTAGCAGTAACATCATCATCAAAATGAACGAAAAAGCCATCATTTTCGTTCTCTTGACTTAATTTGATGTAAATACATTGGTACGGTAGATTATCAAAGACATCTACTGGCACGATAGTATCTTTATTATTATTTTGTTTCATGAGCATTTCTTCCATTTCGGAAGAAAATTGATATATTTGCTTATGTATTCTCCATGAAGCCGTTGCAGCCATAATTTGTCCAATATATGCACATTTTATACTACTTGTGTCTAATAATGACATACATTCCCCAATTGGGATATAACATCTTTTTTTATCCCAATCAGCACTCTCATCATTTCTTATTTTTTCTAAAATTTCCCAACAATTCGGAAATTTTTCTGCTATCCAATTTGTTAATTCTAATGGTTTGCATTCCATTTTATTTTCCTCCAACACAAATAAAATTATTGTTTATATCATTTCTAAGATAAGTATAATTATCATTCCAACCAAGTGTTGAAAATGTATATATTTTACAATCTTTTTTAAATTGTTCATTATTTCTAAATCTATATAATATATATTTATTATTAAGATTATAAAAGAATGTATCTTGTTCAGGGAATTTATAACCTTGCTGAGATAATTCTTTTATTATATTCATTATATCTTTACTCTCTATTGGTTTTGAAATATCTATATCAGGGCTTAAGTGTTCTATCATTTTATAAAGCTTTACAGCTTCATTATTTGAGAATATCATATTATTATATATTGTATGCATATTAACCACCTATAATATTTTATTATTATAAGTTTATCTAAAAATAGGGTATATGTCAACATTATTTTGTTGGTGTATACCCTATTTTTTACGATTTTTAATTGGTATTTATTTTTGGAAGTCACTTCCTACTTTTGAAAATATATAATCATTTAAAATAATTTAATATTAATCTTATAAAATAAAAACAATTCTCAAAAATTATTTATGCAGTATTTTATGTTACTATTATAATTTTTTAGGAAGTGACTTCCAATAAATCAATCAAAAATTATGTTATTATTTTTATATTTTAAAATTATGGAAGTAACTTCCTAAATTTCTATATTTAAATCAAATCAATTTATAAGTTTTTGAAAAATGCTATATATTTGTAAAATCTTGGAAGTGACTTCCTAAAAATTTCCATATACTCATTAAAAAAGATTGAATTTCACTAAACAAAATGATAGTATGTAAATATACTAAAAACATAATGAAAGGTGGATTTTATGGCAAAGACAATTTCAATTAATAACTCAAAAGGTGGAGTAGCGAAAACAACTACAACTCTTACACTCGCACAAATATTAGCTTGTGCTGGATATAAAGTTTTGGTAATGGATTTAGACCCCCAAGCAAATACAACAAAAGTTTTGTGTCCAGCTTATCAGGAGCAAGGCTTGATATACAAACATTTGTTCTGTAAAAAGCAATTTAGTAAACGTAGTGTAGAAGAATTTATTGTAGAAACAACAAATGAGAATATAAGTCTTTTCCCAGCAGAAAAGCAACTTGAACAACTTGTTTATGATATTTATGAGGCAAGTAAGTCGGCAATAGTAGGACAAATATTTAGAAAAAATATGGAGTTTATAAAAAATGATTATGATTATATATTAATAGATAATTCACCATATAACACAAATTTGATAACTTGTTCTTTATTTATCATTGACGATATCATTACTCCGATTGAGAATGATAATTTTTCATACGATGGTATTATTAATTTTACAAAGGAAATTCAAAATTGGAATCGTCAATATTCTTTGAATGTTAATTTCAAAGGAGTATTTATGGTAAAAGTGGAAAATAGAACAGTATTATATAAACAAATGTTCGACCTTTATCAAGAGAAACTAAACAATGCTTTTATTCCTATATCTATTAGAAAAACAGAATCTATTAAGCAAGCCAACACTATGTATGTTGGAATACTTGATTTTGATAAAAAATGTAATGCTGTTCAGGATTACATTGAATTAGCTAAATATCTTGAAATAATAGATAGTTCTCATATGAAAACCTTAATGAATTTTATCAATAAAAAGAATTAAAAAGATAGGAGTGGATTATATGGCAAAAAAAATGAATTTTCAATTAGGTGGTGTAAACAGTAATAGCGCTGATGATATTATAAATAATATAAATTCAGACAACCAATATAATTTTCAATTTATTCCCAAAGAAAAAATCAGAAAAAACGATAAGAACTCTCAATACTCCCAAGATGATATTGAAGAATTAAGGGATAGTATATTATTAAATGGATTAAGGCACAACTTGTCGGTTATCCATGACCTCGATACTAATACATATCGTTTAGTATCGGGTGAAAGAAGATATAATGCCATTTGTTCTATGGAAGAAGCAGATTATAAAAAACTATTTCCAACAGGGATACCTTGTAAAATTGAAAAAGGTAATTTGGATGAAATAGACGAAGAAATAATGTTAATTTCTGCTAATCACGATGTACGAGAAACTTCTGTTCAAGTTAAACGATGGGAAGTTTTACGACTCAAAGAGCTATATAGTATGCGAGGTGGTATAAAAGCAACGGAATTGAGTAAAAAAATTGCAAAACATTTAGATGTAAGCGATAGGATGGCTCGAAAATATTTATCTACTGAAAAATTAATTCCTGAGTTGAGTGATATGCTTGACAATGGTAATATAAAACTTGATGATGCTGAAGGATTAGCATCATTAAATGAACATTCTCAACAGCAAATTGTTGATTTAATAAAAAACAATAATGGTGTTGTTGATAACGAAGAATTAAAAACAATTAAGAAGAAATATCAAGAACAGGAAAAAGAAATTAAGCGTATTTCAGATTCTCTAACTCAGGCTCAGGTTGGTATGGACAAAAAAGATGAATTAATAGCAGAACTAAAAAAACAAATAAATCAATTAGAACTTCAAAAAGAGGAAAATAATAGCGAAGTTTCAACTGATGAAAAAAGCAAGGAAGAATTACTAAATGAACTTGAATCTATGAAGTCTATCAAAAAAACAGTAGAAGCTGAGAAAAAACAACTTCAAAAACAAATTGAAGAACTTAAAGAACAAAAGAAAAATACTCAAATTGATAAAGTAGAATATGAAAAGATTAAAGAAGCCTCTGAAATAAAAGCTTCTCTTGATGTTCTTGAGGATAAAATAAAATATTTATCTAATAAGAAAAAATCTTTAAGTTCATTGGATTACATCAAGTTGAGGCAACTAATGCAAAAACTTGAAGAATTAAGTAATTAATTTATTGTGCAAAAAGAAACGGAGAAAATATGAGAAAAGAAACTTATTTAGCTAACGAAATAGATTCGGCTGATGCAAAAGCACAATATGATGAACATGCTAAAAGAATATTAAAAGACAAAAATATTTTAGCATATATTCTTATATCATGTGTTGACGAATTCTTAGGTTGTTCTATGGAAGAAACAGTAAATTCTATTGGAGATATTGAAGTGTCAAGTCGTTCTGTTCGCCCTGAAGCTGTTAATACTCTTGAAAATGAGAGTATCATTCCTGGTGAGGGCAAAATGTATTTTGACATCGTTTTCATTACCACAACAAAAAACGGTGAGAAACAGAAGATGTATATCAATATTGAAGCACAGAAATCATTCTACCCAGGATATGATTTAGTAACAAGAGCCATTGTTTACCCTACAAGGTTGATATCTCAGCAAATGGACATTGAATATACATCTGATAATTATGATGGAGTCAAAAAAGTATATTCAATATGGCTTTGTTTTAATGCACCAACTAAAAATAAAGAACACAAAAAAATTTCAGATTCAATTGTTAAATATTCAATTAAACCAGAGGTGTTGTATCCAAATACTGTGACAACCGATAATATAGCATTAGGGCGTTATGATTTATTGTCTACAATAATGATTAATCTTAACGTAGATAAGACCATTAATTCAAAAAACAAATTGATAAGTATGTTGTCAACATTATTTTCAAATAGTATTAAAACTGATGAAAAAAAGAAAGTCCTTGAAATCAAATATGGTATTCAAATGTCTAAAGAATTAGAAAGTGAGGTTGCAAGTATGTGCAATTTAGGTGAAGGTATTGCAGAAATGGCTGAAGAAAGAGGTATTGAAAAAGGTAAGGTATATACTCTATACGATCTTGTACAGTCAAAAATTATTGTACCTGAAATAGCGGCAGAAAAATTAGGTATAACTGTTGAGCAATTAAAAGAGGATATGAAAGAAGCAGGATTTTAATTTTTAATGAATGATTATTAGTTAATTAAATGATGAAATAACACTTAATATGATAGTTAATATTAGGTGTTATTTTTTTTATTATAGTAATTATAGAATATAAAACAACATATAATAAATACGAATTTAATTCTGATTTTAATACATCCTTATATGAATTATTTATAGATAAAAGCCAAGAAATAGATGACATAAATAAAAAGGCAGAG